GGCGCCACAAGTCCAGTAGGAACGAGACACAGTATCATTCAGGGAGCAACCGAATGCACCATCCTTAGCACCGTGATTCGAGCTACCACCGAATAGCGCCCCTATTCCACATCCTGCCCCGTCCATCCCTGGCGCCCGGCTTTATATGATATACTAAATATTTGGGTCATTACCGTATATTCTCCGCATTTATACATATATTATTAACTTGAGGTACATAAAGAGTATGTATCCAAATTTATATCATGACTGGAGGAAAATATCATGAAAAAGAAAGTATTTAACATTAAGAAGTTAGGCCATCACAGATCCAAGTATTCCAAGAAGGCAATTTCAAAGGCAATCGGTGTAGCAGCAGCGACAGGTCTCGTAAGCGGAGCATGTAGCGCTGCTGGTAGTATCATTGTAACAAAGATCGCAGACCGACTGTCCCGTCCGGTTCTTATCGACGACTGTGCTACTCCTGTAGCAGAATGAGAAGATAGGAGTCCCGGAATGTTCCGGGACTCCATACTCATAATGTTTCTACTGTAAATATTATTTTGTCTGAAAATGCACTTGAACCAAACGAGATGCTGTTTACATCCACAGAATTTCCTATCGATGAAAGAGCTTTATTTTTTGCTTCCATAGTATGGAGTTCCTGCCGTTTGAACTCGTTGTCCAGCTCATCATTCATCCCCAGAAGTTCCCGTAATGCATTATTCTTGCTAATGTCCATATCGGTATAATTTTCTGGGAATGCTCCATATATGATCTTACAAATCATACTATTCATCCCTCTTGTATTGTCATTGTTAGTTCGCCATTTTTCACTTCGAAATGTAATTTCTTGAGTGTAATGTCGAATGGTGTGTTATTCGAATTAAGGACTAAGTTTCCGTCATCATCGATTACTAAGTCAATGACAAAGTCTTCCTCTTCATCATATTCCACATATAGCTCCTTATCTTCGGTAAGATATACATTGAATGTTTCGGAACTGTATAAGGTTCTGATGAGGCGGAATGATTCTTGTTCTTCGATACGGTTTGTAATATTCGGGTTCGCATAACCAGGGGAAGTAGGTCCTCTTTCCGGTCCAGGAAGATTTGCATCCATATCTGCGAATGTTGCACACGTTCCATTGCAAGATGTTAGGCATTGATCATCACAGTTGGAGAAACAAGCCTGATTACACTGTGTATCGCACCACCAACTACACTGATTTGTACATGATGAACAGTTACCGGAACACTTCACCGAACATACCCCAATGCACATTCCCACACACGAGTAGCATAAATTCGAACATCCGGCGCATTCTTCAGAGCATGATTGAACACAATTCGTATTGCATGAATTCTCGCATGTAGCGGTGCATGTAATATTGCATGTCGATTCACACCCATTACTGCAGGCGGAACTACATGCCCCGCAACCCCAACCGCAAGTGTTCACACATGTAGTACATTCGTCTGTACACTGGTTGGAACACTGGGAAGTACATGACGAAGATGAACATGAGATACGGCAGTTATTTGAACATGCTCCAGCACTGTCTATGCCACACATTGATTTACATCCCTTATTGATGCAATTGCTGTTACAGTCGAATTGACATACTGATGTACATCCACCTTTGGTGCTGCATCCTGTACAGCCATACATGTCGGAATCTCCTGTGCAGTATGATTCACAGGTACCGTCACAACCGGTACAACCGTTGGTACATCCTGTATCGCATCCTGCACCACATGCCGTCTCGCATGTCCATTCACAAGTATCAGAACACAGTTCTTTGCACTGATGGAAACATGTTTCCGTACATAGTCCTTCACATGTTCCTTGGCACACTCCAGAGCAGTTGATTGTGCAGCCTGCGGAACAGCCTTGTCCCTTTCCGTTCCGTGCATCATTATTAATACATCCACCAAGACAAGATGTAGAACATGCTGTATCACATGATGTGAAGCATTTACCCATACATCCGGCATCCCAACAATCTGTCTTCTTATTGGGGTAGAACTGACATGAATAGGAACATCCTTGACAGGTATGTGTTGTGTACTCAAGATGATTTTTTGCAGGGACACCATCTGCTCCACCTGTGGTATAGATCTTTACGGTCTTTGCTCCAGACTTGACACATGCATATCCCGTGGCATTCTCACACTTCGTTTGACAGGAAGCGTGACACATCGTACTACATCCGGTACATACATTACCACACGAGGCCGTGCATGCATTTCCGCATCTGGAGAAGCATGTTGCCGAACATGATTCGGAACATTGAGAATCGCATGTCTCATGACATAATCCTGTGCATGCATTGTTACATGTTCCAAGAACACCACTGAACATAGGCATTGGTTTGTATTCATTACCTGGGTTAGGATTACGAGGGTTCTGCCCATACGATGATGCTTTGATCCCACCTTGGATTACGATTATCTTCTTACCTTTCCGAGATGTGTCATATATATAGTAATCTCTCCTGGTCTGAGGTGTGGTAGCATGGTTGTATGGATGGTAATTCCCATCTCCTGGTGTTGCTCCATAGTCATCAAAGAAATTGTCCGGACCAAGACCATTCCATGTTGCAACTTCTTCTCCATCTCGTTCACCAGATGGGATTACGTAATAGCCATCTTGTACGGGGAATTCATATAAAGGAGGATTCTCCACGGGATATTCAGGATTTGGATATCCCTTGATATCTCCGTTGGGATCGTATCTGAAACACATAAGCCCATTCTTATCCGTAATGATTAATTCCCCATCGTCATTTTGTGTAAACACAAATGATTCTATCTTCTCAACTTCCTCGTCTGTATATGTGATTATCAACTCTCCATTGTCATTAATTGAAGCATTGAAATCAATGTCCTTGTAGGAAGTAATGATAAGATTACCATCAATCATATGGAATTCAAATGTTGCTTCATGACGTTTATTAAGTACATCATTCTCTATTGTATCTAATAGATCTTCAATTGCCTGAGGATCTCTAAAAGCTATTCCAGCCTTTTCATCCCTTCCATAAAAGAGATTGATATCCTGTATCTTGCTTAGACCGACAATCATATTCTTGATCTCATCTACAGTTAATGCTGCAGCTGAAGAGCCAATATTGCTAATGAACTCTGGGTTGGATCCACCAGGGTTCTCGCCATTTGCCGGGTATTGAATATTCCGAGTCCGTTCTATTGATCCCTCGGACGGGTTATTGATTGTATATGTTTTATCATCTACGGGAACTCGTTTGCCTATATCAGGGATTGACATTGGAGACGATCTGTCTTCTCCAATCTTGGGTGTGGATAATGGGTCATACCACTTATATCCACCACGACGAATTATTTCTGCATTAATCCGTTTTTTGAGTTCCGTAAATTCAGTATTCGAATAAAGATCTTTATTCATTATCATTACCTCCTATACGGCTAAGATAGTTAATTAGTCGTTGAACCTCACCATTATGTAACCCTCAAGCGGATAATGAGGTATTAAACATAATTTATTTTTTGAAAGGAATGATATTTCATGAGCGTAAAAACTCTCATAGCTGAAGGTAAGCTTGAAGCTGCTGCTGTAGAAATCGTTGAAGCTCTTCGCCACATTCTTTCTCGTTCCGGTCTCGGCATTAGTCTTACCAAAGATGAGTTCTTTGCTGTAATGCCTACGGTAATAGAAGTTCTTACAGAAGGACTTCCTGAGAAGGGTGAGCCAACAGATGCTCCTGGTGATGACATCGAAGTTCTTCCTGCTACAGCAAATCTCACTGTGAAGTTCGAAGGCCCCAAGGATGATAACGACTTCGAGAAGTTTAAACCCTTCACCAAGAAGTACGCTGTAGGCGCTACATACACATTCGTGCCCTACACCGTAGTAGGATACACACCTGATCAGAATCTTATCACTGGTAAGATGCCTGCTGCAGGTAAGGAAGTAACTATTACATACACCAAGGACGCTAAGGAAGAAGAGGATAAAGAGCCCACAGTGGAAGAACCGACTGAAAAGCCCAAGGCTAAGCATACACTTTCAATAGAGTATGTAGGTCCTGAAGATGATACAGACTTCACTGCTCCCGATGATTACCTCGAAGAGTATGAAGAAGGCGCAGCTTACTCCGTAACAACTCCTGAAGTTGAAGGCTATACGGCTGACAAGGCAACTGTAGCTGGAACAATGGGTACTGCAGACGTTGAGGAAACCGTAACATTTACCAAGGAAGAACCCGAAGGTGAAGGTAACGGTCTCGGTCAATAATAATGATCACATTTCTGTCTTAGTCATTTGGACTACCTCCGAGAAATCCATCCACCCCGGGTGACCGGGGTGGATGGATTGTTCTTAAAAGTGTTCATACGTCATTTTAGACATCTTCGCTACCAGTTCGATGATACGAAGCTCTGCGAGTTCTTCTTCCGTTAATATGATTCTTGCCCATTCATCTGGAACATTATTCTCCCTGACATTAATATTCAAATCAGGATGTTTTATAATCAATCTATTCCAGTAGTAAACATTGGCAAGCGTTTCGGCAATCACCATCAGGCATATGAACGTAGTACGTTTTGTTGGAGTACCAAAAACCGTAGCTCCCAAAGCCAAACATGAAGCACATGCAGTACCAATAGGACAACTCCAACAGATATCAGTATTCTGCCCTCTACGCGTAATACTATCTAACATTTTAAGAACTTCTGATCCTTGCTCTCTTCCAATCATTCCATCCTTGACCGTTCCTATACACATATCCGGGCCATCATCTCCTACAGACGATGGCATATATCGTAGACAAGGATAGAATTCTCCATTTGGGCGGACAGCCAACATGCTTCCATCTCCGCCACAGAAACTGCCGTCACTGAGAGGATCCATTTGTTCTTCCTGTCTCTCATCAAAGATGGCCACGTAGATGTTTTCAAGATCATTGTCAATTAGATAATCAGCCAACTTCTTGAGTTGATAGTATTCAGTCTTGGCGTGTTCTGGTTTCCATCCTTCCTCAAACACACAGTTGATATTGATTACCTTCATATCATGTTTGATGAAGTCCACGACGGAATCATACAAATAACCAATATTCTGTGGAGATAGGGTCATCTTACTATTTCTCTCTGGGGAGAAATGCTTGTTGAAATGGTTTAGTGCTGCAATATCGATGTCATATGATCCTTCTCCATTTGGCTGTTTCCGGCATGTATCATGGAGTTCCTTGTTACCATCAATGGATATATTGAATGATATCTGTGAAGAGTATAGCTTGAAGAACTCCTGCACTTCTTCATTGAAGTATTGCATGCCATTACTGCAGATGGATAACCTGTGTAGGGTAAACCAGGGATGATTTAGTTCATAACATCTATCGAGGAAGTATTCATAGATTCTTCTTGTTAGAGATATCTCTAAGAGAGGTTCTCCACCTATGAACTCCAGAATGATTGCCGGGGAGTTATATCGGTTGATGTATCCATAATCATCATTCAATAAATGATCTATGAATTCTTTCGCTGTGTCAAACTGCATCCTCATATTGGATTTATTGAACTGATAGCAGTAGGTGCAGTTATGAACACAGAGTCCAGCTGCAATGAATGTATGGGATTCTGTTTCCAGGTCGTATACGTCTTGATCATTAGTATTCTTTCGTTTCACGGAATAGTTGTATATTTGCTCGAAGAAACCTTTCTCATTGTATATCATGATACCCTTGGTCTTATCCAAGTCTTCTACCTTGGTCCATTCATCAATGTCGGTGTATATCAGATGCTCTGGTGTTACAAGAATATCATGTTGAAGTTCCTTGGAGGAAATGGTGTAGCATGGGGAGTAGTTCAAATACATTCCTGTCACACGAGTTGGATAGAAATCAGATGCCGGTTCATCCACGTAATCCTCTTCATCGAAGCCCATTACATACTCACCGAGTTTGATGTCTTCGATGTTCTTATATGTTCCATCCGCCATCAGTATCTGTGTACCCTTGGCAAAGCAGTTAAGGGAGCATGCTTCGGTTGTTTGGAATGTAAAGGAATGACAGAAGATATCCCCGTCATCCCCAACACCAATATCAGCATGTTTCTGTTCGAACAGTTCTGGATATGCTTTGGCAATCCCATCGTTGTATGAATCGGTACTGAATCGGAAATATTCATGCGGAAAGATGTTGAACGGTACAGATGAATCAAAAGCTTCATCAAACCATTGTAGCCACCGTTCCGATTCAGATATGACCTTCATTGTAAATGATACGTAGTTTGCATCGAACTTCACGTCATATGTCATGACATCTGTCATCTCATCGGCTTTGATAATCCGATTCTGAATCAGTTCAACAACGAACCGGCTGAAGTATTTCCGCATCTCCGTAGACATTTCGCAGTATTCGTCTATGAGGGATTTGACCTCTTCCGTGTATCCTTTCTTTCGAAGTACGTACTTTATCCGGAACATTTGTCCCTCCAGATCCATGGAGCATCTCGATATTCGATGATCTCCAAAGATCTGCAATACATACCGTTCGAATTGTTGTCTGTATAATATGATTGATTTGTCAAGTTGATAAAAAGACATTGTCATCAATCCTCCTCTTAAAAGCAAGTCAAATCACATGGGGCTTTATAAAGCCCCATGTGATTTATGTTAATCAAGATAAGTTGCTTCGAGTTCTCCTTCAAGATTAATCTTGAAGATGTATCTGGAGAGTTCTACATCGTTCTCCGAATCATACGAATTCAGAATCAGATCTCCGGTTGTTCTATCCAGCCAGATCTCAGGCTGTCCATATGCTTCATCATATGTAACAATCAGATCCTCTCCAAGGAAGTCAAACTTGGCAACCTTATCAGAGAAGTCTGGCATATCATAGAACATGATCAGATCTCCATTAGATGTCTCCATGAAGAAGTATTTACTCAATTCAACGTCAACTTCCGAGTCATACGAAGTGAGTATAATATTTCCTTCTGCATCATGAGAAATCTGAGGAGCGTTGAACATTTCGGAATATTCGACGATCAGTTCATCGTCCATAATCTTGAATTCAGCAGGCTTCGTAGGATCAAGCTCAGTGTAATCAATCACGAGGTTCTCACCATCAATCCTGAACTTGAAACGTACCAGGGCGTTATCTGTAGCCGTGTTATCCCACATCATGTATACAGTTCCATCAGGTTCCATCCATATGATCGGATCATCATAATCATATTCAATTATGAGTTCTCCTTCACGGGATACATATGCATTTACGCACAGCTCAGGATCAACCCATCCCTGACTACTACGGAATGCCTTATTCATGATCGAATATATTTCCGGATCCGTCAATACAGAGAATCGGGTATCATCAATTTGTAGTTGCAGATATGGGTTCAGTGTAGCGGCGAGTTCAGGTATTGTGATCTCCTGTACAGAGTGATTGGTTTCGTCTTCCAGATTACCAAACATCGTCATATGAGATGCTTGCATATTTTTGTAAGATACGGCCTTGTCACCCATATGTCTGTGTTCGATGGCTCTATCTACGATGTGTCTGGATTGAACAGCTTGATCTGCAAGTTCTCCCTCGGTTATCCATTCAAGGAATGCAAGACGCTGCAACCCCGTAACTCGAATGTCGTCACTCATCGTTCTTTCATCTTCATTGATAAAGTAACGAATTGTTCCGTCCTGTGTCCCAGGAAGGATTGATATACTTCTGATGAAGTGAAATGTATCGATTGCTGTCTTGGTGTAGTACTCACCCATTATGTTTGGCATCAGATTGGATAGCTGAGATTTCATGGAATTCAGTATCGAATCCTCCTGCATGATACGGTCTGTGATTGTATTCAGATTGATGCTCAAACCATCTGCGTTCTCGGTGAAGTATACAGGATCGAACTTAGAGAAGGTACTGGATGTTGAAATGTCCCATCCATATGTTCTACCATCTGGGTTCATCCTGCATATCGCCAACTCCGGATGTGACCCATTGCCGTATCGAATGAAGTATGCTTTACGATATACTCCGTAATTGGCCATAGGCAATTCAGATCTGTTATCGATGAATATGATATCATCTATCCACTGCTGGACATCAGGATTGGATCTCTTGTACTCAGCAAGTCTGGCTGTTACATATTCGACAACTGCTCTGGTTGATGGATATGATTTATGATTTCCTTCTCCTATTTCATATGCTTTGTTATCAGCATCTTCTTTCTTGGAGAAGAGATTGATATGAGCCGCAGTATCTGTGTCATGTCTAGCAATGGTATCAAAAGTCGTTGTAACGGTCTGATCAACAGCAGTTGATAGATTACTGAGACGACTACTCAATGCCGATATCTGATTCCTGATATCGAGATGGGTATTCATGTCTGTATCTATACTATGACTATGGATCAACGCTTTGATCATCGATGTTACAGCACCACTGGAATCAAGCTGTGCAATTGTAACTCCATGTGGATTATCCATGTCATTGATATGATTATACAGATCAGACAGATCTACTTCATATCTGTATGACGAGATCATTTGACTTACGGCTTCTCGTTGTGGATCAGACAAAGGTTTGTCCATATCAGGCTTGTTGCCGATCAGATCCTGTAAGCCTAAATCTGCGGGACTGATTTCAATATTGCCCGTTTTACCATTTACGGATGTCACTGGAAAATTGATATTTCCTCGGCCGCCTGTTAGGATATCAACCTTGAGTTCTTCAATGATAGTCCGTAATGTTTTATTAGTAGACGATCTATTATCAAACACCTGATCAAGTGTGGTTGAAGGGTAAATGGTATTAATACCCGAACCTTCAGGATTAGTTTCATCATCTAATGTGATCAGATCTCTGGTTAGAACGGATATAACTTCATTAGCCATGACCTAATACCTCCTTTTGTAGATTTGATCATTTAAATTGTCGTTCATCGGGCATTTATGTGTATATATTATAATTGTAGAATATCACGCCCGGGTGTTATTCAATAAATTCAAAGGAGGAATCTATAATGTTATTAGTAGATCCTAAGTCAATAGTCTTCGAAGACAGAGACGACATCATCAACTACGTATCGAAAGGCTTACCGCCGACTAAGAAGAACTTCAAAAAGGTGATGGCTGCCTGCAGTGATCCCATTGATGAAGAACTCAACACCTATAGCCCCGACGATGTTGTCATTCCGAAAGAGCTGATGTTGAGTATCGACCGTGAAGAGTTCATCAGTGTGATGCAGAAGGTGTATGAGAACAACTGCCGCAACAGAAACATCATCATTGGAATTGCTGGGGCTCTTCTCGTTGGGTTCGTGGCCAAGAAGATTGCATCTCATGCAAAAGAAAAGAAAGAGATCGCTGAGATCGATACTGAGATCGCAAACTACATTGCTGAACATCCCAATGTTCAGGTAGAACGCTTCTGAAGACAAAAAAAAAGAAAACGGGGCCACAAAGCCCCGTTTTCTTTTGTTTATGAATCGAAAGTATCATTGGGTTCATTGAGAATTGTGACATATGTATCGCATTCATCTTTGTGCAAACATTCATCACATTTGTCAATGGTGGTCATTTCCCCGTCATTTGGACAGGGAAATCGAATAAGGTTCTGGTACATAGTACTTCTTCCTATATGATATTTGCCTCCTGTAGCGTTGTACGCCACTCTTCGGCACGACGCATTACATCATACTGATATGTGAAATTTGTTCCGACATGTCCGTTCGCGTATATTGACAATGCCTCGACATAATTCCCATCAGTCTTCTGTAGGTTGTTTCCTATTGTTTCGACCCCATAATGGATATTGCGATAGGGGTCGACGATGTCTTCCGGATAGTATAGAGGATGAAGCTGCATCAGGCCATAACAGCCTGCGCTTGAAACTACATCCAGTTTGAACCCGGATTCGGATTGCATTAGCGCAATCACAACGCATGGATCAACTTTGTTTTCTGCTGCTTCATAGAAGACAGTTTCTACCAAAGACTGATCCAGAGGGATTACTGACCAATCAGGTTCAGGTAATCCGGCGTAGTAAGATAGAGGATCTATATCCTCGTCGTCCTGAGTATCTTCCTCTGCTTCGTCCATAATTTCTTCATCACTTTCAGTTGTTGTCATCGAACTTTGCACCAGTGTCTCTTCAATATTGTCGAAGGTATTTAAGGGCGTGACATTTAGTTCGAACTCCAACACAGGACCTGTCTGTTTAGGAAACTTCATTTCTTTCGGTTCTTCTGCGATCGCAGTTATTGAGGATTCAAGATCCTCCTCTTTCGATTCACTTGTTTCTGCTGCCATCGACGTCGACCCACAAACAAATGATGTGAGCACGGCAATAGATAATGCCGCTAACATCGTCGATGACACTTTTGCAAGTTGCATAGCTTTACCTCCATTAAGGACTTATATGAACGAAACAGTTGAAGTGTATCAACCCTTTCGAGTTGATTGTATAATTGTTATCATTCATAATTCAAGTAGGCAGCGAAACACACCGAGGCATGCCTCGGTGTGTTCAACTGAATTGTTCTCTGATGTAGGATGCATACCTATGAAGCTCATTTGCATTGACTATATCTACCTTGTAGGGAAAATCCGCACCCCATGCATAGTATTGAATTTCATACTCCAATTGTTTCTTGGAATAGATCTTGATATAGAAGCAACGATACTTCAGTAGCCATCCTTGCCTGTCACCAGTCATCTCCAGAGGTTTCTTTCCGAATGCCTTCTGGATATCAGATGGGTTGTTAATTCTTCCTAGATACATTGGTATCAACCTCCTTACGGAGGTGTTGGATTAATTAACAACCTTGCCGTTGACATCCTTTCTTACCTTAGTCTTGAGCCAATCCGGAGCGGAACTCTTAGCTCTTACTTCGATATGATCCTTGGTCTTTGTTTCGGACGTGCCGATGTTTGCGCCTGTCTTCATATCGCGTACCTGGGATACCTTGGTGCCGCCGGGGACGTTCTGGAGATAGATAAAGCCGGACATATCGCCAGTGTTCGGAAGTTCGAACTTCTTACCAGCTGCGAGCCATGTGAGGCAGATGTACGGAATAGCCTTTGCCAGACCTGTCGTAACGATCTCTGAAGAATTGAATACGCCAGCTTCGGACTTCTGAGGATATTTTGCCTTGTCGGCCGTTTTAGCGATGTCATTACGAACAAGCTCAGAAATGCTGATCTCGCCGTCCTTCTTGCCGTCCTTGCCGTAGGTAGGGATCTTGAAGCTCGTATCATTGATCATTGCATTAACCAGGTCATTGAACCCTGTAACACTGAATGCTCCCTTGCCTGTAAGAGTGTCGTTAATCTTGTCTTCGCCCTTGATCTTGCCAAGGACTTCGTTTACCATCTTCATAGTAAAATTCCTCCTTTTTAAATTTCGATGGTTGGTATAGGCGTTGGCTTGCAACGTTAATCCTCCAGTGGGACTATGAAATGTTTTTAATACCGAAGAATTCCCATGTGATCCAATCGTCCACTATTATAATATATACACAAAAGCCAGAGATACCCGGTCTCAGACCGGGTATCTCAAAATCATATCATGAACGTCGATTTTCACCGGAGGAAGATTGTAGTTCTTGGCGTATTTCCAGAAGTATTTCGTAATCATGATTGATACTCCGTATCTGATTCAACACCAGATTGAATTGCTGCTTAAGCTGCTCTGCTTCATATATGGTGTTGTCAATGGATATGTTGTCCATGCTTGAAGTATGTTTCAGGATTTCGATATTCGTATCAAGTATGAGAATCATTATATGATGAAGAGTTGCTTCCAGATCATTCTTCGCCTTCTCAAGATCATTCTTGAGTTTCTTTTCCTTCTTTAGTTCAGCGGCACTCCGATCGATCTTTTCAACATCTTTCTTTTGTCGGTTCTGTATCAGTATCGTAATGATTCCGAATATGCCTGTTATTACCGCAATAATTATTGCGGAAACATACTGATCCATGACGTATCAACTCCTCCCTTCCCTTGAGGTAAAATTTATGATTAATGAGTAACTTTTCTTGGCATGAGTTTTGAACATTATCGAAGTTCATCTAGTTCATTATCAATCATAACCTTATAAGCTGAGATGGTATCATTATGACGACGAATGCTAAGTACCAGGAGCAATGCAAATACCAGAGCGATGATTACGTATGAGACAAGGTGGAATACCCATATACCCTGTACAGTTTCGATGCTGGAATAAACGACCAGAAGTCTATGTTCGCCACGGGTATTGTCCATCCATTTGAAATAGACATTTTGTTCCACATCATCGATCATGATCTTTGTTTGCCCTTCTTGGTTGGCTTTGAAGAAATTCATCATGTTTGGATGGTCATGAATATCTTCGGTGTTTTCGATCTTATCATTGAACTGGATCTGGAATAGGAGATCGATATTCTCATCATACAGTTCAATCATCTTGTAGCTACTTGGCAGGTATTCGGTCAGCTTCTCTGCAAACTCATCCTCGTTTTCGAATGTTGTATCATCCATTACAAAGACGGCCGATTGTCCCGCTTGATGTAACTCTCTAAAGAGATTTTCTGTATATAAATTGAGGAAGATCAACCCGGCTCCAATTAATAGGATTATAACGGCTTCTAATATTGCGGACCGTTTACCCTTCCCTTTGTTATTCATTTATTCAATTCCTCCTTTGCATAATTTACACTCATGCATATGTACAGTTCTCATGTTAACAAATGGTGAGCAAATACCAACCCCACCAGACGGTGGGGTTGGTATTGCGAAAAGGTATATAGGACAGGTTAGGAGTGTGTCTTATCTAGCATATAGCCTGTATATGATATCAATGGAATCGCCATCTGCAAGAGTGATTGTAGGACGGCAGAAGTGACTGAATAATCTTAACGATTCATAGTCTCCTTCTTCGCCATTATACCAACCGGATACAAGGCCGAGTTCGTTTATTCTCGGAGTAGTATCATTGGTAGTGAAGTAACCACGGCAGTCATCTGCTGTTATCGATAGATTCATCTCCACAAATGACTCTATAGGCATACTGGATGTAGATGAGAATACCGTATCATCTACAGGAGATATTTCGGAATTGCTATCGGTAGCCCAGCAGTGCACGATATGAGGATCCGGAGTATCAAATGTCTTCACATAGTATGAATCTATGATTGCTCCAAGAGAACTCTCTGAAGTAGATGCTTTACCGAAGTATTTCCCATTGGGAATGTCTGTTCCATCTGTGGACATTCTGAATGGGATAGCATGGAAGAGACCTCTATCCTTGTAGTTGGGTGCAATAACGGTTAGATTATCTTCTCTACATCCGCCATCACCTATCATGAAGCCGAAGATGAAGTTCATTGCCGAGATGTTGATTCCACCGTTAAGAGAAAGGGCTGTGTTGTTGATGGACTTCTCGGCATCATAATATTTAGATTTGTATTGACCGCGGGATACACCAATACGCATCTGAGGAGCTTCATCATTTAGATCCCCAACACGCAGTGTCGTTTCATCATCAAGAGCGATGTTGAACAGCTTATCGAATGCGAATTGGTACCCACCTATCGGGATTATATTTTCCTCATCGGATATGACCTCGTCGAACTCCGTGATGAAGTTCTTGTTGCCGTAAGGATCGACAAATTCATTTTTATGTTTACCTCTGCCTATTATGACTCTACCACGGAAACCACCTTCATGCAATTCCGATGTAGCAAATTTATCAAATGATTTAATAACACGATTCATATTGATTCATCCTTTCTGTGAATAAAAGCTTTTAATTTCAGGTCCAACTATATAATACTAATCAACGAAAGGAGATTACATAAGATGGCCGACTTAATTGATGAAAAGAAGGATCAAATCTTCTTGTGCAGATACAGAGCAGAGAATCTGATCTTTTCATATCAAGGAAAGAAGATAGAGATGGATCCTTCAAACATCTTGACTATAGAAAAGTTGGATGATTACGAATATAATATTCGTACGATACTGAAGCTTCATCTACGTATGGATATACGTTGGAAGCTGTGGATAATGAAACATAAACGTGAAATCACGGTTAAGTTTGAACTGGTGAAATTAGGCCAGACGCGGGATGTCGAAGAAATGATCGTTGGTCCGGAGAAATGTTGGAACATCGACTTCTCATTACGGCTTAATGATGATGATGAATCCACCGACGTTGCATCCATGTTTGGATCCATGGAAATGAATGAGGGCGACGACTTTACGGAAGAAGAGCTGAAGAAAGAAGACTACTTCAATTCTCAGAACCTGGTGGACATATACCTGTTTGATGACAAACTTCTGAAGGCTTCAAATAAGAAGTATAATGAAGTAATTACATCGGGTACTATTCAGAATATCATTGCCCGTATTCTCACCAAGACAGGACACAAGAAAGTCCTGATGAGTAAGATCGAAAATAGCAAATCATATCAGGAGTTACTCATCCCATATCATGAGGCATATAAGTGCATTGCCTATCTCGATCAATACTTCGGTCTGTATAAGAAAGGATCGATTGTGTATTATGACGTAGACAAGTTGTACATCATCAATCCAAATGGTAAGGTTACTGCAAGAGAAGAAGAGGAATGGGTCGATACCGTATTCCTGGTGACGACACGAAATGAATCCATCCCGGGCAATGCGATGGTTCGGAAACCAGGCGAGAAGATCAACTACTGCAATATCACCGAGGAAGATATCAACTTCAACGTTCCTTCCATTACTAAGAACGAGAAGCTTGGTGCCTCTGCTCGAATTGTTGTTGCCGATGGGACATCCGCCGGATTGGAAGAATCTTCAGCTGAGTATGTCAACTCCAAAAATGAAATGATTCGCTATGTCCGTTCCGATGATAACAAGTTCATGGGAACGATTCTGAAGGCCAGGATGGAGGAGAACAACTGCATCGTCATGATCAGTGCCGAGAATCTTGATATCAATGCCTTCACTCTGAATAAGACATACAAGCTCGTATTCGATGATGAATCCAAGCAAAAGAAATACGGGAAGATGAAGTTTAGACTGTCTTATGCATATCATATGATCCGGCATGAAACGGAAGGATACATGATATGCGGGCATCGAATTGTCCTGAAGAAGGTAGGGGATTAAACCACAATCGTTAATGCCGACTTACATCTGGTGACGGCTGTATACAGCATGGATCGGTACACGTCCTGATCTACATCCGGATAGTCTAACATCAGTACAACTTTGTCCCAATGACTTAATCTGGCTAATGAAACCTGTAATGCATATGCATACCCAACGTACAATATCTCGTCCGGCACTTGTTGCCGTGACGGGGTGTTGTCCATGTTATTTAAGTAGAAACGGTCTATGTATATCTCCTCAAATGACTCATGGTAAAATTCCGGTTTGAAGTCAACTGGAATGTATTTAGTCGATAGAGCATGCCTTGGACATTTCGACAGTGTACCGACTATTCCCTTCGTCAGGAATACTTTAACATGTTTCTCATCCTCATTCACAAGTTTCTCCGTGTATAATGTACTTAATGCAATCATCCGTTCACCAGGAACATTTCGGGTATCATCTATCCGTAAAATTCTTTCCCTGTATAGATGATTGATATCTGAAGCCGTTTCATGGGTCAGAGTGATCATCATATCTGCAGAACGGAAATTGTACAGATTCAGATTCTTTTTGGAGATGATGGATACATTGTCATATGTACCGATTGCAGGCTTGTTATCATCGAGAAGTTGCCGGGCAAAGAACGTAATTGGATCACGGGTCTCGATCGGATCAGGATCCCGGAGCTGTATCTCCGGTTCTCTCAAGAATACATATGGATCTTTAGCTGGGATTAAGTATGGATCCCTCACCAATATGATCGGTAATCCAAACGACATCAGGTCCTCTATCATTTCTTTTGATAATAAGACTGAGTCATAGACGATCATTAGCCTGTAACGATCATCAGGAAGTTTCTTCCGGACACGGCGTTCGATTCTGGCTTCAAGAATTTTCGAGTTCGGATTGAAGACAGGAAGTGTATCAAAGCATACTTCGCGGATATACTTATATATTATACTATTGAGATAGTATGCGTGAAAGCGCTTGTAAGCTAACTCAAGTACCTGTTTTTGGTCAAGAGATAGGTACATTACTTCACGGGGATCAAATTCTTGGTATTCAATGAATTGCGAGATTACCTTGTCCACACCTGTACCAATGGTTCCAGATATTTCAATCACTTGATGATTGTATTTCTGATACCAATGATTCAGAATATGTAGGGCGATGTATTGATCAGTTGTATTAACTGCCATTGGATCACATCCTTGTTTGAAGTATAATTAAACTATATCGTTGAAAGGAAGGATTAAAATGACGAAAAGCCCAATTGATAGCATAATGAGGAGACTTCAGGATACCGATTTTCGTGAAATCTGTAATATCCAGAAGAGAGGAATACTTGAAGACAATCTTGAAGAGAATGTTGAAAAGGTTCTAGGCTCTCTAGAGGTACTAAAAATACTTGCTGTCACTGATAAAGATCTGGAGTTGATGCACATCATGGATGATATTGAACCGGAAGATCGGATATTTTTCGAACGGTATCAAATGTATCTCAAGAGGGAAATTGTTAAAGATACTCTCTGGGCGAGAGACGTATATAAACGGAGGAATGAGAATAATGGGCAATGACAGAATATCTCTTACCGAGTTATGTGAACCTGCTCTAACCGAGCTTCATCAATACAAAGATGAGACCGATAAGACGCTGGAACATCAAAGCGATTGCATAAGCGAACTTGATGAGAAGGTGGAGTCCATATCTGACAAATTTATTGATGATCACCGACTCATCACGTTGCTGATAGTAATAGTGATATTTCTAGGTGTTACTCTAATTGCAAACAATCTATCTTGCCGTTATCGAATACATGAACTTGAAGAACGGCTTAACCAAATATCATCAGTGCAGGAGGTTGAAGATGAACGGAATAGAGAGGGAACTGAACAGGATCAAACGGTTCCGGAGACCAATGACGGATCGTCAATGGAAACATCTGTCCAAACGGTTCTATGATGATTATATCAATCGCATCCACTATCGGTATTCTGCTAAGAGAAAACGCAATAAGGCACAATGGTGGTTGGATCCCCCTATAGTCGCCTTCCATCGCTGGCCAGGTCATACAGATATCATAGGAATTGATTTATCTCACCAGGCTAATTCGCATAACAACTCTACAGATGACAGGAAAATGTTTAATGATGAACCGGATGATGGAGAATATTATCCCAATATCAAAAACGATTACCATGATGATGTAGAGAATGATCATCCACGGAGTTGGGTCTTCAATCTATTGCTTGGGGTGATCAGTCTGATCGCCATGCTGTTATTGGCAGCTATTATGGCGTTTGGGATAATCAAGTTGGTGGAATTTGTGAGGTAGTTATGAAAAAAGAAATACTATGGCATATATTCACAGTACTATTTGCAACCATTTTAGGAACCTGCATTTCAATACTCATATTCTGGGCCACTGGATGGTTCGATCGGAAGACTGAATATGAAGGAACTTGCACGGTGATTGAAATGTACCACTATGAAGACCAGAAGATGGTCAATACCTATTCGAAGGTTGTGTTCGATGACATCGATCATGTTGAGGAATCAGATGATCATATCATAATCTATTTAAAATACAAGGAGGAAAAGTAGAATGAAATTTGTAACACTAATCGGAAGTCATAAGTTCTATAAGGACTTCCTGGATATCAAGTCGGAACTTGAGGAGAATGGTGACACTCATGTACTCACACCGGAGATCTTCAACATTGCAGACCCTGCTGAATTGTCGGAGCAGGAACACCAATATCTCGATGAACTCCACCGTTCCAAGATGAGAATGGCTGAGTATGTGCTGGTGGTGAATAAGAACGGCTACATCGGCAAAGACACCCAGGAGGAAATTGAATGGTGCCGTGCTAACAACATCACACTCAAGTTCCTGGAGAAGCCGATCGTCGAACTTCCCAAGATTACTTTCGGTATCTATAACGAAGAAGCCAGAGCAATCGCAACAAACGATCTGGTCGAGGTTACTGATCCGATATCGGAATCGATGGGATTGTTTAGAACCCGCATCGATTCCACACTAACCCAGTTTGCAAAATGGTTTCTCAAAAGACAATTGCAGGCGATGGGTAAAACAATGCTCCTGAATCATCGGGTTGAAGAAGCCGATATCCGTGTTCATGTGGAAATAGGTGAATGACATGATTATTCCGACATTCAACAATAGTTGGGATAATGTGATCCCGGAAGTATTCAAGACGGATAAAGAACTTGTACAGCTGATTGATAACGTGGATCGGGAGTATGAAGAGTATGAATGCTATCCACCCAAGGAGGATATATTCAATGCCTTCAAATACACCTCGTATGCGGATACCAAGGTTGTGATACTTGGCCAAGACCCATATATCAATCCAGGACAGGCACATGGCTTGGCATTCTCCGTCAAACCTGAGTCGTTACCAATCCCACCATCACTGATGAACATCTTTGTTGAATTGAAGAATGAACTCGGATGCCAGATACCAAACAACGGGTACCTGGTTCCTTGGGCAAAACAGGGAGTTCTTCTATTAAACACAGTGATGACCGTAAGAGCTGGCCAATCCAAGTCGCATAAGAATCTTGGTTGGCAACATTTCACCGACTTCATCATTCGTCTGTTGGCGAATGATTGGTCAAAACATCTGGTATTTATGTTATGGGGAGTGGATGCCAGATCCAAAGCGGAATTGATACCTGAGGGTTCCCATCTGGTACTACAGGCAGCACATCCATCTCCTCTTGCTGGAGGAAAGTTCTTTGGATGTGATCACTTCGTAAAGTGTAATAACTACTTGTATGAAGTGAGCAATTCAACAATCGACTGGCAAATCCCCAACATAGAAAGGAAATAAAATGAAGAAATTGACATATAGGGATTTTGTAAATACCCTCTGTTTGACATACGCACGTCCAGGAAAGTTTAAGGTTAATGGGATTGATATGTATCTCCTGGGGTGAACTCGACTATAGTAGTCCATTAATTACATTCCGGAAGAAAGATACCAAAGATAATTTCATTATCAAGTTCGAGGTTCTTATACAGGATACAGGCACCGTGCTGAAACGGATCACGCTTAAAGGCAGTACGATTAAGTATATCAAGACCAAGGGCAAAGAGCCTGAATGGGGTGAAGTTGATGCTGACACCCCCCATCGGCCTCGGAATCGATTCTGATTATGCAGAGCCTATGGTATCGCTGCTGATGTTAGCATTCATCCAGCGTTATATTAAAGAGGATGAAACTGAAGAATAGAAAGGAAAGTAATAATGAATGATTTGTTAAGATGGAAGGACATATATGAACTTGTAAAGAGAATGCTCGGTGGTGAAGTTGGTAATAGTATGGAGGTACGTCTCACCAATGGTGTATCCGAATCAAATCCTTGCTCTTGTTCATTTTCATACAAAAGTAATGATATAATCTGCGCCAACATTCGCAAGGATATCATTGTTATCGGTCCTACGCATACTGTGGTTATCTGTCGATCTGGTGATAAATGTCAATATAGATATAAATATGACACAGCAGATGCCATAGATCCTGGAGAGGTAGGATTTTATACAGCAGGCGTATTATTCATTATTTACCAGATTAAACGCAATGAATACTTCCCTCTCGCTACGGAACCCAAGGAATGTCATATCGAGATCGATGAGGAGGCATATGCCGAGAATCATGACGACCACTTTCTGAAGAATCTCAGCGATAACCATCCTGAGTTGAAATGGTTGCAAAGAGAGGCTGCTTTAGATGAATCCAGGAAAGAATCTGAAGAAGATCATCGTGTACTTCTTGATGCTGAGAATATCATCAATAAGACACCAGAGCAGTCATCGGTATCTCCTAACTTCAAGAAGATCATTGTGAAAGATCCTGAAGTTCATAATTACCACTACATCATCCCTGAAGAAAAGATCGAACAACTTTTCGAAACAATCACCGCCCTTGTATGGTCGGAGTGTGGTGAACGAATAACACTTGGCGATTATCAGAATACCATCAAAGCGGTTCAACTCAAGAACGCTTTGATAGATGCATTCAAGGAGGAAATATGTTAGAGCTGCAAGGCAAATATACAACAGCAAAAGTATTCACAGATCTGATTGATCAGCCTTCAATCAGTCAGATCATCGAGGTATGTTCTCAGCCGATGTGTGAAGGAACCCAGGTACGTATCATGCCGGATGTTCATGCAGGAGCAGGATGTACCATAGGAACTACAATTACTATCAAAGACAAGATAGTGCCCAATTTGGTCGGAGTAGATATTGGATGTTCAATGCTTGTCACCCAAATTAAGGAAACCTATATCGAACCGGAGAAGCTTGACAAGTTCATCAAGATGAACATCCCTTCCGGTGCAAATATCCGCGAGAAAAGTCACCGATATAATGACCGAGTTCATGTTGAGGATCTGATGTGTTATAAACATATCAACCCGATCAGAGCTGAACACAGTCTTGGATCACTCGGTGGCGGAAACCACTTCATCGAAGTGAATAAAGATGATGAAGGAAACATTTATCTGGTGATTCACTCCGGCTCCAGACATCTTGGCTTGGAAGTATGTAACTACTACCAGAATGAAGCTTACAGAAGACTCAATGAATGCGGCGAGAAGGAAATCAAAGAGTTGGTAGCGAAGATGAAGGCGGAGGGTAAACAGAAGCAGATTGAAGCGGAAATCAAGAAGTTGAAGAACACCAAACGGACAAATATTCCGAAGCATCTTGCATACTGTGAGGGCGACCTTTTCGATGCATATGTTCATGATATGAAGATCATGCAGGAGTATGCGTATTTCAATCGTCTGGCCATGGCCGATGACATAATTAAAGGTATGGGATGGCACCTGGTTGATCAATTTACTACGATGCATAACTATCTTGATACTGAACACATGATTCTTCGTAAGGGTGCTGTATCTGCTCAGAAGGGTGAACGGCTGATTATCCCGATGAACATGCGCGATGGTTCAATCATATGTGTCGGCAAGGGTAACCCGGATTGGAACTATTCTGCACCTCATGGGACCGGACGATTAATGAGTAGATCCGAGGCGAGATCATCTCTCACTATGGAAGAATTCAAATCTTCCATGAAGGACGTCTATACTACATCAGTATCAACGGCAACGATCGATGAGGCACCCATGGCTTACAAGCCAATGGAAGCCATCGTTAACAACATTGGTGACACAGTTGATATTCTGAAAGTGATCAAACCCATCTACAACTTCAAAGCAGGTGATGAATGATGTTAAAGTACACATACCAAGACCTGTTTGATTGCATCAGTTCCGACTTTGAAAATCGGAATTCTGGGACATATATCTTCGTCGATGAATCACTTAGTGTTCGGATGTTTATCGATAACTCCGATTCGGGCTATAAGATATCATTCTACCCCAAAAACATTACGGCGAGAATACCTATCTTCGTTCTTGAGTTGTCGGGCGATACCGACAACGTGATAGTATCGTATAACACATCCGTCATTCCTGAAGAGGGTGAATATATGGCATACTATAAATTCATCAATGATATGAGCCTGTCCGTTGGTGCATCAATTGATAGTATGTTATATACTTCTGAAATGGAACATATGTTGATATACTATATGCATCATCATCCGTAAGTATAATCAATCCACCCGGGGTAAATCCCGGGTGGATTTGTCATTTAAGAAAGGAGTCATAATGAGTGTTTACATGGGAGCCGAATTGTTAGATTTATTCGGCTTTTATATACCATATCCTGATTTTGGCATGACACAGTTTCAGCTTGGTTATAGGCAAAATCCAGAGAGGATCTTCTGCCGGAATGGAATGACTGTAAAGTTTACCAGAAATACAGATAATCCATATTGGGGATACTGTATCGATTTTAGATCGGAGAATAATGTATTATTTGATCGAATATTCGAATTCGTTCCTGGTAATCCGCCCCATATTCGGGATAGTCATAATGGCAGTCGGTCTATGGATGAGTTTTCACTGGGTAATACATTCACAATCGAAGGTGAAGATGATAGAATTTTACGGGCGTTAATCGATTATAAGAAATTATGGTCTATTGAGCCGCCGAGGCAGTCATATTCAACAACTCAGTACAGACGTCATCGGGATATCAAAGGTTTCTTCCACATCATCAGTACAGACGGTGGTAGCAACAACCCATTCGAACTGAATGATGATTGGTTTGTATATGGTGTTAATGGAACATATGCTACTGTTTTGGTCGAAGATAAAACAGGTAAGGTTCTTTACACGAATGCTGTTTGCAAATGGTTACACAACTACATCACACCGTTTGTAGATGAACATATTGCGGATGATGTAATAGTATTGCAATATGTTACTACAGACGGTAAACTGTGCAGAGCCGTAGCCGCTCGACAGCAATACTATCTGGATGACAGAGGCGATCCATTGAATCCGGTGAAACGTATCATATTCGATGTAGACGATATGAAACGATATCTGGAGAAGGTGAATCAGTTTGACAGCTTCTATGATAAGGACAAGGTTGAAGTTCTCAGCAAGGCCATGATAAAGAGCATCGAAAAGCATAAAGACACTTTTGACAAAGGATCAGACGGAACACTAGTCCACACAGAAACACTAGTCCACACAGAAACTACAACTATCACAACGTTCGGTGTATTCGATATGGTGACTATGTTATCATATATCCAAAACAATATTGATGACACCATCAAGGCCCACAACATATCACATCCCGTAAAGGACGGCGTGGCTGAATACAACAAATGGTTGATCACAAAGTCCCAGAGATATTACGGAGAGATAGATCATCCGAAGGAGGATTCATAAATGATATATGTACGTCAATCAATGTGGGAGACCAACAGTTCCACCATGAATCAGATTATCATATCTCCTGAACATGCTGCCCGCTATTATTACGGGCCGAAGGAAGTGATCCTTCATACAAAGTTACCATATACCGAAGGAGACATCGTCAATTCTGCAGCTGAGAAGATAAACATCATTTGGTGTTTATTGCTTGAGATTGAATGTAACTGGCGTTACCAAACCGATGAGAATTGGGATGATGAAGAGTGTCCATATATCTATAGCCATGAATTCATATCCACATGATCTACGAATTCAGAAATATAAAAAGAAACTAATAAACTTCCTAAAGAAGTATCATGTCAAGGTACCAAATGTGAAATCAATTCGTAACACATGTACTGCTTGCGGTGTCACAGTGTGTATGGGACCGATGTGTGATAAATATAAGCCATGGAATGAATGCTATGTTGACCACGCAGATGAACATCTTGAGAAATTGATACCAATCATTGATAACGAGGATGAATTATTTAGGTTCATATTTCTTGATACTAGTTATATTTCTACGGGCAATGATAATTATGGCCCATACAGCGAGGAGGAATAACTTATGGAATCATTAAGTGATTACAAGTATTCAGACATCCTAGAAGTGATCAAAAGGAATACCATTAACCATCCGAAGATGGCCGAGTGTAAAACTTCTACGCCATCCTGGTATGGGGCACTTACTGAAGTAGAATCTGAGTATGGGAGTATCAAGTTCGGTTTCTCATATCCATTCGAAGAACCTACGATGAAAATTTCATCCGTTGAGGGAGATAATATCGGAATATTCTACAGTGATCACAAAACGGAACAATTGAAGTTCTCATCATCAATTAAGAAGTATCAGAAACAACTCCCGGAAGACAAGCCGATCAATTTAAACAACCATATTGCCATCAAGGTTAATGACGGTATTGATAAACTGATTGTAATGGCTTTAAGGGATTTCTTAAGTGCATAAGACAATGTGTCACCCTGGGAAATCCCAGGGTGACACACATTTTACTTTTTATCTGCTTTGAGAATCTTATTGACGGCACTGTTGATGGTATTGATGTCTTCATGGATATTCTTCAATAAATTCCCAATAATTGTCATCGTCTTAGATACATCACTGATAGAATTGGTAATCCAACTTTGATTCATAGATCCTTCTATTGAATTACCCATCTTAATGAATGTACCATTGTCAACAGTCTTATTATATTTTTCCTCCAATGACTTCTTAATATCTCTGAGATCGGATTCCATTCCTCGAACATCCTTCAGAAGCTGGTCCATTCTTTTGAAATATGACCCGGAGCCACTATCATCTTTGGAAAAATATAATTTTCTCACCGAATCGTCATTGATTTTAATCAATGTTTTGGAGAATGATATCTGACTAAGATCAAGATATGATTTGTGCAGCTGCTTGGCGAGACCAATATCATTATTGGTTGCTTTGATCTTTTCTCCATCATTATCTTTGGATGTCATGTGATGTTTGCTTCCCCACATATCTCCCTTACTCATAGCAGCAGCATTTGCTATGAATAATTTAAGCTTCTTGATGATTGAATGCTCATACATTACAGAAATATCTTCAGCTGTTATGAAGAGCTGAATATCACCATTTACTTTGGATCTAACATCTCCTGGTATATTTCCTACTGCATTTGTCACTTTAAGTAACATTCTCGGAAGGATTGTGAAAGAGTTAAAGATAAATGTAATTATCTTTATAATTCCCATTGCGAGGTTATACAGAAGATTGTATGTCGTCCCCATCGCATTACCCAAAGATGTTGTAAGAGCAGAATGGGCTTTAACCATTCCGGTCGTTGTATCTCTCGTTGCCTTCAATGCATTTCCTACTGTCTTGGCAGCGCTCTGATTGATATCATTCAGTGCTTCACTCATGTATGTTTCATCGAAATATCGTTGGAGTTCATCAACGGGGTTACATAACTCCTCAAGTGCTCTGAGTTCATAGCATGATTCCAGGAACGATTTCCTATCAAGGAATTCATCCAGTATATTGTCGTATATCGGAAGATCTAAAAATTCCATAACAATTCACCTCATAATATAAAAGTATAGTCAAATTAAATTCGGGTTCTTCTAAGCATATATTTATCTTATGGATATATATTATAGATATAGGAAGTATAAAGGAGGACTTTAAATGCAGGCAGTAAAGCGATTGAAACAGTTTGGAGACGAACCTCTGGATATTCTTCTATCGAAGATGATTCGTGGCGAAATCAAACCGGGCAGATATTCATATCTTGTTAAAATCGACAAATCCAAGGACTACAGTAAAGAAAAGGAGTTGTTTCAAAATGAATGACAAAGTCATTTCGGCAAACGAAGACAATGATCTTATGTTCCGGGACGGACTGATCAACCGTCCCAATTCTCAGAGCAAAGTCGACGACTTGCTGAAAAAGAAGAATGGGGAAGAACCCATAACAGAGGACGTTTATACAGACGATGAAAAACTTCAGTATTTTACTGAGTGACCCTTTTATCGAATTCGGATCCGTGTTGTCCATAGCCCGGCATTGCCGGGCTATGGCAATATGGGTCTTTTGTTTCCAAAGGAGGAAATATGAAAATTAAAGACATTTTAAAGATTGATAAGAATGATATGGTATCCATTATCACACAGACAGTGATTAAGGTCCGTGACCAAATTACTAAGCATTATGCCCAACGTGGACAAAAGGTCCCATTAAATTTTGAAGGGGAATGTAATCGGGCATGTTTGATGTTTGACATCTACTTCTGTGACTATCTCCGTTACTTAGTAGGAATCGCACTGATTGATTCCCTGTTCAAAGAAGATGGCAGCGTTACCTACCATACAGTGAATATGCCTAACATCAATTACCTTTCCAACTGTGACGTTCTTAAGGAACTGGACATAACGATTGACTTCATCCATGGAGAACAGAAGCACAGCAAGAAGATTAAAGAAGAGGATTGGTACATCGAACATACATGGTTGGCAATACACTGGAAGCATACTACCATCTACTGCGATCCCACATCAGGCCAGTTCCAGAATCTATATCCTGATATCCCTGATTATTACATCTCTACAAGAAAACCGAAATGGTTCTATCCTGACTCGGAAAATCCTGAGTGGAATAAGAATCTTAGCAACTAACTCTGTCTTAACCGTTATTACGGTATATAGACAGAAAAGAGATGAGTTAATGTGAGACAAAAGAAGTTGGAACAATTCAAGACAGACGGGACACTGTTAATCATCGAGTGTGCCAAAAATGAAATTGTCATAGGAAAGATCAAATCCTTCTGTAATAGTGGAGTGGATCTTACCGTATTCGATTCTATCGAAGATGCCAATGCAGGAAATGGTAGTTTCAAATTCGTTGCATTTGATTGGATTAAATCCGCCGTACCTTATGCCAATAATCCAGTAGGAATAAGACACAGTACTATTCAGGAGGCACGAGAAAGCACCAGATCGAGCACCGTCATACGAGTCACCACCGAATAGCGCCCCTCTTTCCACATCCTGCCCCGTCCATCCCTGGCGCCCGGCTTTATATGATATACTTTATTTTTGGTGGATTATCATACTGGACTTTGTGAAATTATAAAATCCTTCCATCCTTCATAATCGACTTTATAATCTTTGATACGTTCCTGACCCATCCTGGTACGTACCAGGATGTCATCTTCTTCCGACCAACGGCCAGTTCCAGGTTCTCCATTGAACCATAGTGAAGCATGATCATTAGGATCCAACGGTTTCCCATTGATATAGAATTTGGCTTCATCCACCATATGAATTGATCCATCATATCGTGTTCTTACTTCCGTTGCAAATCCAGATCCAACCGTTTCTTTGATTAACCTAGTTTGATCTTTGATTATGATATTTCTTTTTGTAGATGGAATAGTATCATACAATGCAAATTCGGAGGTGAAGCCGGAGTTGGCAATTGTGGTGAAATGGATAGTCATACTGGTATCATCGAAAAGTCGGAACATATTCGATGTACCAGTGATGTCCATCTTGGAGTCGAATATGTATCTTACGCCTGTCTTGGCAATATGAACCATCATTGATTTGAAATGATTGATGAGAGTTATCAAAGGTTTAAAGAACATATCTTTTCCAAGTACAGAATGTTCATAGTACTTAAGATGAATGGACAATTCCGTTTCCAGGGAGGTGAATACAGACATTACATCGTTAAGCCATGCTTCTGGTTCACGGTTATATCGGTCTTTCGTTATGCCGAATAACGTGTTGTAAAGCAATGTATTTCTCCTTCTTAGGAGTTCATAATAGTTGTCCGCTGGGTCGGCTCTCCCATCCATATCCAATTGAATCTTCTCGATGAGAATGTTTTTGAATACGGGAGAAATCTTTGACAGTTTCGTTCCGGAATTGTACCACTGTCCACCAGAGTTGATGATCGGTGTATCGGCAACGAAATATGCCCCGTTCAACTGATTATCATCCAGATAGTTTATCTTTTCAATTACCTTCTTAACAACGTCTTGGTTTACGACCCATCCTTCTTCTTCGGAAATATAATCCATGAACATTCTACCTTCAGTATGGTATGTTCCGTCATTGCCCATTACATAGCACGGGATATCCCGGCAGTCATGGTAGTTCAGAATATCATGTAAATATATGAAACCACGCTGGTCAATCTTGGAGCCGACCTCAACAGTGATATTGAACTTCCATGCAATCTTGGAACGGAATTCGTTTGAGTTTGCATAGCGGGAGTTTTCGAATTCAGAATCTAGCACCGCTTCTCCAGACAGCTGTCTTGGGTAGAAGTGCTGATATGCCTTTATCTGTTCTTCGGAAATACCATATTCCTCACATATGATCTCCAAAGGTGTTTTGAAGTTCATATCATCTACGACAGAGTTCTTGGCAATGTCATATGAGAAGAGAGCTCTGTATATGGATTCATATTCCAGGAATTCTTCCCTGGTTGACGCATTGACAACCTTCCGTTCTAGCCATTCCCTCATTGGAATTATCACATCTGAGAAGACCCTGGTAATGTCATCCAGATTTCCGATATTGATTGCATTCATGAACTTCATGATCTGGGCCTTATCGACATACGAAGTCGTATCCAGAAATTCTTTGAACGAATCCATTTTGATATCAAAGTTGAAACCGGCTACAGCCTGCAATGAGTTGTCATCAACGAACTTTGCTTCTGACTTCGTCTCCAGACATAGTGCCGAGATGATGAATAGAATGATATCATATACGGGAACGGTATTGGTACCAAACAATTCAGGAATCTCAATCTCCAGATCCTCGGCTACGGACTTGTTATCCAGAATCATTCTGGGGAAGTATATCATTTCCAACATATGTTGCATCTGGTTAATCGTTGCCTCAATGGTGATATACTTGGTGTCCATCATGGAGTAATCTGATTCTTTTAAAATCTTCTGGACATCTGGGGTATCCCACCAACTCTGATCCCCGGAGATGATGTCATGATACGAATACCTATTTGCCTTCCCGTTGGTGATTGTATTGTATGGGTTGGGATCTTTCAGATCAATCTCCAGGAAGTATGGATCGACGGTGCTTAAAGCATCCTTATTGGAATCGAATTCTTGCCCCTTCATCAGAACTAGTTTGGATATTGCAACGTCCTGGTAGCCCAGAATCCGAATGATATCATAGTAAACATCATTCGTTCCCTTCTCTTTGACTAATTTCAGAATGTTGATTGCCAGATCACGTCTGCTATTCCGGTTCATGATTAATGAATCCGGAATTCCATACATCGACAGTATCGTATGTAGCACAGAATCATCCAGATACTTGTGTGTATTCACGGCTTCCAAAGCAGAGTTGCCAATCTGAAGTAATGTATATTCCAGGATCAATGTTCCCATGAATGTCCTGTAATAGTCATATACATTCTCAAATTGGGGGTTGTACAAAACGACCATCACATACTCACGGTAATTGGAATATAACTCAGCAAATGACAATAGCAGGTTCGGATTGATATCTGCTCTATTGTTTGGATACCGAATGATTTCAAAGTCTTTGGCATTCCTAGCAGTGTATAGGTCAACCTTGTTATTTCCAAGGAATTGAAGATACTTCTTACTAGGGTTATCTGTAACGACTTTGGCATACTCATCGGTGTTCATATACCGCCGTTGGAGATACTCATCCAACTCATGCACAGGAGTACGTTCTGTCAAACCATACTTCTCCTGAAGAGATGTTGGAAGATATATGTAATCGGTATCATCGACATCCGGAAGACCCTGTAACATTCGATAGTAGTTATTCTTCTCTACGTAAGACTCTAAGAACTTCTCTCTACCCAATGTCCGAAGCGTATCACGGAACTTAAGTCCCACTCTGTCCGGATGTTCAACATAGAAGTTGAATTCCCGCTTCGTCACAGGAGCAACCTGCTGGAACATATCGATTGTCCAAAACTTCTTGTATGTGGTATAATCATCATGATGCATCCGTGCATCCATCCATGCATATGCCAGCCATTTACTTTCATCCGTCTCGGCTTCCTTTGCCGCTTCGTTATCCTTAACAACCAGGAAGTCGAGTATCTTCTTTACATCAACGAATAAATTCTGAAGAGGGGATGTCTCTCGAGAATTCGTATAATTCATAAGGTATCACTCCCTTATACAATTTTCAGTTTGTATACTTCTTCAAACTTTCCCTTTACTGTACCTTTCTTCTCATCTACCGGAAGGGTGTTAGGATCAACCGTTGGAAGATTCGGAATATTGATCTCTTCTCCGGTGTCGGTACGAACAGCAACGAATCTCTTCTCACCTGTATCACCCTTCTGCTCCACATATATCTCATGAGGAATGTCCTCGTAGTTGTACTCGCTAGCCCCAGGGATTCCTTCCCATGTGGCAGGATCAAACTCCTCTGTTGGAAGAGTGAAAGTGTTCGTAACAGGAGGAATATTCGGTGTTGATACAGGCAAATCAACAGGATTAGATACAGGGGTGGATGCATATGGATTAGTAGAGCCCATGAACATATTCGATGCCAGGGAAGAGCCCATTAATCCGAGATCCATACTATCGTTATTGCTGCCTCCAGCATCCAGCTCCATCTTCTTCCTCTTCATTTCCAGATCGGCCACAGCCTTCTTCAGACTCCCGATTTCCCTCAACATAGAAAGAGAGTTGGTCTTACCAGCATTAATGGTAGCCATGAGCTCCACGAGTGTCTTATTCGGGAACATCGCATCCTTGGTTGCTGGCCCTGCGGCATTCTGGAAACGCTTCAACATATCAGCATTGATGCGGTTCTGTTCAGCCAGCAGTGTCTTGAGCATGTTCAGTTCAGGTTCAAATTCTTTGCGGTAATTTTTCTTCTTTACTTTCTTGGCCTTCTGAACTCGAACTTCATTCTCGAGATCATCATCGATCCATTTCTTGTATTTCTTTTTACCTTTCTTCTTCTTGGTTCCGACATATTCCAGATCATCTCCGGTAAGTTCACAGAACACAGATTTCCATGCATCCAGTTCCTTTTCACGTTTTGCACGCTTGGAAATCTTTTCTTCTTCATCATCCTTCTTATCTTGCTTGGCTGCTTCCTTAGCCTCCTTTGCAAGACGTTTCTCTTCTTCCTTTGCTTCCTTATCTTTTTTCCGTTTTCCAATCAAAGCAGAATATATTGAGCTAACAGAAGCCTGGACATCTTCTGCTGTTGTGTTTTTAACCTTTTCCATAGTAATTCTCCTCATAAATGTTAAATAATTGAGCCGGGCAGGCTCTGATTAATATGCCTGTTTCAAACCCATTGCTAATAATAACCTTACAAAAGGAGGATACGAATCATGTTTAAAGTAATCACAACCCGAGGAATTTTACCAGTAACAGATGTCGTTATTGGAGATACGGTATATGAATATGGAACAGGAAATCCTATAGAAGTTAGAAGCATAGATACTGTAACATTTGATTCAGGAGTTAAGATAACATTTTCAGATGGCAGGGAAGATGTATATGGATGCTGTGAGTATATTCCTGTAGGAGTATATAAGCATGCAAAGGACATTCCAGAAGATGGAATAGAAGGAGCATTCTTTCTATATGAAGTTGAGTTTGATCGGAAACGGATTACGGAACCGCTGTATCCAGATCCATATGTAGCCGGAGCATTGCTCATGTATGGAGATTACAATGACCCATATCTGAATCTTCCTTCCGGTAGATATGAAGTGAATAACAATCTCTCACATACATACAATATCGAATACTTTCCTACAATCGGTACTGGGAAGTTGTATTTCCAGTGGAAGGGCAAAGACACAGATCACCGCATTACATGGGATGAATTCTTCCCGGGTTACAACTTCTTTGCCAAGACACACTGTATTGCTTCGACACCGATCCCATTGGAGTACATGTTTGCATGGAAGAAGGACAGGGTGCAATTCATCCGAGGAGCATTTGATATCGGCTACAGAAAGGATTTAACACCGGATCAGGTGTCGGTAAACCATTGGTCCAAAGAAAGACTTGAATGGTTACAGTGGATGATATGGAGCATGGGTATTCCATGTGAGCTCAAAGAATATCCTGAATATGATAATGATAAAATCAAATATCAACTCAATGTTCTGGACTATGCTGCCAGGTATCCAGGCTTCTTCTACTGGTCATATCTTGAACAACAAATTGTCAAAAACTATATGTACCCATCGTTGGAACATCGTAGAACATTTGGGATCGTCAAGACTGAAAAGATTGAAGGACCTATCCAGATACCTAGATTGGTTTTTGACAAACCTACCATATATTACACGAGTCAATTCCTGCCAAGATGTAGTGAATAAGGATATGGCCCAGGAATTCCTGGGCCATATTAAATATCCGATAAGATAATGATATATTCTGAACCCGAATGGGTAAACAAAAAAATGATTTAAGGAGGCCTAAATATGGCTAAGAAAAATGATGCACTTGATACTATCATGCAACAGCAGGAGGATCTATCTACATTCAATCCGTTACTTACTGCATTACGTGACAATGATAAGAAGAATCTGTTTCATACCAATGTCCGCACCGCGTTCATCAAGACGGGGTATCCATTGTTCGATTACTACTTCGGTTCTGTCATAAACATACATGATGATTTAGGAAGACTGGAAAAACAGGAGGCACGCATAGGCCAGGCTGCCGGTACATTTAACCTCATCATTGGCAACAGCGGGAGCGGCAAAACGACCTTAGCCGCACAGATAGCTGCAAATATCATAAGACAATACAAGTATGCCAATGTCATTCATTTCGACTGCGAAAACCGTTTCGATGTATCCAGGGCCGAGACCATCACTGGTCTTCCCTCTCAGTATTTTGAGAATGAGCGATACATGATTCGTTCTGGTATGGTCGGACTGGATACGATTCAGGAGATGATTGTCAAGACGTATGTATCCAAGATGAAGCTTAAAGACCAGCTTCTGGTCAATTCCGGATTCAAAGATGAGTTCGGTAAAGACGTTGTAATATTCCAACCTACAGTAGTCATCATCGATTCAATTACCACAGTAATGAATGAAACATTCAATCCTGATAATGCCAAAGAAGCTGCGGCTGCTGAAGCAATGCGTGGTAATACCGAAGGCGCAAGAGATGCCAAGACAATGAAAGGCTTCTTCAAAGACATTCTTCCGATGTGCAAGGAAGCGAATATTATCGTATATGGTATCAACCATATCAATACAAATATGAGCATGAATGCTTTCATACCAGTAGCCAGACAGCAGAATTATCTTAAACAGGATGAGTCTATCCCAGGCGGAAAAACAATGATATACTACCCATTCAATATAATCAAGCTTACGGCTCGTCCAGGCGACGACTTTACGGAAGAAGCTGATGGTATATCTGGACATATGGTCATGGTTGAACCGGTGAAATCCTCATCTAATCAGTCTGGAAATAACTCCAAAGGTATATCATTCGAACTTGTATTCAGCCACAAATACGGCTTCGACAATCTGAGGTCATTGGTGTCATATGGAAGAGAGAACGGAATCATCGAAGGTAACCGTAACCGTCTCAAATTCAAAGGCGACGACTCATTTACATTCACATTCAAAGACATTTACAAGGAGGCAAAAGAAAAGCCTATTTGGGAAAATGTCAAGAAGTATATCATACCCGATCTTAACCGTCATCTACCCTTCATCGAACCAGGCAATGAATTTGATGACAGATCTCTCGATTATTAACAGTAAAGACACCCGGGATATCCCGGGTGTCTTTGTTACTTCTTCGGACGTACTTGTTCCATTACCATTGTTTGCAAGCTGTTTCGAACCAGTGTTTGAACTTCTTCTTTTGTAACGAATCTCTCTGATAACTCATTCACCAGAGATGATATTAGAGTATTTAAACCATCCTGGTCCAACACATACAACGGTTTATCAATGGATTCGCCCTTAGGTGGATTTACGGGAACAGTGAGAACGGGATTAGTGACCTTGGGTAATGCATTACCGACAGCTTTGTGTACAGGAGCCATTACACCCCAATCATCATCCGGAGTATCAATATATGTTTGCATATTGATATTCTTCCGTCCAGCCTTAAGTTCCTTCGGCGGTTCTTGTGCCGGTTCTTCTTTTTTGATTTCAATCGGTGCTGGAACAGCCTTTGGTTTAACAGGCGACTTTGGTTGAGGACTTAGTTTAGGCTGCGGGGAAGGTTGTGGAGATTTAGGTGGGCTAATCTTCATCCCAGGTTTCTGGCCAGGTTGTGGTGATGGTCTAACGTTAGTTGGTGTGGAAGCCGGTTTATCATCGGTAGATTTATTCATAAAAATTGTTTTTGGCATATGATCATATCCTTTCACAAAAGTTACCATGAGTGTTTGTATTGACAAAAGAAAAGACATGACCCCGGGGAGATAATCTCCCCGGGGTCATTACATCATTCTTCGGTCTTTGCTTCAGCCTTATCGTCCTCGGCCAGCGTAACATTTACCGCTTCCATTCCCTTACGGAACTTCTTCTCATCGAACTCGATCGTGTCTCCTGCAGTGAGACCAACGAAAGTTCTGCCGGACTTGATGTTGCGAGCGGATATATGTGTCTCCGTTCCATCTTCCTTAACAACGAATCCAAATCCACGGTTAACATCAAACCACTTTACTTTACCCTTCATTTGCAATTGCTCCTTGTATGTTTATTAATATGCCTAAAGCTTTAGGTATATAACTGTTTACTTCTTGGGCTTTTCCTCACCAAGAAGAATCTGACGAACGTGCGGGTTCTCTTTGATCTTCATTGTAGCCGGATGGAGATAAACGATGAACTCGACAATGTCCTTGCTGATCTGGTATACATCCTGGATCTGGATTCTGCCGGCAACCTCGTTGGTTGTAACATCTGTAAGCATATCCGCGATTACGTTCTCAGCAGCAGCAGAGAAGATGATCCACTTGTGATCATCGTTGGACTTAACCAGACGCGGTGTTGCGTACTTCTTAAGATCGTCGATGTATGCTTCCGTGATACCGAGAGCCTCTTCAAGCTTCTCCATGTTCTTGTACGAATGCAGCCATTCATTGATGTCCTTAGGATTGTAGCCGTACATACGAATCAGGTTCTGGAAGATGCTCGGCTGGAGATGAGGTGTGAGATTGGACTCGCCTATCTGGTCATAGAATCCATAGTCTTCCTTCTTCTCCATTGCCTCTTCCGAGAAGGCAATACGCAGCGATGCATATGCTCTGTGAGGTTCATTCGGCCTGGGCTTGCGTTCGGTGTATCTGGGCACGATCTCCATCTTCACCGCCGGGCAGTACTTCTTAGCCTTTGCGATAATGAATTCCTTCATCATTTCAGATGTAATCTTATACACCTGAATCGATCCGATCGGCTGCATACCGGATCTGACCTGTGCCGGCATAACGTCCGGCACATTTGCCTTGAGTGCGAGTTCTTCTCCGCACTTCGGGCATTGTGATTTGATCATAATTTCACTCATGTAAACTTCCTCCTTTGTTACGAGTGTTAATGAACTATGTTAGGATTGAATAGAATTATATTCGATTCAATAGAAGAATATATATTCAAAAATATTAGAGAGGTTTGATGATGTTATCAGGATCCAGGTTGTAGAGTTCAACAACGGAATTATGTTTTGCTTTTAGTCCAAGATTCAGAGCAGCATGGGATATCTGTGACGCGAATAATCCTGCATGTGTTACTCCTAACATATAGAACAGCTTGCCTGCACACTTCGAGCATATCTTATCTCCAAGACACGACATGGGACTGCGGAACATCAATGTCTTACCGAGATAGCCTTTGATATTCTCAGGTGTGGTAAGCTTCTCCACACCATCCTCTTTGAAGTATCTATACAACAGATTCTTCATGTTGGTTTTGGTAATTGTAATTGGGATAAGATTCTTGGTATGACAGTCGGTTCCGTCCACATCAACATCCATCATCTGCAGTAATGCCATGAGACGTTTGCCCATATAGCCGGCATCAGCCGTTGCTATGGAAGCAGGATACTGCGACGCCAGAATAGAGTTGGCATGAGCCGGTATGTCCTTGACATCAATACCATCCATGAAGGATGTTTCGATGAAGTCGAACTCACCTGTGATCTTATTCATTACGGCACCCTTCAAGATCGAGTTGTTCTTGTAGTTGTTACCGAAGTCCAAGTCACCAGAAAGATACAGATCCATACCTGGATCATCCTTCAGAACTTCCTTGGCATATGCAACCAATTCATCAGATATCTTGGTCATGACATCGATATTCTTCTCTTCGATCTCCTTGGCATATTTCTGGCACAGTTCTGCCTTCTTCTGCTCTATCTCCTTAAGAGGCTTAGCCATTCTTTCAGAGATAGTGTGGGCAAGCATACCATTGAGCCAGTAACCTAACGTATCACGATGATCTAGATATGAGTTAAACTGTGCTCTGGTAATCTTATCTGTCATATACAGTGTTGCTACCTGATCATCAATATCTCCCATTTGCTTTTTGGCAACAGTGTCATTCACAAATGGAATCAGCCCAAGTATCCCGCAGGAACTGAGAACGAACTTGTTGAATATCAAACGGCCGAATGTTGTAGTCATTTTAGGCTGTCCTTCATAGAATGCATTTTCACCTATTTCAACAGTATCCCATGTGTTGAAATTCGGTCTGGGTTTTCCTGTCGGGTGGGTATTGCCACTGGTTGCTGAAACGGTATCTGCGAACCATTCAACCAGCATTGTTCTGGTAATGTCGTTTGCAGGTATCGCGACTATCTCCCGGATTAATTTATCCGGAACCGTTTTTGCTTTTGTATTTCCTATCTTAGTAAGCTCATACATTGAGTTGAATACTTCTTTGGCAACAACTTTACTGTTCGTACCTGTAATATTCAATGCACTCATCTTACTATTCATGATCTTCTCTGCTTCGAGATTTGCTTCATCACTCCACAAAGCTCTGCAAGAGATCTGATCCCCGTCATCTCATTAGATGCTTTCTGATTTTACTTCCGTATATTTCTTTTATTTTTCATATAACAATACTTATAGAGATCAAATAAATCTCATAACAATTTCACTGGAGGTACTGTATTATGACAGAACAGAATTTAGCTAGAAATCGAGATATTATGAATAATTTCCTAGTTATTAAGGAAATCCCGAAAGAATTTCGATTAAAAGAAGATATGATCCCATATGGATATATTTACTGCATTGAGAATAAGAAGAATGGTAAGAAATATATCGGGTCAACACACTCAGTATGGGTTGGGATATCTAGACCGACCGTATATTGTTCCCTGCACAAACGAGCGTCTCAGTATATATATGAATATAATAGAGATACCCGTATGATCAATGCGTTCCCAGACCTCTTAAATACGTTAAGACCTGTCATCAGAGCAATGGTTGTAGACGGAATTGAAAACTTCATTATGTATCCTATTGCAGAAACAACTCGATGGACACATACCCATGCGGAAAATTACTTTATAAAATTATACAATTCTGTCAAGAACGGATATAACCAATATAAAGCAATTCCGCCATCGAATACTATTGGCAGATCCTTGAGTCAGGAAGAAAAATTATTGCGTTCAGAACAAATTTTTTGTATTAATATTAATACAAAGCAAATGTTATATTCTGATTCTATGAAATTATTCGGGGATTTTATATCCTCTAGCAAGGATATGATCAAAAATTCTGTTCGTAAAGGAAGACCGTATAAGGGCTGGTATCTATTCTATGTTGATAAAGATAAACGCCAGTATATTCTAGAAACGAATGTTTTTGGAGACGGCTTGGCTAAAGACGATCGTCATAGTAATAAATCTAAAGCCAGTTATAAAGAAATATACGATAAAGTATCCGATTATATATCTAATGGCGCCAAATCGATTCACTTTTCTGATTTTGAATTAATGAAACCTCTAGAATACATAATCGATCAAAAATGATAAATATGTGGACTATCTCTTCATCCTGATGTGATCAGGAGTCTGGCACTTCGAACTATAGCGTTCCACCATAGCCCTACTAATTAGTCTCTACACGTTACTCAAATATCGAGTCTTCGCACGGTATTATCAAGCTATCCATAATATGGACCTTAGAATCTCTCAGAGAGCGTATTCGTCTGTTGATTAGTCAGGTGGGGTATTCCTGACCCAGCTTATATAACTCTTACCGTTAGCCGTAAATATACGACACCGCTTGTTAGGCGTTCACCAGATTATTCTTGTAGAATATTGCTATTCTAGCCGACCATGACATGGAGATATAATCGGCCCCCATACCATCCAAGTGTGAATTGGATGGAACTAAAGTATCTATGAATTGCACACCAACTTGATCAATTGGTGTTTTTAGATTTATATCCGGATAATACGGATAATCTTTTCCATTGAATGTTAGACGGATATGATTTGGAGTGGATTGAACTCTGATCTTCGAGAAGTATATTCCCTTATCTGTACCGACAGGATATCTGGATACCATTACGTGTCTCTTTTCACAGACATCCACACATGCCAGATACAGCAGGTCCGTAATGGTCATTCCTCGATTCAGGACTTGCCTGATATTGTTAGGAAGAAGAACATTTCCTTTCAATACCAGATTTGCCTTCAGAGTCTTATTCTCCTTTGGCGTTGCTCCAGGAGCAATGACTTCCAGCGTAATCATCTTGAATCGGTTATCCGGATTCAGACAGTAATCATTGATCACCTTCCTGATATTCTTCTCAGAGAACTGGATATCTACGTCTTTGATGACTCCTGTGAATTCTCTCTTATTTTCAATATCATAGAAAGTAAACATGTTTGGATCATTCACGATTTCCTTGGTGAAGAAGTTCTTCAACCATGCTTCTATGAATGGATAGAACGTGGAGCAGCATATCTCAATGGGGATTGCCGTGTGTTCTACATCAATCATATTATCTCCGAAGCGATCAAAGTTGTATGTAGGAGCACTGATGACGACACGGGTACCGTAATCAACGGATTTACCCATTAGATACTTACGGATCAACCCGGTCTTCTTCGATATCTGATCTGAGAAGAATTTTGAAATATCACATAGCAGATTCTGTATCTTGAGCTGGGCCCCATACTGGGTCCTGGCAAATAATCCGCCTTCCTGTATCATTGACACAGCACGTATTAACTTTTGATACATTTCATTCAATTCTGATACGTGATCCGAAGCATCAACTGTTCCAGCCAACATTACGTCACGATATGCCGGGGGAACAATGATGATCTTATCAAGGAATATCTGATCTCTGGTTAGTATGGTAAGAAGTTCCTTATTGATCTTATTTTCGGAACGTTTCTGAGACCAGTCAATCTCATTCCAATGATCATACAAAGAAACCAGCCCAGTCCATCCATTATCCTTGTCCTCTTTGAACCATCCGTTCTCGATGACATACCGCTTCTGCCCAGCAACGATATACACGATGTTTTTGAACATAGGCTTCAACACCTTGGTGTATATGTGAGGATGAATGAATTTCTTCTTCAGGCTAATATATGCAAACGTAGTCCGTCTGTCATTCTTTGAGATACCGAAAATATCGGTGGATAATATCCCCTGAGGGTCATACATCATCTTGTTTGAAAACAGATGTTGTGAAGTGACCTCTTCCAGCTTATTAACCTCGATAAGTCGGTCGACATCAAGTATGGATATCTTCATACTTTCCATCTCCTTTTCTTAGTAAAGATTATAAATCCGGTAGGTCAAATACAAAAGAAAAGGGTGGAGATCCACCCTTTTCTTTGTTGATATTATAGGGTATACACCTTATCCATAGTACTGAGATCATACAATGGAGGGGATATATAATCTTTGTACTTAGTATACTCTTCGCCGGCTTCGGCTAAATCATTCATAAATCGTTCCCATAACGTCTGAATAGATACATCATCCGATATCAGTTTTGTATTGAAAGCGTTTGTAATTGTATCAAGTTCTTCTTGAGATGTCCCATTAATCGTCGACAAGTCATGTTCATATGATGTATTGGAGTTCAGCAACAATGAAAAGCCATTTGCCCAATTGCGGGCATCGGTTTCATTTCTCCATACATGGAGATGCGGTGTTTGTCCGGAGCATGGCCATTCAACATCAAACCATAATTCATGTCCAGTGGATTCAACGATGAATGGAAATACATTTAAATAGCCTGCAGTTCCTTTAAAGAATCTCACCGTTCGTTCAGTAAATCGTCTGCCGACTGCAAGTTCTTTTGGATCATCTGGTCGTATTTCTCCTGAACATAAATGAGCAGAACCTTTACTTGCAGATACATGATTGCCGTATTGTATCTTATAAATATACGGGTCATGACAATTACATTTTCTCCATGATATCATATGACGTGATGATAGTATATGCCCAAATTCATCAGTGTCAATATTGTAAACTCTGGTCCCGTCTGGATATTCTGGTCTACCCATAATATACCTCCTACTCATGCATTCTCTTGATATGTCCATCATTCCATGATGGCATAGGAAGATTCGATGGAATTTTAAAATCGTTGATTTTATTCCATTGAACTATTACTTCATCCCACCATGTTCGATTTGTATCATTCCTCAATTGAGATAGCTTTGCAATGACACTATTCAATTCTCTATTAGTCAATGACTTATCATTATGAGCATGATCGAAATACATATTCTTATTAAGTATCAAACATGCACCATTGAACCATGCAATACTATCTTCCTTTGTCCTAAATATATGAGCATGAGGAATGGGCCCTTCATCGCTCCCGACACAGAATATCAAATGTGGAAGCTTTGGCTTCCCGATTATAGGAATTCCGTCTGGGAGTGTCCATTTATATTTGTTTCTTGAATTCGATTTAGCAAGTAAATCAGATTCCTCATATATCAGCTCCGTATCGATTGGCGTATCAAGCAAATCTGCAAACTCCAACGAATACTCAGGAAGCAGTATAGTATCATCATCAAGCTTAATCAAATATTGTTTATCAACGATACCCAATACTACTCCGCTTTCGTAATGTAGTTCAGGTATAAGAACTTCTGTACCCTCTTTGAATATTCCTTTAAGTATTGGATATTCATCCATGTTATATCATTCCTTTCTGTATTTTTGGAAGATTTACCCTCATATCCTCCTAAGTTAATAATATATACGTGAAATTACAGGGACCCATGATGGGTCCCTGTAATACTACTTCTTAGTAGGCTTGATTGTTACCTTAGGTTTATTGGACTTCTCGTTGATATAGTCCTGGAGTGATTGGGAAATTGTATCGGGCTTCTGCTGGAGCTTCGCCAGCTTGATCTCGTAGACATACTGCTCCATCATTGTATCTATGATGGAATTCAATTTGTCTACACCGCCTATGATCTCGCACAGAACACCATCAGAGTTCGTGAGTTCCAACGGAAGGTTGTTCAGAACCATCTGTTTGGCAGAATTGTTAAGAGCCTTAATTTCATCCTGATCAAGGCTATGCCCGGCCTGTTTCATACTGTCAGCCAGCTGCATATTCGACTCTACAGCCGATTTGACATTCTTCGATATCAGATCCATTACTTGGTTTCTGATTCCGTTCTTCTTCTCCATCTCTGCCATTACATTCTTTGCCATGGCAGCCTTCGATACTTTATTCAGTCTCCACCCTAGATAGCCCACAATTACTGTGACAATTGCACCCAATATTGGTGTTATAACGCCACTCGAAAATATACTATTCCAATCCATTACGGATCACCTCCTGTAAATATTACATTTCAGTGGCAAAAAGAAAGCGGCATTGAGGGGCCGCTTCCTTCTGATGGGGAAATCACAAATGAGGATTACTCCTCGTCAGGTGTATCGTCTTCGGTATTTTCGTCTGTGTTGTCGCTTTCAGTCTTGTGCTTCTGAATCCAGCCAGCGAAGCTGTCGCTGGGAGCCCACAGGCCGTCATCCTCAAGCTCTCCGAGTTTCTGCTTTACTGCAATGTAGCCCATGATGCCGAGTCCTGCAACTGTCATAACTGCGCTGCCAATGAGCATGCCGTTGTAAATCTTAAGTGCCTTGAGTCCTTCCTTCTGAAGTTCCATTGTGAGATTTCTTTCCTTTTTCATAGATAATTCCTCCTGTCAATGTGTGTTGGATTTGTACGTTTGATTTCTCCATCAAGATACATTCTTCTCGTATCCTCATATTAATAATATATGCCCATATGTATGGAATATACGGTCAGATCAGATTCCCATGCCCATCTGTCTTTGGGTATTCTTCTTCGACATACGATTCTTCGATCTCATATATGTATTTGATATTCGATACCGCATGAGTTTCTTCATCTGTGACTTCTCTGTCAACCTTGACTGTGAACATATCATCTTCTGTGACGATGAGGTAGCGTTTGCCAATTTCCGTTCCAGCAATCATGTAATCATCTTTGCAGTTGACAGCAAACATTCCTGCATGGGTGAATGATCTCCCAAGTCCTTCTGCATCTACATAATCATCCCATGCATCTACAGATGTAAGAAGGGAAACTCCCTGGGACATCCCAGGGAGTTTGTGCAGGAATATGTCATTACCGATTCTGATTGTTTCGTTTCCTATCTGGAAATTCAGATCAGGTGTAGCAACAAGTCTGTCTGTGTATCTCGTAAGATCTACAGCGCCAAGTGCAACTCCAGGATCCTCGCCATTCCATGTCGGGAATTCTGCTGTCGTCGTGGTTGACTCTTCGGTCGCAGTAGTTGTCGGGTTCCCTTCAATGGTATTCCCGATTTCTCTGAATTGATTAACTGTGAAGATGATCACCCCAACGATGATTGCAATTACTGCAATGCTTAATACTCCCCAGAATATAATCTGGAAGATATCGAAGTTGTTTTTGTTAGTCTTTTTAGCCATAATATTAACCTCCTTTACGGCTATCATTTGATTTCCCTCAATGTAATAATATATCGATTTGAATCTTTCATATACGATTATATATTATTAATATGAATCATTATGAAAGGAAGGATGAAATATATATGTTACATGAAAAGTTGGATTTGGAATTGAGGTCGTTGTTGGCAATAAATGACTTCATCCATTCCGATCCCAAGAAGGAATATGCAGAGTATCACCGGGCACACATCGATTTGGTGAAACAATATGCTCTGATATTAAATCGGAAATTGGGCTATAGACTGGATGAACATAAGCTGGCATATATTGCATATGCACACGACATACTTAAAGAACATGGGCTCACTGAAACGACTCGGGAATACAAAGGGATATCAATCCCTACATCCACAACCCTGTATGTCAGAAACAATTTGGATACACTGGAGAAGTTCAACATGGATGAGTACTTCAATTCATCTGCTCAGTATCATGCACTAGCAGGAGGAATATTCCTGTACAAAGAGTTCGGAATCAAGGACCCGGAGATTCTGTATCCAGTAATGTTTCATTCATGCCCAATAATGGAAGTATATCAGTCATTGCCTATACAGACTACAAGATACATCGATATCATCTTATTGGCAGATAAGCTATCATCAAACTATCTGAAAATCAATTGGAGAGAAACGGAAGTACTGATGGATCTTGAACAGGCTGTGTTTGGTTTAACAGGAAACGAACTCCATTTCAATTTCGGACTGCACTGCACCAGACTTATTGCCGGTAAGGATGGAGAGGAAGAATCAAAGAAGACTACAGAATACTATCTTAATAGGTTACTGGAGAATGAACCATGGATAAATCCAAAGAAGCTTAATATAGGAGGAAACAAAATATGGCCAAAGCGAAAGAGCCCACTATTAAAGACTCCATATTGATATTTAATGATATCATGAAACGGTCTAAACTATCATCACCCAGATTATACCAAAATCAGACAATTATCATTCCAAAGAAGGATGATGGTACAGTGGCAATTATAGTTGAACCTGATCTATGGGCAGCATTAATGGAAACGGAATTCAAGGATACACTTCAGCCATTTGATCCTGCTAAAGACTTGACATACAAAGACAAGTTCACATACTTTAGCATCATGAACGATGACTGGATTCCAATCGACCCGGAGAAGATGTATTCAGGTGATCTAGTCCATCTAAAGATCGAGGGATTTGAGTACACAATTCCAATCAATGTGAAAATATTCCCAGTCAAGCTCCGCAAGACGGAATTCACCAACTTCTCGTATCAGGTCATCAGACGGGAAAAGGTGATTCTGGTTGTGCGGAAGAAGTTTGAAACCCCAATACCGAACACGGCATTCACCATGAACATCCCATATCAGGTAATTTAAACACAAAAGAAAAGGCGGACGTATCCGCCTTTTCTTTTCATCTTATAATTTGATTTTGATTTCTTTGTCTTTGTTCAGGAGGTCCTCATGCCGTCTGCATGTTGTAGGAGGAACCCATACAACTCTTCCGGTCTTTGTTGTGTAACTGTATCCAATACGCGGCCACTCTTCAAGAGTGTATTCCGCCTGTCGATGTGCACTGCCTGAACTCATTTGGGATACATATTCTTTTGCCTCTTTGGTTGGTTTCAGAATTCGCCATATCGTTTCTTTCTGCTCACGCTTAATACCGTGCTTTGTATGTTTGACAGTTTCATGATGCCGAACACACTTGATCATTCTGCTACGTTCCGGTCTATGATACATGATTGCAAACAGTTTCAGTATCTCTCCTACTAGAGAGGATGTATTATCAATACCGGATTGAAGCAGCGACGAATCATGGATCAGTTCCCGGACAGTTGGTCTCATTGCTGTGAGTTTCGTGTACAATACATGTTTGCTCAAACGTCGCACAGAGTTCTCATGGGTGTATTGATCAATATCAGAGCAGTCAACGGTTGCGTACACATATGTATTTTCATCTAGAGTTTCTACGATGTACATTTTGAGATACCGCTTTTCTTCATTGAGTTTGAATGTTATTGTCAACGGGACTTTCTTGTCATCGGATGTACTTACGTCCATTCTGTATACTTTACCATATCTCGGCTGAGCAAAGTACGGAAGTATGTTTGTTGGAGCATCTTCAAAGAGGTTATTCCGTTTACAGAAACCGTCTACGAACTTCCACTCCTTCTCCGAGAAATCGACCAATGGAAAGCTATCGGTGTTTATGATTGCGTATTCAGGGAGCTCCTGGTCATCCAGAAAGAGATCCTTGGACAGATCCTCTTCATGTGCCCAAGTGAATATCCGATGGGTACATGTTTCATTCCCGAGATCTTTCATGATCATTTTGAACATCCACATCTCGATCGGAGTATATGTGTAATCGATTGTTTGCTTATCATTATTCCAAATACATTCGTAGAGCTTATTGAGAACGCAATCGATCAGATATGTTTCATAAGTACCAACCAATCCGTTCAATGTGGCAGACTTGTAACCGTTTGCTATCTTTTCAGCAGTCTTTCGTACAGGAGACATGAAATATGCTGTACTGGATCCATATACCATGATTGCTGCTCCATCAGCCGTTCTTTCCTTATCGGTGACAATACTAATCATACACATTTGGATGAACTTATCCGCATCATCCGCCAGATACATATGTACGATGAAGGAATTACCTTCAACACGGTCGTCAATCAATGACAACCGAAGTGAGTAGTGATCCGACTGCATATAGAACTCCATGGGTTCCTTATGAAGGTCGACAAGCCTGGATATACGACGTAATGAAATGCTGATCGAATTCCTCCAACGATTGATGTCACTAATAACATGATCGCTCTTATCAGGAGTATATTCAAATACAGAATCATTCACATGTTTCAGGTATACATGATTCATATATTCGTCTACTATACCGATCTTGCAGTACTCCAGTGTTGCCAGGTATTCTTTGTCCGGTAACGAACTCTTCATCGGTACAGGGTATACATAGTTGCCGGATCTACACACCTTGATCTTGAGTGTATCACTGAAATACATTTGCGAAAATACATCCTTCATTTTTAACATTCCCACCTTTCAAATTATTAATGATATATTTTCATTACAAGTTGAGAATATATAATTTCAATAGGAGGAGAAACGATGACTAATCTTGATATTTATAATACACATATTGAAATATATCCATATTCCAAAGGAGATCTTCCCGTAATTGAGAATATGTATACTGCCCAGGATAAGTTCAGTGGGAATGATTTCCCATGTGGTTATCTTATCGACAATGGCAAGTTGTATATCCCAAGAGGAACTTCCATATCCAGGTTGGAAGATCTCCTGGGTGTAAAAGCGAAGTTCATTAATGATTCCGATCCATCTGAAGAGATGGATAATTACCATTCTCCATTATATGAACCTCGTAATGAAATTCAGGAAGAGAGTATAAAGTTTTTGGAGGACACTCAACAACGATACCAGCAACTCTCGCTAAACATCTCCACTGGATGGGGTAAAACTTTCTGTGTTATTTATACGTGTGTAAAATTACATTTAAGAGCATTAATCATAACTCCGACAGATGGTCTGAAGATACAGTGGATGAATACGTATCAGAAGATGTTTGGCTTCAGAGAATCCGAGCTGTGCAACATTTCAGGCTCGGGGATTATTCAGGCCATATTGAATGACCAGCTTAAACCGGCAGAAGCATACTTCGTGAATCACCAAACACTTCATTCATTCCTCAATCAGACGAACGGATATGTGTTTCATCAATTCTTCAAGAAGTTGAATATCGGAGTAAAAGTATATGATGAGAGTCATATGGACTTTGCCAATATTCTATTAATAGACTTCTTCTCCAATACGGATAGAACATGGTATCTTACGGCAACGTTCGATCGTTCGGATAAATCAGAATCCAAATGTTTCAAACGAGCATTTCAGTCTGTAATTCCATATGGTGAAGAAGAATCCAAGAAAGTTAAACGGAAACATGTGGTTTATCACGCCGTCAATGTATATTCCAAGATCACTGCACATGCCCGAGCGCAGCTTATGAGTTATCCAGGATTCTCCAGCGTGAAGTATGGACGATATGCTTTGTTTCAGGATAAGTCAGATACGCTATATCAAACGATTCTTTCAATCCTTAAGAAGACGAAAGATGTGGAAGGAAAGACTATAATATTCTTACCAATCATTGAAGGTGTGGATGAAGTAGTACGAAGATTAAAGACCGACTTCCCAGAAAAGTCGGTGACACCTTATCATTCTAAAATGGATAAGGAGGAAAAAGAAGAAGGTCTTATTAAGAAGGATATCATTGTGTCAACGATCAAGTCCTGTGGTACAGGTAAGGATATTAAAGGCCTACGTACAGTGATATGTGCGGAACCCATTGCGTCCAAAGTTGTAACGGAACAAATGATTGGCCGTCTGCGCGAATATGCTCCGGATAAGGACACTTACTATTGGGATATAATCGACCGCGCAGTTCCTCCGAATACATGGTGGCATCGCTCACGTATGAAGAAGATCGAAACTCTGGTAAAAGAAATTCATCAATTCAATATGTGATAAAATTCATAGGGGAGATGACGGTGCTCGATCTGGTGCTTTCTCGTGCCTCCTGAATAGTACTGTGTCTTATTCCTACTGGATTATTGGCGCCCGCCTCTCCCTGAAACCGACCGCGGAAGGGAGAATCAAGAGACTTGGAAAAGAAAGGGTGGGAATCCCACCCTTTCTTTTGTTGTCTTTAGGATCAACTCGCCATCCGAAGATCATAGATAAGTGCTAATGTAAGGAAGTTGAAATAGCTATCTCCTGATTTTGCATAGAACTGCTTTTCGACTTTGTCTGTTAACTGGACTGCTTTGGTTATTCTTTCTTTCATCATGTAATGTGCCAGTTCAATTCCGAGTTTGTTGGGTCTGAGCATGTAATGAAGATTCATGAACTCCTTCTGCATATTGCTGATGTACAACTCCGGGTCTCTTTCCGTTTCAGTAATATAGCTAAGTACGGCTGCGTCGATGTATGCATATGTAACATGGTAATGCACCGCATTGTACATCTTTACATGCATTAATGCCGCAATGGATAATAGACGGATATAGTCCATAGACGCATTAGGATGAATTCCAATCTGGACATAGTAGTCCGCGATCTCATTATGCTGAGATGATTTCCAGTTGGATGTGAGGTCATTGGATTTCCAATTCCTCAGGGAGATGGGGTGGACAGGATCAGTTTCCATTACGCCCTCAATTGCAATTCTGCCCATGTCTGTCATGATAAAGAATCCTTTTTGGATCAGTAACATGTTACTTACATACTCCACCGCTGTAGGTATGTCCAATGGTCTGTTTGTGTAATTCATTTGTGATTTCCTCCAATGTGTAATTTCGATATCGGGAGCGATATCTTATTAAGATAATATATTCATATTCGTATCAGATATACGGTAATCTTGAATATATATTATTAACGTAGATATGGTAACCATTATCATACGAAAAAAATACTTAAGGAGGTAGCTTGTAATGAGGGACGAATTCATAGCCAAAATTACAAAGGCAATCAAGGAAGATGGACGGTTCAATGGATGTGAACATGTTCATATCGACATCACTTTCATGCCGGACGGCGAAGTCTGCCAAGGAGCTATTCAACTCACCGGGAAGAAAGAGACAAAAGAAAAGCTTATCTCGGAAACAAACAAGTTGAAGGATCAGCTGGCAGGAATGGTTGGTGCCATGGACAAACATTCCAAGGAACTCGATTTCGAGATGTGCTCCATGGATAATACGGAATTAGAGGAGGATACAAAAATGGAACCCAAAGGAAGTACGTATCGTGAGACAGAAGATCTTGCAGCCGAATGCTGTGATGAGTGTGAGCCTGATGTATGCCCTGCTACGGAAAGCGACGGTGAATGGCCCGGCACATACGAAGAGATGCTGGGAGATATCTACGAGCACTTCGATGATAAACTTGCGGATATGGATGCTGGCATATCGGAAATCCTCGAAGAGATCAAGCGCGTACGCAGAACGAACATCGTGCTTCAGACCAAGAAGAAGCACATCGAATCTCTCACGTTCGCGATCGAAAATCTCGAGGAACGGTTTGATGAGATCAAGAACACCATCGAGGAAGTTAGCCCGGCATGGCTCAGTGAGGAAACCGATAAGTGTCTGAAGAGTATCGAGGATCACATTACCAGCATCAACAATATTCTGGCAGGGCAGAGATACTCCAGCACACAGGACCAGCTCATCAACAACATGTCTCAAGTACTCAAAGACATCTACGGCAAGATCCAGGATAACGAGAATACCCTCGCTGCAACCCAGAAGATGATCTGTGACATCGTTGGCAGGTTCAATGAAATGTATGAGGATTACCTCGAAGACAAGAAGAAGCGTGCGGCTGTTCCTACCATTACGGCAGAACCTAAACCCGCGACAAAGAAGCCTGCTTCCAGGACCACCAAAAAGAAGTAAAACAATGCACCCCGGTCGAGCCGGGGTGCATTTCTTTTGTTTAACTTAGGTCATAGTTGACAGAAGTTTGTGTTATCCGAGATATCTTGGTTGAAGTGTTGATGGACAGAAGCTGGTTGTTCGAAACATGATATGCTGCTTCATCCAATGTATGAACCAGATTCCCTTCTTCGTCATACAGTTGTGACGCAATGCCGTACCAATCATCATCGGATATGATAGTATGAGTTGGAATCAATCCTTGAGCAATCTCATCCTTCCATTCTTCATTCAGCATGTCAATTATCATCTGATCTGTTATGGGTTTGAAACCAAAGTGCTCAAATGTAATATCTCTGCTGTATACAGGAACACCCTCGATTGTCGGAACGTCTATGATAGAGAATTGGAATGATGGCATATCAAGTATATCTGATGCATCTGTATTGGAATCAATTCTCATGAGAATATCATCTTCAGTATCCATGTTTGCCGGATACGATGAATACTCAGGATCATCGATATTAACTTGTGGCCATACTGGTGATAGCAATGCAGCCTGTTCTTTCATAGTGTAGTTGTCGTAATCAAGATTGCCTTCAAGGGCATCATCCAGATACGTGTCATAGTTCCATACAGGATGAGGAATTCCGGATTCCGTTTCCATGCCTAAGAATGTATCGGAGAAGTATTCGTTGGGATCTCTGTTAATTTCGATGATTTCGAAATTACGTAAAGACTTCAGTCCATGTAAAAATATCTTCGTCGGACTGATGATTGTTACTTCATCATTCAGAAGACGACCGTTCATCCAGAACTCGAAATACTTCTTGTTGAGAGGCTTGTTAATCCTTCCCTTCAGGTCTATGAAACCTGATTCTGGAATACGTCTCTGTACATATACAGACCTCATTGGGTATGGCGTGGAATGAACCTTAATCTTTTCATATTTGTGATAGATATTGAGGAACTTCACTTCCGTAGTCGTATCTGTATATGTTACATTGATTGAAGGTTTGCCCGTAGATGGATTGATCAGAGGGAGGCGTCCCATCTCTGTTGTCAGATAGATACAGTTGTATCTGATATGAGAATTCGGAATGGAGAAGGTTGGAAATACTTCGGAAGTATCACGAATGAATCCCCATACATCCGGCTTCTTATTAATGATGATCTGATACTTGATAAGATCATCGTAGTCGTACTGTACAACTACTCGGAATGCTTTCTTGATCGGGGCATATGGATTCGTTACATTGTGCAACCAACCGTCTCCTGCTACCTGTACCCTTTCCGTATTGAATTCGATCAGTACTGTTGCTACAGATGAATCATATACCGTGGAGAACTGGTACAGTTTAAATTCTAGGGCGATATGAGATGTAGGAGCATTTACGGTATGATCCGGGATGAATTTCAGAATATGGCCGTCATTCTCGAAATCGGTTTCAATATGTCCGAATACATGAACTCCATATTCTTCATTCCATGCCCATGCTTCCCCATTCGTGAACCCATTGCCTGTATCTACAAGTATCACCTGTTCGATCTTCGTCTGGGTTTCATATCCTCTGGAAGTTGCCTTGTCATCCTTGATTTGGATTTCAAACATCGATGTGTCCAGAGCATCTTCAAAGCGTCCTGCAGACATGTTGTAGATCAGAATGTCTCCAACTTGGATCTCATTCTTGAAATGTAGATATGGAGCAAGAGTGAATTCCATGGTGTATTCATGTCTGGCTCCATCCAGTATATACTCTTCCTTCTGCTCATATGGGAACATCTTCCTGATACGTAGATGGTTACCTGTGTCAACTCTGATATTTCTAGCAGGGGTGCTCACATCATTGAATATTTCCGCACTGATGTTGAATACAGCATTTCTCTTTTGCTGGGCATTCTTCATCTGGGTTCTTGCTGTCTTATTCAGGAAGAGCATCATGTTATACGAACACGTTTCGGATGACAGATACTTCAGTTCAAACCCCATATCATTCACCGTTAGCAACCATTTCGAATCATCGTGCAGATCTTCCCATTTCTTCAAGGTGAAGTTATATACGGAAAGATCATCTACCGTGAGATCCGCAATGTATGTACCGACATGTGCCTTAGGTGTAAGAACACGGTCAATCTTGCCATCAGTGATTGCATGTTGAACATCCAAGAACGTCTCTGCGCTATCCCATATATCAGACGGGTACTGCTGAATCAGTGTTGGGATATCTGGATAGTAGTCAATCATATTCCAGTCAACAATGAATGAGTTCCATTCATAATCAACAATGATTGGCTTGTCATACACGATGTATCCAGAGATGATGAATGTGCGAACCTTGTATGATGTGCGGTGGTTGGCCATCGTTTCATCATGCTCCACGATTACACTATTTCCTACGGCAACTCCCGTCCACTCATTGATATGCTGAGGTAGTGATGCATATGTCTCAACAACCCTGTCACCTACGACATTGATTGTATTTGAATAGTATGCATTATTATCGACCTCGGGAATATTGGAGAAGGTGAAGTCTCTGAAGTAAGGACCCGGGTTCTGAACACTTGAAACCTGCCCACGTATCAATGCTGCAATTCGACGGATATCAATTGCCTTGATGATTTCGTTATCAACCACAACTGTCGGGTTGTTGAACGCGGAAGTATTTGGCACCGTAGGAACGGCTTCGTATTCATAACCATTCCTGGTACGGAATGTTCCCTCAGCAGGTTCTTCGACAATTCCATTGTCCAGGATCTTGTTTAAGGATCTTTCAGGGATATAATCCATCATCTGTGTATTGAGCGTATGAATTCGAACGGAATCGATGTGCTGGTATTCACCTCTTGTCGGTTGTCCTGTGGGAACACGATCCTCATCAGGAATGAATGGATCAGTTACAGGAATGACTTCAACAATTCCATTCCATACATCGGAAGAAATCTCCAAATATGAATTATCTTCTCTGATTCCCAGATACTGGTGATCATCGGGATCTCCATTGGCGACATCGTCATATCCTTCGGGGAATGGAACGTCACAATACATCCATACCGAGTTACGGTCTACATATACAACGTCCTCAAACCGTCTGGATACAAATGGATATTCATCCGCTCTGTACGGTGCCGTTGCCGGCTTAAGAATTCCATCAGCAGGAATGTTATCATAGTAACCAGAGTTGTATTCGTCATCAATGTTATTCATCGAATCTGTAACAACTTCAGCACTTTCACATGTAGGATCAACTCCTTCAAAGAGTTGATAATCTTGAACCATGGATATCGATTTGATACCCTTGGTAAGATTGTCGGTTAATGCAGTTACCTGAACTTTCATGGCAACTGTACCTGTATCAATGGTGATAACCTGTCCCTCGTAATATCCTGCACCAGGATCCGTAATTGACAGCTGATCAATCTTGTATACGAAGTAATTTTCATTCTCCATGAATACAGATGAATCTGCAAGTCTCATTACCTCATTTGCATTCAAGTATATCACATCGACATCTCTGCCCTGATATTGATTACTTTCATGCTCATGACGAATGATTACGTCCTGTGCCTGCTTGCCGTTGAAGAATATGTCATATCCAATCGGAAGATCATGAATGTTTCCAAACTTGAACATGAACAAGTCATTCTCATCGAATTGGTTTACAGGAGGAATATACGAGTCATCTGACAGGAATAGTGTAGAATCATTCTGAGTAATTGGATAGGAGTATACCATTATCCTCAGGAATTCACCTGTTCCAGATTTGGTTATTGTATCTCTTACTCCCCATGCCTGATACGGGATTGCATATTCCATTATCGGAATTGCTTCAATTACTCCGCCGGATGGTGTTACCTTGGTAACTTTGATAAACATCTTATCCGACATGATAACATCCTCGTTATCATGAATTTCATTCCCATATGCATCTTTAGGAAGAGCAGGAATGATTTCAATGATGTCGCCAGGCTGGTAGTTACGGCCTTCTTCCGCAATCGTCACCTTGTTGAAACGATACCATTCATCAACTCTGATTGGATCTGGAATCAGGTTCATGTAGTAATTGATATTCACAATTGCTGAGTTGATTGCCTGATATGTTTCTGGTATTGTCGTTAGACAGATAAGACTGTTTGCAATCAATGCCATTACGGACGCATATAGTGCCTGAGGTTCAACCTCATTCGGAAGAAGGGATATCATCTTTCGATTGAAAAGTCTGAGTTCATACTCGCAGTCATCCAGTATCTCTCTGAGTTCATCTGCGCCATTCCAAGTGGTTCCATTTCCGTAATAATCCACCAACTCACCATATCTAACATTTACTCTATTAACGAAGTAGATGTAGTTTGGAGTACGCATGTTATTCTTTTGGAATACCAGATTCGTAGTATCGAGGAAATCGGTGAATGTTCCAACCAATGTCTTCAGATCATTCTTCTCTCTGGTAGTTACAAGAACATTCAGAGGATCAATTAGACTGGTCAATGATTCAATCATTGTATCCATTGAAGATACAATTGACGGAGAAATATACTCAGAGTATACAGAACGGAACTTCCTCCAATCAGACTGAAGAACATTCAGCTTTTCAATCAGAGTGTGTATACCATTATTGCTGAATGGGTTAATAGAATACATGTCACGTTCAGCCATGTGCAGCAGATTCTTAGCTCTGTCGATGTATGATGTTATTACCGAATCATTGAAGATTTTGATTTCCGTAGATGAAATAGAGTCAATTGTAATACCTACACCGTTTCCAGATGTAATGGAATCATATGGGTTAGATTGTACGCATGGATCTCTGAATGTTGTATTACGATAGAATACGTTATCCGTACGACGGATCATCAGATCATCATCCGATGTGACATAGAACCGATACAGCTCAAGATCGAGTGCATCGTCTTCATTCATTGTTAGAATCAATTCTCCATTCTCATTGACCACTAATGTGAAATCAACGTCTGTATCAACTTCAATGATGAGTTCCTCTCTCGAGTTCAGATATATTCCCGTCTTGTTTACCTGGGTCATGTATAGGTATCCATCATGGTTAACTCTGAATTGATAATTCTGAATGTCGCTGGTAGAATCATCATCCAGGATTACCACCAGATTCCCGTATGCATTGATGTATGCATCGGACACAGGAGTATTAGGAACCTCAAGAATCAGATCCCCGGCATTGTCGATGTAAGCATCAAATGAAAGATCAATCTCATACAGATTCGGATCTTCTAGACCTGTGCAAACATTGATGTTTCCATCTGTACCAGATATTGTATATACACCGAGATTCTCGAAGTATGCTTCATCACCAACTTGGTGATTGTAGCCGCCATTGGTAAGACGGATCTCGTCAATCTGATATACAGAAGAATATGTCGGAGAATGGGTATCAGGTATGAATTCCCTATCAACCGTACGCATGTATGCCAGTAATGCATCAAGATACTCATGATACGGAGCAAGTGTATCTAAGAACACATTCGGAGTTCCTACAACGGAAGCAAGTCTCATGTAAATATCCTTAGCTCTGGTAACATATGTAATCCATCCTTCAATCGATGCAATACATTTCTGATGCTCCTCGAGAGCATCGGATTTTCTGTTTTCACCTGCGATGTATGACAGATGTTCCGTAATCACATCAAAGGCGGAATCGATGGTGAGAGCATAATCATCTTCCTGTTGATCGGTTCCAATTGACGTCACTTCAACGATTCTGGAGCGAATGTCGTCAAAGACATTGAATAGACGAACCCTCAGATTTACGATGTGTTCCATGGAATCAACCAAAGCGTCGATCGATTCCTTGGCGAATATCATCTTGGAAACGATGTTTGGCTCATAGTCCGTTTCTTTTGGCCAGCACTTGTATACTTCCGTTTCAAGATCATACATATCATCTCGTACATTCTGTACCAACTGGAGCATGCGCTCTACTTCAGACTGTTTGTATGACTTATCCGGATTATAGAATGCCCATAATGATGTCGTTGAAACGTATAGTGCATTACGTGCTTTCTGTACCGATGCAGGCCATGCTGTCTTGAATGTGTTGATTGCTCCTATGAGGGATGAATCATCAACATGATCCAGATCATTGAAGAATTCAGGGTTGTTTACACCTCTCATGAAAGATTCGATGTCAAATACCTGAATGTATGAACCCAGTTCGAACACGATATCATACAGATCGATTCTGATCACAGCGGATATCGCTTCAAGAATTGTGAGTTTGGCGTCAAACAGGGAAGGGTCTCCAAGCAAGTCTTTGATACCGGAGAATTTATCCTTGATAATCTCTATGAGTTCATAATGTCTTTCAATGTATCTGATGATTGTATTTACATCCTCTATGGAATATATATCAAGATCGAGGTTGTTTACGAACTCGATACATTTGTCCATATTGGATTGGAGTTTGGATGTAAGATCGAAAAGCTCTTCAAGCAACTCAATCTGGAAGTTAAGTCCTGAATACTTGATGTCGGAAATGATTTCCTCAATATTCTTATTCAGCACCTTGATTGCTCCGGAGATATAAAACTGGGTTTCCTGCAGAGTCTTGATCACACGTCTGGTATCGAATGTGGATCTAGGTCTTCTAACCAATCTCATATCGCCCTGGAAGTTATCGTCAACATTCACAATGAAATCATAGTATGAAGGCTTCCATGTCTTGTTAAGATACATCTCAAACCCTGTGGTTTGATTATACCCGAGGAAGGATGCCTTCAGGTATTCATTCATCTTCGAGATTCGATTATCCACGAGGAAGCCGTAATCATCCGACTTGAGATATGTGCTTTCGCCCATCTTGATATATGGCTCCATTGTGTTGAGGAACAGGGCATTGAAACGTTCATAGCTGGCATTGTCTTGAATATATTCAATACATTCCCACCTATAGTTCGTCATCATGATTCCTCTGTAGATGGTCTTGACAGCCATCCAGTAGAACTTCTCCATGAAGATATTCCGGTATGATCCTGCCTTATCATATTCGAATTCATTCATATCATCATCCCATGAAGCAGATGCTCTAACGATATCAGAGCTGGGTTCTCTAACATTCATCGTATCAGAATAGAATATGAAAGATTTGAATACACGATTCGGTGTAGGAGTTTCCTCATTTGGATCCGTCAGGAGATATACATCCGGGAAACGGTGATCAATATTAAGCATATATGGTCTCCATACTTGATCATCCTGATCGTACTCGAAGGTCCAGAAATCAGATGTGTCCACGGGGCGTTTGAATCTCAACTTAGTAGTTGCCTTCTTGGGATCCTCCCAGAGAGTAACATTTCCAATTCTGGAAGTGATGATGGATATTTCATATCTATCTGCAAACTCACGGGGAATATATATCAAAGGAGATATGAATGCCCAGAAGTCTTTATATTTGGAATGCTGCCGATGGAAACGAGTGATTGCATAGTAAGCATTCACCGTCTTAAGTTCATCTTCAGGATTGTTTCTGGTTACAACCGTACCTGGGGTAGATATGATCTCTTCTGCAATTTCATGGAACTCTTCCCATACAGCTTCATACTCTGTGATATATGACATCCGTTTCTTGGTCATATACTCATTCAGATATGTATGAATCTCATCGAACTTGGCGATCAAAGCATTGAACTTGGTGAAGAAGTCATCATCTGAGGTGTATTCATAGGTGATGAAGCTGCGGAATGTTTCAACCATATCTGCTGCTTCAATGGTCAACTGTCTAAGCTGTTCCATATCCGCATTGATCAGGTCATACACGTCCATATCTTGGACATCATATGCATCTGATAAAACAATTGGTCGAATGATGTAATTCCATCCATCATTCCATGAATAGTATACATTCAACTCTCCATTTCCATCTTCTTTGAAGTAGTACTTGGAAAGTTCGATATCAACACCGGAAGCATTTGAGTTCAGAATCACATACCCATTCTCATCAATGAATATGTCCGTTCCAACTTCCAGATCGTCATTTCCGTTGTATTCAATGACGAGTTCATCATCTTCATTGATATAGAAACTTAGATTGGCCGGAGGGTCATACATGTTGATGTATACATTCTTTCTCTCGGAGTTAACATCCGTTCTGACATTCTTCCAGATCCCATTATCCTTGACTTTGATCTGTTTGTATCTGGGGACATATGGACGGTAGATTACATCTGTCGGATTCAGTATCGGAAACTCATGCATGAACTTCGGACAGATGATGGTCATCCATATCCACTGCTGGTTGTCCGTAACCATCAGGTGCTTGTTGAATTCACTGCATTTGGATAGATCTATATACCCATCTTCGATCGTGAGGAACTCCAGGTTATCACCCATGACTTCCGCCTTGGTAATGCCGTCTGTACGGATATTCATATCCGATATCTTGTTGAATGCACAGATCAGTTTATTGGAATTTAGGATACGCTTATCAGGAAGATAGGATATGGGCATCTTCCAATTCCACTGATTAAGAATCAACTCTTTCGATACCTTTACTCTACACTGAGCATTGGTATCGAATTTGTATATATAAATAGTATAGTCGTTGTCTATCCAGTGATCATAATACTTGAAACGGATTACCGTCTCCTGGTCATCCATCCGCAACTCATACTCAGAATAGATTTTCTGATTGATGAATAACAGGACGGAGAATTTGAACACGTCCCAAGAGTTCAGGAGATCCGTAATAGGGATCCACTTACGGTAAAACTGCTGGAACTTGTATTTATCACGTGATGTGATCAGGGATTCTGTAGGGATGGTAAGTTCACAGAATCTGGTATTCGGAATCAACTTCACGTCTTTCATCGTACACTGATACTGAAAGAAATGAACGTTGTCATGATTGGCAGCCATGAGACGGTTATGAGAATTCAAGTAAATGTCTTTCAGGGTCTCACGGAGCTGTATCTCATCGAATGAGTTATTAGTAACTGCATCATGGTGAAAGACCGATGATTTAGATCCATCGGACTCAGGGAGCTCATAACCAGCGGCGATGATTTCGTCCTGGTTAAACAATTCATCTGCCGTGGAAATAAATTTGTCAAATGCTTGCTGATACCAGATGGGATCGAATGGGCTCCATCTGCCTTCATACATATTATTCCGCATTTGGAAACAACTCCTCTCAATAGATTTTCGGTTTAATACTGCGTTCCACAGGGCAAAACCGATGCTTAAATTATTAAAGGTTTGGTCTTAGGAGGGATCGATATGAATACTGAAATAATCAATGATATACAGAATAGAATACGGACTCTGGAGCAGGAGCTGGAGGCAGCAAAGAAACAATTAACAGCTCTGAAGATAGACTCCAAAACATCCGTGAAAGCAGAGAAACCAATATCTCCTGGAATGGCATGTAAGGTGGCATACAACGCGGCGGGGCTGGTGTACGCCGGTTCTCCACTTGACGTTTCCGATATACCTGACATTCCAATCGACAAGGTAACTGGACTACGTGACCTCATTTCATCACTGCCCGGGCGGGCGGAATTGTCCCGCATTTCGTCGGCATTTGATTCTTTCACTAAAAAATCTATTCCTGCTGTTAGCGGGTGTAAGGTGAATGTCGATGACCATGGTTTGGTCATAGACGCTTCACCATTGTTGGTTGAGGATATCCCAGAACTCCCTGTTGAGAAGATATCTGGATTGGCAGAGAATCTTGAGCTGATCAAAGCAAGTATTCCTACAGTGACTGAGGATAGATTCTCTACCATAGCCGGTAATGGTTGCAAGGTGTTCTGGGATTCCAAAGGTCGAGTTACAGGCGGTTCTGAACTGACCATGCAGGATATTCCTACTCAGTTGACAGGTAGATTACAGAAGATAGAATCCAGGATACTGAATATGGCATCCATTGATGATATTAACAATATCAGAGATACTGTATTTTCCAGACTGGATGCCATGCAGACCGATATCAAACCTGGTATATACACGAAGCTGACTGTATCCAGTACTGGGCAGATTACAGGAGTATCAAACCTGACAAAAGAAGATTTACCTCAACTAACCGTCGAAGACATTACAGGCTTAGACAGTGTTTTGTTAGGCAAAGCTTCTACTGATGATATCTCTATCATACTTGACCGTATCACCCAGTTAGAAAATACACAGCCTGTATCAATACAATCATCAGCTAACGTAGAGATACCTGAAATCAGACAGGAACTGATGGAACTGAGATCAAAGATTGATCAGCAGGTATCTCTACCTGTAGAGCAGATACTGGCTGAATTGAATAACCTGAGGAATGAAGTAATAACATTATCGGGCAGAATAAGTGTAATAGAAAGAGAATTACAGGCATAATCAGAAAAGAATAATATAGTGATAATCAACCGTCTTACCCACGGTTGATTATCTTCAATTTTAGTCAATTTGAAAACCCTCAAAAATTGAAAACTCCACTGAGAATTATTACATGTATAGACAGTCTGTATAGACATGGATTACATGACTATGTCATGACTGTAGTAATCATGGATGACTATACATGATTACTCATCCATGTCGATCATGGAACGACTGTCAAGGAGTTACATGTACAGACATTTACATGTCTATACATGTAATATATATCTGAAAAATCGGGATCCGTTTTTCTCGGCCAGAGCTGGGAGCTAGAGGGTGTTTGGAAATTTTACTTTTCGCAAAGTGTGGGACATTGACCAAAAATGACCAAAATTTGCCCATTTTTGACAAAAATAAATTCGTAATCCCGGTGGAAATTCCACCGGGATTTTTGATCTTTTACTTCTTATTTTTCTTCAGATATTTCTCAAGGAACTGATCTGAATCAAGCTTGTAATACAGAATGTCTCTCTGCATTTCTGCAATGGTCAACGGGCCGTCACGGAGTTCAATATTTTCCGGAAGGACGATATTATAGAAATCAAGGAAGAACCGTCTGAATGTTTCCGGTGTAACATAGCCGATCTCTTCGATCAGATCTATTCTACCTGGTCTCAGGAATGTCTCAGAGAACTTCTCAATGTGATTCGTGGTCATGATGATGATTCTGTTCTCGCCTGAGGTAATGCCGTCTAGAGCATTAATCATCTTATTGAAGATCTGCTTGTACTGAAGCTGTTCTTCGCTCTGCTTCTCGTCCTTGTTTGCAATGTTGGTATCGGCTTCATTGATCAGGATTGGATACTTATCGACATCAGATATTGATAGAACAGGGTCAATCATTCCCTCGATATAGTCTGTTAGACAGTTAGGAATGAATTTGCCCATCTTACCACCGGAACATTCGAAGAGATTTCGGTTCCATTCTGAAGCAATCATCTTAACAAGACTGCTTTTGCCTGTACCTGCTGGACCATAGAACAGGATCTTCAATGTCCACGGAATTCCATGATCGATATAGAACTGCTTGTTAGCGAAGAACTCATTGATGGTATCAATGATACGTTTCAGCTGTTCTCTGGGGAGATAGATGGTATTGATTCTGCGTTTGGGAATTGGGGCCGAATATTCCCAGTATGTCAGACCATCATTCTCATGACCATCGGTATACACATTCAGAGTAGGAGAATCAGGACTGATATGAAGTAGGGCATTGCGGTGACGACGCATGTCGGCTTCGAACATCTTGACGAACTTCGGATTCATATCATACGTGATGATGGTGTATATTGTCACATGTCGAACAGGTGTACCATGTCCTCCTATGGTACTGCTCTGAATACACAGAAGAATGTTCCACTCTCTGTACTTCATGTTGTGAGTACCTTCACCGAGGGTGGAATATAAGTCATCAGGTTTCCCGGGCTTGCGAATATTGGTAAGGTGAACCTGGGTGGAATTCTTGATGTTGTTATACTCATACAGAATTCCATACAGGGCTTCTTCCATCCAATTGTCGCCGTAATGAACCCCGACTTCGAATGTTAATGATCTTTGGAACTTTCCTCGTACCTTACGGATGACGAATGAGCCAATGGTTGTCGTAATATCAGTGATATTCTTATCAACCATTTCATCGAGTGGTTTGGCGATTGTTTTCAGGGCCTTGTCGCCTAACCATTTTCCAACTGCCTGTACTGCCTTGACAGGTAAACTAGCCATTGTAAAACTCCTCCTTAGAGTTAAAATAGTATTTCATACCCCGCCTGTTGCGGGGTATGAAGTTGTAATTGATATGATATGAAATTATTTCATGAACTTGTCGAAGATGGCAGCCGTGTCGATTGCTGTTCCTTCCTTGGACTTTGAAGCCATCTTCCTTCTCTCAGCGGCACTGGAGTATGTTTCAACATCCCCGGACAGGACATACTTGTTGGTGTCATCCTTTGCCAACATCTCCTTGAGTTCCTCAATGCGTTCATTGATCTTCTTTGCCCTGTCATTGATCGGGGAGAGACCAGATGCAATCATGTACAGGAAGTTCAATGATTCCTGACCGCCGTTTACCGCGTTATGATTGAATCTCTCCTTCGGGGTTCCGAGGAACTTGATAAGCCCTTCCAGGTTCGGAGCATAAAGTCTGTTAACTTCGTCCGTGAAGAATGTGATTATTCCGCAACGAATAACCTTCTTGTTGCGGTCCGTCTCGCAGTGGTTGGAGTTCTTGATCGATTTAACAATGAGCTCGTCCAGACGATTGTCTTCCATCGCCTTCTCCGTAAGTCCCTTGTTGATTCTGGTAACCAGAAGCCTCCCTGGGGTCGTGATGATCTGTTCCATATCTGCCTCATCAATAGATTCATATGGTGTGGGGTAGTTGTCAACACCAGTAAGAACTTTCAGATCTTCAACGATGGATTCATTCACCTTCTCCAGAGCCATCGTAGGCGGGAGATCGGAAACCGTCTCATTGTCATAAATCATATACGTAGTGTCGTCACCCAACAGCTCATACAGTTCATTCAGGAACTCAAGTGTATTACCCTGCTCCATCAGCGATGCAGCCAGCTGTGGTAATACGCCAATCAGAATGAAATGCGTGTCAGGGAAGAGTTGACGGAGAAGTTCCATCAGAAGTGGTGCCGAACCAGATCCTGTTCCGCCTGCAGATGATGCAACTACGAAGCAATATTTCTTACTGGCAACAACATCTCTGAATGCCTCATCGCAGATGATCTTCTTCGCTCCTGCTCTGAGATATTCCTTCATCTTACTGCGGTCTTTACCTGAGCCTTCTATCTTTTCTCTGTCGCCGATTTTGTACTTCAGATTACTCTGTGTCTGAACCATTGCAAGATCCGCTTCACTGCTGTTGATGTAAACACAGTCGAAGAGATCAGAGTACTTCTTCTCGGCTAGATTAGCAACCTGGGAACCACAGTTACCAATGCCTATGATTACTGCTTTCTTTTCTAATGTTTCCATTGAAAATTCCTCCTGTATAAAATTTTTAATTTTGCCAATGAATAAGTATGCCTCTCCATGGACAATTACTGCTTCGGTTGGCATTCGTCCTTAATTCATCTACTATGATAATATATATTTTAAAATGATATATTCTGTATTTAACAAGGATGAAGGAGGATGTAAAGATGAAACCAACGAAATATGAAATCCTTTCTGAGATTCAGAAAGGCGTTCCCATATGCAAACCTGTTAACGGTGTGGAATATAGGATACGATGTCCTATCTGTGGGGATAGTCAGAAGGACCCAACAGACAGCCATTGTTACATCAAATGCTCAAATGATCCGATGGAACCTCTGCTCTATAATTGCTTTCTGTGTAATGCACATGGTATTGTGAACAAGTACTTCCTGAAGAAGCTCGGTCTGAGCAAAGATGTACAGCGACTGGCATTAACAAACCGCTCTAGGAAGATTCCATTAACATCGGTATCGGATGTAAGTCTGGTAATAGGAACACCTGTAATTGCATCCAACCAGGTTGCATATATTGAAAACCGACTTGGAAAAGGTTTCTCATTCGAAGACTATGATAGGTTCAAAATCGTATGGGATTTCCGAGGAATTATTCCATATATCGATTCCGCCAAGGTCCGCAACACATTACCCAACCCAGGCGAAACCATTACATTCTTATCAGATGATAAGACCACGTTGATGATTCGAAGATTAACTCCAGCAGATGAAGATCATTCCTGGAGGAAGCTGGGAATCATGAGAGGCATGGGTCGGGCATTCTATACAATCAAATCCCAGATTGATATATTCACCCAGGAGTCGATTGTTATCAATATTGCAGAAGGTGTTTTTGATATTCTTTCCGTTTACAAGAACTTCTATGATACCAAGAATTCTGCATTCATTGCTGCACTGGGTTCCGACTATATCTCCGCCCTAGAACACATGATAGGAAAAGGTATCATAGGCAAGAATGTATCTGTAAGGATTTACATCGACAAAGGAATTGATATGAAAGAATTGATATTCCGATTAAAGGGCTACAAGTGGATGTTTAAACAGATCACGTTGTGCTGGAATGTTATAGGAAAGGACGTAGGAGTGAAGCTGGAAGAAATCAAGCTCGCCCATAAGAATGTATGAAACAAATAAGGAGACCCCGTGACCTGTTGATTGATTTCGCTTCTCAATTCAGTATTACTGCTGCAACACTGATAATCCTTATTCCATATACATTATATGGAGGAATTATGTTAGCACTGATACTGAGTGGTGATGAGACTTTGCGATGGGTCGCATGCATCATGTTAATCATTATGAATATACTATAGGAAGGAGGATTGTACATGGAAGGATACCATCCTGGGGTAGCTGTTGCCGCAGGTAGATATATGGCCAGATGGGCAGATCTGGATATTCATATCAATTCGAGTATGTTAAACATACAACCAGGTGATGACCTAAATGTGTTTATCAATTTCGAATCTGTGTTACGTAACCTGACACTACAGTCGAGGCTGATAACCTCTCTGGTGCAATATAAGCAGCAGGTCGTAATTGAACTGGAATCGGCGATTCTGAATCTGGTTGCACATTACCGTCTCCTCTTTGCCAAGAAGATGAGATGCAATGTTAATATATACTATTACTATACAGACCTGCTTGCAGAAGAGGAACAAGAGATGACCTGCATCAATAAGTATTACAGGTCATACTACAGAAACCGATACTTACAGAACCCGGAATTCCGAGAGATGGGAAAGGTACTAACGGAGATCGTTATACCAGAGATTGAATTGATCATTTCCTATGTTCCCAAGGTATATTTCCTGAAGTCCAAGACGTTTGATTCGTCGATCATCCCTCAGGCAATTTCATCCTTATCCGGAGCGAAGAACGTGATCGTGACAGGAGATGTGTTCGACACCCTGTATCTGTTCAACCCCGACTTTCTCACTCTGTATATCAAGAATAGATACTCCTACTTCAAGATCTGTAGTGATATCGAAAGTACGGTGCAGACGATTGTGAAGAATGAATCTCCTGTAGATCTAGGAATATTCAAATCCGAAATGTACTACAGATTATTATTGTCGATTCGAGGTAGTAAGATCAGGAATATCAAGGCGGCACCAAGATTCGGGTATTCCACATTCCTGGCAATCATTCGAAATGGTTTGGAACGGGATATCATCCTGAGAGACTTTAATGCTATCGATTCGATAATTCAACTATTCCCGCAGGAAATCAGAGCAGATGTTAAGAAGGCATTCCAATGTCTGAGTATTGACACACAATTCAACATGATGAGTGAAGCAGACAAATCTTCACTGCAAGATCAGATTGTGGACAGAGTCGACTTCATGTCATTATCGGCGTTGAATAACAAACGCTTCTTTGATTTCCCAATTAATTTAACTGCCTTAATCGGCTAGGAGGATAATATGGATACAGTTATTTACATTAGCAAGAAGGACGAACGGGAGTTCGTCGATTGGATATTCGATAGGATGTATGAAAAGTCTATTCACTGTGGAGTTGAATTCGCTAACTTCACATTGAACTTCGATGGTTCAGAAGATATTAAAGATCAGGCCGACTGGATGGCAGACATCATGAAATATATGAAACACCATACAACTATTCCATGTTTGGTGACAATGACAGACGTTGCTACCAGGATTTCGGCTATCGAGGTTACTCACTATAAGGATGAAGAATCAGTTATTGAGGAACCTGTTGGGCATGATAATCATCTCCCGCTTCCGAATATCGAAACCACAGAGAATAACATAGCCGACTATGATCAGGTTGAAGTTACTCTTGTTGATAAGCCTGTCCCTGCAACTGAACCAGCTGAAGAAAAGGGGGTTCCGGAAGATCTTCCGGATGATGAGGTAAGCTCGAACGGTCCTACATTCCAAGATCTTTTCAATTACTTCGAAGAGAATCTATATGAGGATACCAGTTCAAATCACATCCATTCTCTGGGAAAATTCAATACTATGTTAATTCCGTCCTCGAGTAATGACAACCGCCGTTACGCATTCAGCAATAAGGAGACGGATCAGGTACATTACATGGTATTTGAGAATGATGCGATTGCCGGACTCCAGAGGATAACCCTGAGCAATACTACTGACAACTGGGTTGCAAATCCTGAAGATACAATCGATCAGTTATTGAAGAAAGTAACCATCCACGGTACGGCAGATCTTCTCCGTATGTTTATTGATCTTCTTAAATGATGAACAACCAGCAGGGCTTAGCCCTGCTGGTTTTTACTTTTATCGTATCTTCGTCGATTTTGCGAATATATTATCAATATAGAAGATAATCATAGATTATCAAATTTAAATGAAAGGAAGGTCATGAATTATGACAACTTTAAGAGATCTTTATGAGTGGATACGGACTGCTCCGGTAAATGATGTGGGAGATCACAAGCTTCCTGGTGGAGATTGGTCCTTACAGATCTACTCAACGAAGCATCAGGTAAATGTGTGCAAAGACGGCTTATCCCATCTGAACATCGTATTTCAGGGTGATGATGAAACGGTCAAGGCTTATCGCTGCGAAAGACCGGGATACTGCGACTACTTCCATCCGAAAGAGTTCACAATGAATTGCCCTATTAATATGCTTCCTGCAACGGGCGATGTTATCGAAACGATCAGAGACGCAATGAAAGGCTTCCATGCCGCGGCAGCCAATATCTAACGGGAGGTAACTGAAATGATTTTATTCGGAGACGAATTTTATCTGGAAATGGTATTGCCGTACGCGACTATTGCTAAAAAGCCTGTGACACTTGCCGACGTTAATTCTGAATTTACTAATGTAAACGATCCGGTTATATCATTAATATGTGACGGCGAAACTTTAGAATGGGTTAAAGAGTTACTGCCCGACATAAAAAATATCACTGAGCTTGAGAATATAGATCTCCGTACTCCTGTACTTCACTGTGGTGATACTCTTTACCTATTTGCCTTTAATATGCAGAAGGAATTTCAAATTACAAAGATAACTGTTATCGATGAATATGTTGATGACCCTAACTATGATAACGTTACTCTCGGCGATCTCATGAAATATATCGATCGTAAAGTCTTCGAAAACAGTGATAAGTTTCAACTTAAAAAGAGAGGGCTGACTGAGCTCAGAAACGGCGAAGTTATTATGAGATTTACACATCCGAGGTCAGGTGATTTCTACATAGAGTTTACAGACAAAAAATCCAGAATGATCGCCAAAATTATCGTCGATAATAAGATTATAGGGCATGAAAGCGGTAGGATGTTCATATATAATGATCGGGATGAAATATTAGCCGGCTACAAGGAAGGTATCGTCCTTTCGTATAGAGATCCCATATGTGACGCATCAATCAGAAATATATTCAAAGAAACAAAGTCCGATTCCTGGCATGCATTGGTTATGGCATTGCTCTGGGATATTTCGCGTACGGATTAAGCGACTAAGAAAGCGGGGATATCCCCGCTTTCTTTTGCATTATTTCTCTATATTTAATACACGAAGGGCCATTTCACCAACCATTTAATGTATTTAGCTAAATCAAAAAGGATGGTGATGATTCCATGGCTACTACACCCAAAGTTCAGAAGCAGAAGCTTGGTGGTAAGATAATTGGTCAGACGGCCAAGTATCTTGGAAATGGTGCAATCGATTACCTAAAGGCAACAATGCCCACCACAAGCTCCATTCTGAATGATGCTAAAAGTACGGTAACGGAAGTCACTAACAAATTCAAGAGTACGGCTCAGTCTATTGCTCCTACTGTCAAGAACCTTAAGGGACAGGGTGGGCTTAGAAAAGTCATGAGCTGGTACCTCCAGGAAGAAGATGGTTTCGGTAACGGCTTTGATGGCTCGGATCTGAACTTTGATATTCCCACAGATGATTCATCTGCAGAAATCGCTGTAGAGCAAATATCAGAAACAGTTCAATCCGCAAACCAGGTTTCTTCTTCTGTAATTGCATCTTCCAAACAGATGCTTGAGGGTCAGACCCAACTTACTGCAAATATATTATCGGCGTTTGACAGTCAGACTGCTGTAATTTCATCTGGATTTAATACACTAAATGAATCCCTGTCGAAGATAACTGAAATAGTTACTGCTAATCAGGAGGCATTAATTAAGACAACGGCTGCCACCGCGGCAGCTGTGTCGGAAGGTTCCGGCTCCAAGGACTCTGGTGGGGATATGCTCTCCAGAGGAAAATTCAGTTTGAATGATTACAAGAAGATGATTGGGCAGAATATCAAGAACGATCCTCTTCTTGGTTCATTAAGTGCACTAACACCTTTCCTGCAGGGTGATACATTGAAGATGCTTCTTACTCCGGAAACATTGATATCTGGAGCAATGAGCGTTGGAATCAACAAGTTGTTCCCTGACATGAAGAAGACCCTTGGTAGTCTCGATAAGATGGTTAACGATGAGATCATGAATCTCCTTATCAACATTGGAGACAATGCTGGGGATTACTTTGGTGAGAAGGGAATACTAGGCAGACTGTTCGGTCTGAAATCAGATCGAAATGTCAAAGCAGGTGTTGGTCGTCAGAAGTTTGAAGTCAAGGCAACCCCGTTTGATACAGTTACGAAGGAAGCAATCGTTACTACGATACCTGGCTACCTGCAGAAGATTCTGGAGGCTGTATCTGGTGAGAATGTCACTTATGATATGAGGTCTAGATCCTTCCACACCAAGGAAGATCAGATGGAAGAATATAAGGATGCAATGCTCAGAAGAGGAAATGTCCATGATGCTTCCAAGAATCTTCAAAACATATTCGGTGCCGACCAATATGGGCAATCCTTCTATGACTTGATGTTGGCCGACTTAGCTGGTCAATCGGCATCCAATGGTTCGGATAACAGACGGAGTGATCGTAGAGCAAAAATCGAGTCATTCAGAAATCAGGAAGACTTCGAGAAGTACGCTCAAGATCTTCTGAATCGTGCTGGGGTTGAAATCGAAGAAAGACAGAACGAGTGGATCACAGAGACGGCAAAAATGTTTGCCGGACCGAATGCCCGGACAAACATCAGAGATCTGACGACTCAAGTTGCGAAAATGAATGTCGATAGAAATAGAGCAAGTGAAGAGTATATGAAGAATGCTCAGCTCTATAATGTTGATATGAGTGGAGCAGAACTCAAACCTGAAGAAGAGATTAAGAGACTTGCTAAGAAGTCCGGATTCCAAATGAAGAGCTCTGATCAGGAAATTGCTTCTGTGCAGCCTGCTACTTCTTCGGATCTCACCGGTGTGAACTACACCAACCGTGCTCTGTATGAGATATTCCGTCTAATGCATAGAGGCCTCAATGTATTCCAGGTTGGTGCTTCTGATAAGCAGAAGGATAAGTTTGATGACAAACAGAATGATCTGGATAAGAGACTCAAGCCTCCTGGAAGATACAGGCCCACAATGGCAGGAGGAGCAGGAGCAAAGGACGGTGCCGGCTCAAATGCCCTAATGCCTGAAATCATGAAACGTTCTTCAGAAGAAGATCCTAATAAACTTCTTGAGTATGAAACGGATGAAGACGGTAATACTATATACGAAGATGATCCTGATAATCCCGGACAGAAGAGGCCTAAGAAGAAATCTGGTTCTCAGAGACTTGCCGGATGGGGTAAACGCACTGGCCAGGAACTGAAGGAAGCAATCTTCTCCGGTGATCCATCCAAGATCATTGGTGCAATAGGTCACTCTCTTCGTGATGTTCGTGAACTTGGTGAGGACTCACTTAAGACCGGTGCCAAGAAAGTCAATAAGAAGTTTGGTAATGTTACCGGCTATCTTCGTCATAAGCTCACTGGTAAAGGTTATCAGTATGAAGATGAGAATGGTAATCTGGTTACTGTTGCCGATACTAAGATTGCTACTGGCAAGAAGGATAAAGACGGAAACGAGATAATGAAGTCCGGTGGACTTCTCGGGTTTGCCCGTGATTACATGCCCAACTTATTTGAGCCCATTAAGGCAAAGGGCAAGAACTGGTTCCAGAAGGTTGCCAGTTACTTTGATTATGGTGACAAGAATGAGAAGGGTGATATCAAGAGTAAGCGGAAGAAGTTCTTAACTGCATCCGTCGGGGCAATGGCCGGTGCCGGCTTACTTGGAGGCCCCATTGGATTGTTAATGGGTGCCGTCGCAGGTAATGCAATTGGTCAAGCCGATATCGGCGGTAGACTGAAGAGACTCTTCTTCGGTAGTGAAGAGAAGGGCGATAAGAAGGATGGCATATTTACCAAGCTTGGAAAAGGCATAGTAAATCCTATCCGTTACCAATTCCAGAAAACCCTCCATCATGTTGGTAATAAACTGAAGAAGAATATTCTTGGTCCGTTATCTGATATAGGATACGCTATCAAGGAAAGAGTTAGCTCTACAGCTAAGGCTATATTCGGTCCTGTATTCAAGAAGATCGGTGGATGGATTCTGGCTCCGTTTAAAGGTATCGGTAAAATCATAATGGCCCCATTCAAACTGCTCTTCAAAGGCATCCCGAGCATGCTTGGTGGTGCAGCACGTGCTGGTATTACCGGTGTAACAGGTGCTGCTGGTTTCGGTCTTAACAGAGTTGCGGATATCATTGCCGGTGGCAAACGCCAGAGACAAGAAACAGATTCCCAGGGCAATCTTCTTTTTGTAAATAAACAGAAGGCGAAGATTACCAAAGATACATATGACAAATTATCTGATGCCGAGAAGAAGGAATGGAAAGCATCAATGCAAACATTCCGTATTCATGATGGCTTAAGTGAAAGACGTAAAGCCAGAAATGGTGAAATCAAAGAAGATAAATTTGCATCATATGCGGATTGGAAAGCTGCCGATAAAGAACGTCGTCGGAAACTCAATGAGAAGTTCAGTGAATATACTGCAGAACATGAAGTCCTTGTGGATACAAATAGTTCTGTTGGTAATATCGAATCCAATACAGAGCATATTGATGAAGAGATTACCAGACTGGCTGAACAGCAAGGAGAACAAACTCAGGAAATCGACGGAATAGTTGAAGAGATCAGAGAAGATCTTGATGAACAACATGCCGAGATCGTCGAAGAACGTTCTGAAGCTGAAGAGCGCGATGATAGAATGCTTGAAAGAACTGAGGGTCTTGATAGTCTAATTCAGGCAGGCCTTGAAGAAGGTTCTATCTATACTCACGATGAAGGAGTTCATGGGTATCTTGAGCAGATAATCGATATCCTCGAAGGAGAAGAAAGAGATAATACAACGGAAGAATCCCAAGAGATCGAAGGCATTGTGCCTGAATCGAATCCGGAAATGGATGATGTCCTTGATAAGTATAATGAAGCTCTTGAGTCTGGTGACTATGACGCTGCTGCACATTATCAGGAACAATGGGATTTCATGAATAAGAATTCCGACTACGGAATCATGTATTCCGATTCTTTTGGATCTCCCGATATACATGATACGGAATCTCAGGAAATTGAAGGTCTTGCAGAAACACTCATGGAGAATGCTGATAAGGATAGAGAAAATGCCATGAAGGGCAATATCCTTGCAGGCATGCAGTCTTCGATGATGCAAGGCGAATATTCCGAGCGTGAGAATACCATTAACAACAAGGCGATCAATGATGCTACTGATGAGAACAAATCCACTCAAGTTCTTGCAAGAGACTTGAAGGAAGCAAACCGTATGCAGATTGAAGACCATGACAAGGCTGAAGAGAAGAAGGAGACTATCTGGGACAAGATTCTTGGTATTGGATCAAGCTTATTGAGTGGACTATTTGGCGGTAACGGAATTCTTTCGGCATTGCTACCAATAGCCGGTATTCTTACAGGCTTGATTGCATTACATAATTTCCTCGGTTCAGGAAATTTCCTTGCAGACTTAAAGAATATCGTATCTACTATAGGAACCAATCTCTCTGGCTTTTTGAAAAATATCTTCAATTGGGATTCTCCAGATCCAACAAAGAGTGGAGCAAATGCAATGCTCAACTTAGTAGGTGCCGATACAGGATCTCAAAGCCTGGCCTCTGCAGCGCTTCCTGGCACTAATCTGTATCACGTTAATACAACGGCTGGTGGACAGGAAATACGCAATGCATACGCAACACATGCAAAGAATGAACTTTGGATGGCTCCTGCAAAGTTGCAAATGACAAAGGCATGGGGCAATGATGTGGTCGGTGATATTCAAGCCGCGAATGCTAGAAGCTATGCTAATAAAGCACAGATGGCATTGGATGAATATAACTACTGGGACGCAAAGTCGAAGAGCGGGGGAGCATTCAGTGAAACTGAAGCATCAATTGCTAACAAGTATGCAGATGATTATATCAGATATGATGATAAATCGAAGGCTATGCAGGAGAAAGCAAATGCTTCTCATGAGAAGTCTCAAGAGCAAGTAAAGGGTGCAGGCAGTAGCCTTATTAAGCAAGCCGGTAAACAGGTTGCTTTTGCTGGTGTAACATATCTTGCAGGAAGTGCTGCCGGTGGTATAGGTAGCTCCGTTGCAAAATCTCTTGGTGCCGACGAAGAAACTGCTGCCAAGGTTGGAAATGCCGCTAATACGGTTACATCCGCTTATATGACGACTGAAGCTGCTAAAAATATGATGGGGAAGAAGAATATCTTCTCTAAGATCTGGGGAGCAATTCAGAAGTTTGGTAAGTTCCTCGCAGAGAAATTCCCGAATATTGCAGAGAAGTTTACAAGTAAACTCGGTGCTATTCAGAAAGTATTAAATACGAATCTGACAGAAAAAGTTGCTCAGAAAGTCGGAACTAAGGCTGCCGAGAAAACCGGAGAGCAAGGACTTAAACAGCTTTCAGCTGGTGCAACAGTTGGTCTCGCAATAGGCATCGGTGCACTTAATGGATTCGTAAATGGTACAATCGGTTGCGAATATCTTTTCGGCGTTTTACCATACCAGGCTGATGAGAAGATGTATGAAGCTTCTCAAATCGTTAAGACGGTTCTTGGCGCCTGTGATATGGCTCCAGGTATCGGATTAGGTATGATCTTCTGGTATGCACTCGATGCTGTAATGAATGGATTCGGAGCAACGGGTCCGACACAGTGGTTAGCAGATCTTGTATATAGTATACTTGGCGGAGATACCCAAGTTCTTGATAAGAAACGTCAGAAATTTGATGACACTACTGCTTACTACAATAAGAAGTTCGGTACCAATCTTAACCGTCAGGAATTCAACGATCTTATCAACAATGATAATTGGCTGGATGAACTCTGGTGGGGTAAAGCAGGTGGAGCGGATGACAAATATGATGTCATGAATTCCATTGACAGTGCCGGAAATCGTAAACTTAAAGAAGGAACTCTGGGTTACGGAATAACGAATGTCCTTACAGGTGGTGAATTCGGAGAAACACAGAAACGAAATGAAGCTCTGAAGAAAGCAATGTCATTTATGCCATCTGAACAGGATGAAGCAGACTGGACGGTTCAAGCAGACTGGGGTACTGCATCGGAAGTATACAATGCAATGCCTGAAGATTTGAAGAAGAAGCTTGATGAACTTGGATTAACAGAGTTTGCTAATTCAGGTTCTGAAGAGTATCAATGGGCACAGAATATTGCTTTCGCTTCAATGAATACCAGATTGGCAGTTCAACAGGGAATATGGAAAGAAGATAAAGATGGTAAAATCATCAAAGGTGATAGTCAAACACTTGATGAAAATGGTAAGATCAAGAATGGTTCCACCCCATCGAATCTTTCTATAGACAATACTGCTGCTGCTTTACTGGATATGAGTAGATCCGAAGGATTGAGTAGAGACTACCCATGGATGCCTACTGAGGAAGATGAGGCGAAATGGAAAGTTCAGAAGGACTTCCCGACTGCATATGAAGTAAACCAAATGCTTCCGAAGGCAATGCAAGAAATGAGTCTCAAAGAACTATGGGATTCTGGTGCAGAAGTTGAACTGGACGGCATGAAATATAATGCTGCCAGGTTAATTGCTTTCGCTTCAATGAATACACGTAAAGCCGTGCAAGAAGGTGTTTGGAAAGAAAATGAAGATGGCTCAATCGATAAGGGCAATGTTCAGACAATCCAGTTCAATACAAAGAATACCACTGCCAATAACGCCCCCGTTGGTGGTACCAGTGAAAATTACACCGGCGAAGGCGGAAACCCGATGGATTACATCCAGTACGATGAGCAGGGCAATGCTAGTCTATTCGGTTTGCCTGTAGCATTTGGTGAAGACGGTACTGCATATTATCATAATGCTGATACCAATAGTTGGCAGCAATTTGATCTCAATAAAGCAATTGCTGACTATGAGGCATTGGGTCCTGGTATGAGCCCGGATGGTTCTGAACCAATCGGCGGTGGCATGGATGTATCTGAAGAATCTGACGGAAGCCTTTTCGACAATATCTTTGGCGATATTGATCTCGGTAGTGTTACAGGATTACTTCAGAACCTCGGTACTGCTACAGAAGGAACTACAGCTTCCATTGAAGGAATTTCAGATCAACTTTCTAATTCCGGTATGGACGAACTTATCAAAGCAGGTCTTGAAGTCGGATCCATATATACTCATGACCAGGGAACTCAAGATGCTCTTGGACGTATTGAAAACGGTGTGGCTTCCATATGGAATGATCTGCATCCATACGTTTCCGCAACAACACATGATGACCTCGGTCGAATTGAAACAGGTGTTGCTTCTATATACCACGATCTCCACTTTGGTGTTGATGGTGAAGAGGATGAAGCACTTCGAGTATCAGATGAGTTATCACATGAGAAGATTGATGAAACCAAGAAGCAGATCACAGATCTGTCTGATTACATGCATTCAACTGCTGTTGGTGTTGGTCAAGCTCTCATCGAGGAGATTCCGAAACGAATATCCGAAACACTCGGTACTGTTGGTGCAGCCATTGCGCAAGCACTGTCTCACATCAATTTCTCTACACCTACATCAGGAGATGAAACAGTAACCAAGAGAGAAATCTTCGGTAGCTTAAATAAGACAGGAATGGCTATGACATCATCGAGCACAGTAAATCCTATTCTTACTGGCAAGCTTGATACTAGGGCCGTTGCTGTCAAGAAATCCAACTGGTGGGACGATCTGTGGAGTGGTAACTGGAAACCGTTTGGTGGCCCAGATGAAGATGCAAGAGAAGCAGGAGAACCAATTGGTGGTGAAGATCATGAGATTGCCAATGGTGCTCCTTCAAACATTCGAGCTGACGAGAATGGTGTTACATATGATGCCAACCAGAGAAATCTCGAAGAAGAGAAGAGCAAACAACCCGGCGGAAACCCGACCGATAAGGAAGTTTCTGTATCTCTTGGATACGGCGGACTATGGGGCGATGTATATACCAAAGAGAAACCTCATGGTGGTATTGATATGTATCCGACGGATGGCACGAAACAAGCCAACATCGTATCCAGATGGGATGGTGTCGTAACATACGCTGTAGCTAACAGAACAGCATCTGGTATGAACATTGATCCTAGCCTATCTACGGGTAACAACGTCTCGATTCTTACTACCAACCCGGCTACTGGTCAAGAAATGACAGTTCGTCATATGCATATGAAGCCCAATACGGTTCCATCGAATATCACGAACGCAGCTGCTGCGTATGAGCGATATAAGAAAACCGGTAATCCTGAGGATCTTGAAGCTGCAAAGGTTAGTGTCGGTGACAAGATAGGTGAAATGGGTACAACCGGTATGTCATCAGGAGTGCATCTACATTACCAGATGAACAAGGGTAATGTTCCTACGGCAGGTCAACGTGATGCTACTGTAATAGATCCTACGCCGTTCTTCAGTACATCCAAGGATTCCTCTGGAATCAATTATGGCATGGCAGCAACCGGTGTTTCTGGTTCACAGAGTCTCGCGGATGCTGAAGAAGGTCAGGACGATTCTGAAGACAAGGGCATATTAGGTAACCTGATTGACAAAATTACCGAATTCGGAAACGAATTCCTGTTTGCAATCACAGGCGGCCTATTAGGCTCCAAGAAGGAAAAGACATCTGACACCGTAGTTGGTGACAGTTATGTGACCGGATCAAGTACCGGTACTGTAGGAAAGAAGACAAGTGCAGATCGCCTGTTAGCCGTAGTACGTAAGGAAGTTGGGTTTACAGATCCTGAAAATGGAATCAATAAATACAACAACTGGTTCTATGGTGGGCTTACAGAAGATCGAATTGCGGCCGCGTCTGATCTCCGAATCCAAGATGTTCTTAATATGCTCTCGGAAGGTGAGCTCAAGGCATACAACTATTCCGGACAAGGAATGAAGGTTCTTACTCCTGAACATCAGAAGTTGATGCAACAGGCAATTGAAAATGAGAAGAAGGCCAATACACTTACGAAGACATACCAGGGCGGAACGTTGATGAAAGACGTCAAGCGTTACAAGAACTGGAACGTTGCATTCGTATTATGGGCGTTCAATCAGATCGGTTGCAAAATAGGTGTTGATTCAGACTTGCCTGAAAAGTTCCTCGAGTATGTTAAGACGAATGCCAAGAGATATGAGTGGTCAGTAGTAGACTGTGGAATTATCAAGGAAGATGATTCGACTATCGAACCCGGTGACATCATTGCAATCAAGTCATATCTAAGAGGGATTGGAGGCGGAGCTCCTTCAAACCTGCAGAAGGATATCAATGGTAATACTATTGATACCAGCAAGACAAAGATCGATAGTTACACATTAGCAATTGTAGATAGCAAAGTCGAAAATGCTCCAGGAATGTATAACATAATCATTCCTTGCTGTAGAGATGGTATCAATGGAAAGGCCAAAGTCGTATCTGTACCCTACAAGGTTGCCGGCAAGAGCGGTACATATGCACTGAAGATGTGCCAGTCAATGCAGAGAGATGACATCAGTTCTCAGGTCGTTGAGATGGGTGATATCGAGCCTGTATGGGCATCTCTGAAGGCACTCGGATATACAGACGAACAGGCTGCAGGTATACTCGGTAACATTCAACGTGAAAACGGAGTACGCTCCAGAGCAATCGAAGGTGATATCTACGGAAGCAAATCCAAGTGGGATGACTCTATGTATGATACTATTACAGAGAATAGATCTCAGATGGATGATTACGTTCAGAATGGATTATTCCCATTCTATGCACGTAATAACGTTGGTATACTCAAGGATGCTTACAAACACGATGGTCACTACTACACAGGTTTAGGATATGTAGGATTTACCGGTGCAGAAACGAAACGGTATCTTGACTGGCTTAAGTCTGACGCTCCTGGACATACGTGGGATGAAGGTGGAGCACAGTTAGCATATATGGATGAACGAATACGAACCGATTCTGCATATAACAAGCTCAGACGGTTATTCAATGATAATCGTGGACCGGCAGAAATGGCTCGTGCATTCTATACTGGATACGAGATGCCTGGCCATAGTGAGCAACATGAATGGGCCACTAAGGCAGCAAAGAATGCCATTCCTATATATGATGAATACAAGGGTTCATACCCTGACGTCCCTGAACGCAGACTGCTGTCAGATGAGGAAGCTGCATATGCCAATGAAAATAATGACCATGCTACAGGCGGTGATATTTCCAAAGCTATTAAGCATATGCATATTGGCGGTGGGCAGGAATCTGGTGGAGAGATCCAAATTCCGGACTATGTCGCTGATGTACAGAATACGCTTGCTTCTGAAGGTAAGGGTGGAGGATCATCCATTGTATCTGGCAACTACAAGTCTGCTAGTCCAAGAATCGGTGGTCCTAACACTGAGCCTGGTTCCGTTATATCCACAATACCTACCGTAACTCCCGATACGCCTCGGGCTACTCCATATACCGTAACAAATACTTCGACAACGAATACCAACAATGGTACAGACTTGACAGAAGTATTGAAGATGATGGGAATTCTTGGTCAGTATCTATACGCAATAGCTGGTAATACGGCAGAATCCAACGATCAGCTTGCAACACTGAATACAAAAGATTTCGGTGTAGATAAAGATCTAAGAGCAACATTGTCTGCAGCGTCTAAAGCACAGACCCACAAGACGCTGTCTAAAGGAGCTAATACGAATTCCATGAAGGGAATTATGAAGTTAGCTAAACCGTAAACACACAATTGCATAGAAGCGGGTTTAAACCCGCTTCTATGCATATATATTATTAATATGGAGTGATTTAGGAGGATTACTCAAATTAAGCGATTTTATACATTTTAAAAATCTATAGAAAGGAATGCATAATATGGATGATTTAATATTCACCGAAGATGATTATGCGGATGATTTTGACCTTCTTGATTATCCAGTAGATAATTATCTGAGCCTTATGTTCGAGGCTCATAAATTTAAGATCCCTGATAATGAAGGTAAAATTTATATCGATCAACACAAGAAGGATTTCATATATGTGTATGTATTCAGCGATGAAGGACCTATCCCTCACATACACATATATGACAAAGATACTGGAGGGTATCGGGATCTGTACAATCGAGGGATGTGCTTATCATTGGTCAATAATACTTGTTTCAATCACGGGAAACACCAAGATGTTATTGGTAAAAAACAGTTTGAATCATTGGTGTACCAATTAAGATATAACAAAATAAAGTCGCCATGTGCAAAACGGGATGGGAACTACCGAGTATTCTCATGGTGGAAATATTTTGCGTCAGGTTGGAATATGTTAAACACCAATTATCGAATTAAACCAGGAACAAAGATCCCGGCTTATGACTTTGATGAACTGACTTATTTCGGTAATAATATTAACTCTAAGGAAATGGAGGAAATATTAGCCGATGAATAATCCAAAGTTTACTATAGGAGAGGAAGTTTTCCTACATGATCCGTTTGGGTTTACGAATGTAAGGAACTTCCGATATGCCGGTGACTCCTGGGAATATTTGGTGGAAGGTTCTGATGGATGGATTGAAGAGGATTGTATTGCATATGGTCATTTTGATACAATTGAAGATGCTTTACAAGTTGGCCACATATATCATCCAGGGTTTGTTGCCGGCCCGGGAGATCCAATCATCTTATTTAATGAGAATTTGGGTATAGAAGCCTCCCTGGGCAATTGTACAGAGATAAATATCCCACATATAAATATATTCAGAAACCAGTTGGATAGTATCAATTATGCAAACGGGATATGTCTTTCACTTATTTCGAATGAATATATTATGCATCAGAAGATGCATCAGATATTATCTAGATTGGAATTTGTATTAATTATCGATCGACTTAAGTCCAAAAACTGTCTATACCATTATACAGAAGGGTCTAGTACTTGGGAAAATCTGATAAAGATGTGGAATGAAGGGGATCTGTTTAATCCACAACCGGTACAATATGATTGGCATCTGGGTATGCCTGATTACAATTACGAAACTATTACAAGGAGGAATTTAGAATGAAACATTCACACCCAGAGTTCTATCTGAGAGGATCTCATGTCCCATCCATATTTCTGGAAGCAGACAGACAATATGATGACGAACATGAGAACGATCCGATCCCAGCACAGAGGATCAAGAAGGTTCCAATGCCTTTCATTACGGGCTGCAAAGGAGCAAACGGTCCTGTCATCGTAACAGAAGATTGGGTCGTTAAGAAGGAGAAGAAATATCTCAAGAACAGATCTGAAGACATCAAAGAAATGCAGATTGAGATGATGCAGCTAATCGGTAAACGTGACCGTTTGAGGAAGAAACTCAGTGAACTTGATATTGGTAAGAAGAAAGATGTCAGACGAATCGTTGCAATCAATGTTCAGTTGAAGGATATCGATGCAGAACTGCAGATGCTCCAGGCACAGTCCGGAATTAACCTGAACAATCTTGACCGTGGAACACGGCTTGCTCGATTTATCGGTGCAATCAAAGGCTGGTTCAAAAGACGTATTCGGAAACTCAAGAAAGTTATTCGGGAAAATAAGGAACTCATATATGGTATGGCTTCGATCATTCTCCCGTTCATATCAACGATCATGTTCAGACGACTAGTAATATGATGGAGCCCTACGTAGGGCTCCATCATGTTGTTACTTGTTACCGAACTGATCATCTATACTTTCGATAATGAGACTGATATCATTGAACATCGCAATGTTCACGGGGTCATCCTGACGATACATCAGTTTCCCAATATTCTCATCACTTACCTCAATCACCGCTCTGGTGAGAACGATCGATGGCAGCAATGCGAATATTGAAGTCACATCGCACTTCTGATCGGGAAGTTCGATCATCTTCTGAATTGCCGTAAGCATGATTCCGGTGGCTTCATTGATCCGTGTGATATATGCATCCACCCGATTCTTTACTTCGACCAAAGCAGGTGCTTCGGGATTACTGAGATCAAGAGATGGATTCACAATTCCATTCTGGATGTTATTCAGCAGATATTCAATCATATCTACCATTTGCTTCATTGAAGACATGAAGTTCACGGGGAGCTCCTCACTCGAGAAGGAGTTCAGCAGTTTAAGCATATTCTGTACAGGGAGTTCGACAGCGAAGTTCGCGCGAGGGACTCCTGCAAACCGTGTCATATTGTTAACATTAGCCTGAAGCTCGTCCTTAGTAGTATTGAACATTGAGCTGAAATAATCTTCACTCTTTTCCCGGTTACGTTTGTTTACACCGATCAGTTTGTACCGATACAGTTTGTCCGACTGAACCCTGTTAAGAGAGCCGTACTTGATCGCATTAACAAGTGCAACGAACGCCTTATCATATATAGGAATGGACGTATTGCGGACAAACAGCGTGCTCAGGGTATTCATCAGCCCAGAATATTTACTGGATGTAACGATTTCATTGTTACCATTGGTATTCAATATACTGAAGAATTCTTTGAACGAATCCTCATCCTGGAATGTTCCAAGAACGAGGCTGAAGGGAACGGGAATACGTATCTCATAGCGTCTGGATATCATAGGGGCAAACTCAATTGCAACACCAGGCTGTATGATGTCGAAGTCGGAAAGCATTTGCTTGTAGATGCTGAGGAACTGATCAATCGCAGTCTTCGCAAGTTCAAATGTCTTAACCTTGCTTTGTTTGTCGTCTGACATGACCTCGCCGGTGAATACCACCGAGAGTTCGTCATCATCAGGCATTTCAGGCTGATCTGATTTCAGAATCCACATATTGTCACGGTACTTCTGAGCGAAGAGAAATGTTTCAAGCATCGTGACATCAGCATATGTTACCATGAAATACATCTCAGATTCGATCAGATTTACTATAGCTTGATTATTGAATATAGGGATACCTTTAGATATTGCATATCGCAGGGTATTGGTTGCACCTGCAATATCGATTGATTTAATGATCATTTACAATGACCTCCTTATGAGTATATATTATATTTATATCAGGACATTGAATAATTTTAAACATAGGGGAGTTGAGTATGGCTGGGTTTGAATATGGCTATATAGACCCGAAGGATATTGACCAAAAGGATTTGGACATACTGGCAGATGCTATTGAAGATTATCTGTCGATGTTCACAGACGTAATGATCATTCCAAAGGGTATTGACAAGAAAAATGTAGAGGAGGCACTGGACATAAGCAGGAAGTTAGTTAAAAAATTACGAAAGGGAGACAAGAATGTATTTAAGTCGTTCGATGATGATTAATACGGATAAGGAGGAAACAATTCATGGAGCGTAAGACGATAAGTATTTACGTAATACCTACAGAGAAGATGACAACCACTCTCAGTGTCAGGAAGTATGGCAGGGTGTTGTCAACAAGAGAGAAGATCAATGCCAACAAGGTCGAAGACGGATATTCTGTACTGTACCCAGCATTAGAGTTGGCTAAGATCGAACCGGAGAAGCTGGCTGCTTCTTTGGTTGGATTATTCCAGAAGAACTTGCCTGGGACTGCACTGGACTTCGTCACGGATGGAATACTGGACGATGATGACTGTGACGATTTGTCTTGGGTTAATGATTTTTTGGCAGTTGAGAGCATCATTGCAAAAGCCATCGTTCCCAAGATGGCGAATATATCATGGGAACGCGGGGATGATTTCCAGTCATTCTTAGACGGCCTAACAGATGATGACGAGGATGATGAATTTGATGGTTGTGAAACGGATGATGAGGATGAAGAAGAACCGGACAACCCATTCGTCGATATCATGGGCAATTACAATGATAAGAAATCCAAAAAGGATTACTATGGCAGGTCCAGAGTTTTCAAGAATTCCAAATCCCCGAAGAAGGAGTTCAACAGACACGGTGTAATTATCGCACAAGATAAGTCAGACATCAACAAGGATGAGAAGATCATCAAAGAGTTTCTGAAGGACTTCATCCCAGGTAAGCAAGGATGGAAGAAGGAACTTCGTAAAGAACTTACCGAGCGTTGGCTCCGTGTATACACAGTGAGCAAGAAACAGCTCAAGTCTCTGGAAAGAGATGTACGGAAACATGCTTCCAACAAGAGGAAATCCAAAACCACCAAGAAGGCATTACGAATGACCAAGAAGCTGTTCTCGGTTCCGATCGACAGCTGGTCAGACCCAAATAAATAATCCAGGAGGAATTCACAATGAGTGAGAAAAGCATACTTGCAGAAAATCTGTCGGTTCTGGCAACACCTGAGGGTGTCCAGAAGTACATCTTCGGCACCAAGAAGAACGGTACTCCCAGAGCGGCATATGACGTCATCATGGGTATCGTCGAGTTTGCCGATGACAAGAAGAAGAAAAAGAAGAAGCACAGTCATAAGAACAAGGGTAAGAAGAATAAGAAGCTCACAGGCTTCAGCTTCTATGTAACCAGTAAGAAGAAGCATAAGAAACACAAGAAGCATTGGCACATATAATCAGGAGGTAACATCATGAAGATATTCATATCACAGCCCATGCAGGGCAAATCAAATGAAGAGATCGAGAACACACGCAAGAATGCGGTTGCCAAGGTCATTGAGAAGTACCCGAATGAGGAAGTCGAGATTATCGATTCTTTCATGAAGGACATGACATCGGAGTTCAAGCCGCTGTATTTACTGGGAAAGGCATTCCAGCTTCTGTCTGAAGCAGATGTTGCATTCTTTGCCAAGGGATGGGATAACTCCCGCGGATGTAAGATGGAACATATGGCTGCTTCCGAGTACGGCGTTGCAATCGTCGAAGAAGAGTAATCTTCCTGCAGTAATTGAGTTAAAGGCCGGAATATTCCGGCCTTTAACTTTTATGAAAGAAGTGATTAAATGGCAATTAAGGGTAAACATCCAACGTTGTTAAATGTCCATTATGTTCGTCCTGATAGGAAGAAGGGCGTGAAAGAATGCTTCCAAGTATGGTATGCAGACGATAACGGTCAAGTCCATTATGAAGAAGCTGCGGCAGATGTCGACATCTGGATTGTGAAGGAAGAGTTCCGGAATTACACATATAACAAACCACAAGAGCTAATGTCTCACATGGACAAGATCCGCTGCAGATATTCCAATATTCGACTGGCAATCGGTCATGCTGCCGGTGAATGGGGCGAGTCGATCATTCGCAAATCCTATGAGAGACATGATCTGAGAATCATGAATCAGTTGTATGCTTGGCCATATTGTTATGGGTGTGACTTCCAACCCGAATACTATTATATGAAGCAATGGTATGACAAGTATCCGTTGAACAAACCCCATCTGTCCAAAGCATATCTCGATATCGAGGTTGATATAATCGATAATAGGGTTGATATGGGCCATGTATCGGAAACAGCGTATGCTCCGGTTAACTGCGTTACAGTCATACTAGAAGACACAATGGAAGTATTCACGTTTGTACTAAAGCCCTTCGTCCCATCCAGAAGCGGAAGGAATTCAACCGAGTATGAGGAACGGTACAAACTATATGAATCCCAACTCCAGCAGTATGAATCCATAATAAATAATAGACAGGCTTTCATAGATGATCTCCACTCCAGATTCGATGCTATGTATGGTAAGTTCGAATATCATCTCCGGACATATGATCAGGAGATAGATCTGATTGCGGATGTATTCAATCTGATCAATACAAGGAAACCAAACTACTGTCTGATATGGAATATGCGATTCGATATTCCATACCTGCTAGCCAGGATACAAGTACTGGGATATGACCCAACCTCCATCGTATGTAGCCCAGAGATACCAAACCCGAAAGCATATTTCAGAGCTGATAAATCAACGTGGCAACTTGAGAAACAATATGACTCATTATATGTCACATCATTCACACAATATTTATGCCAGATGAGAGTAAACGATATGCTCTCAATAAACTCCTTTAATTGTCGGGGAACTCTTGTTAAGTCGCATATACCAAGTCATGGCAGTGATGTGCATGATGGCTGAACTAATCACTCAGGTATGGTAAAAAGTATGTGAATAGAGACAATCCGCAAGTAAAATTTATGCTTATATCAATTAAAAATAAAAGAAAGAAGGTGATTTAATGGCAAGAATGGAAGATTATGAAATTAGTGAGAATGAAATCCTGGAAGGTGAAATCTACATTGGTGATGTACCATTTGTCAGATATTTTCACCATAATAAAATTCCAACTAGGTATTTCGTATCCAGAGACGGGCGAGTATATAGTGAAATTAGTGATGTTATAATGAAGCCGGGAACAAATCCCCATGGATATCATGTATTGGGGCTAAGATTCAAGAAAGGTAAACCAACATATGTGCAAGTTCATAAAATGGTGGCAACAGTATGGTGTGGCGGATGGCACGAAGGTCTTGTGATTGATCATGTTGACGGAAATCCAAAGAACAACAATGCCTCAAATCTTGAATGGGTAACATACAGTGAAAATTCTTATAGAGCATATAAGACTGGATTACACCATAAACATTATGGTGACGATAATCATGCTTCTAAATATACAGATGCTGATATTCACATCGTATGCTCATTATTAGAACAAGGACTACCAACAAAAGAAATTGCAAAGATGACTGGTGTCAAACTTCACACAGTTCAAAGTGTTTCAATGGGGAAAGAAAGAGTCAATATTTCATCTCAATACAATATCCCAAAATCATATCGTCATCTAAAGGCACCATTGACGGATGAACAGAAGAATCATATTCGTATCCTGTATTACGATGGATTATCAGCAAGAGAAATTCAAACCCATTTTCCAGGCATTAGTATCAATAAAATAATACATGCCATTTATGATATAAGATATAAGCATAAATAAACTTCAACGACTATCGACCATCTTCACCCAGACGGGGAAATACCCTGGGTTAGACAGTAGAGTACTTACCAAGCTAATGGGTTGTGTAATAGTGGAATGATTACACGTAAAAGGAAATGGGGAGATATCAGAAATGATATAAGATATAGTCTCAACTACTGTAGAGATACAGTGCAGCTTGAATAAAGCGGGTATGATGTTGCGAATCATACTGAAGATAATTGGTACGCGTCCATACGTAAGAGCCAGCATAAGATAAGGTCATTCTCTCTAAATTCTATTTCCGATAAAGAGCTGAAAGATAAGAAAGTTGATTACAGTGAATATGGTAATATTATCCGGTTCCCGTATGAAAATTTTGGGTTATTTCTATGCTATAATGTGAAGGATTGCCTTTTACAGTATGGGATAGAAAGGAAGGTAAACGACCTACTAACTTTCTGGATGAGATCACATCAAAATCTTACTCCATATAATAAAATCTTCAAAGAAACACATCTGCTCAGAAATGTTCGTGAGAAGTATTTCGAGGAAGAAGGATGGGTTCAGGGTAATAATCTGAATACATTAAAGGTACCAGAAGAAGACCCAACTGAGAAGAAGTTTTATGGCGGAGATGATGAAGACGAAGATGAAAATGCCGAGGTGGAGAAGAAGGCTTCTTTCAAAGGAGCTATTAATGCGAACCCATTGATGAATGACTATGTCGGGGAAGATGTCTTCGGAAGTAAATCGAATAATATATTTATCAACGCAGTCGACTTTGATATGGGAGCGTTTTATCCATCTGTTAAGATAATCTCCAATCTCGATGGCTCCACGCTACTGGCAAAGGCGGCATTCATCAATGAAGAATTCAAATCTGGGCAGTATCCGAACTTGTCACAGAATCAGACGTATGAAGAAGTAGACAAGAACGGAAATATCAGAAAGAACGATTTCACAGGTGAAGCAGTGAACTCCTTTGCATCGGGCAACATACTGACATTCGGATATTCATATATGAATGCTCCAACAGTCAGTGAGATGATTGAAATCATCAAATTTGAGTTAAAATAATAGAGCACGGGAGCAAACGCTCCCGTGATCTTCATTTTCTTTTTTGATTATATATTATAAATATGACTATTAAGAAAGGATGTGATTTTATGAAATCACCTAAAGTTACAGTTAAATGTGCAGACTGTGGTTGCATATATGAATGTGCAAGGAGTTCATATGATGCAATCAAACGTGAAAAGCGTCCATTCAGGTGTCATGATTGTATGACCAAGTATAGATCTAAGATGATGACAGAAAGAAACGCTGCTCGGACGGAAGAACAGAAAAACGCTCACTACAAAAGCGTTTCTGAGAAGAAGATCGCATATTGGGAAAAAATGGGAACCAAGGAAGATCGAACAAAGTGGCTTGATGAAAACGTCAATCCCGGAAGGAAAAAATGGTTTGCCAACCAGACCGATGAGGAACGGAAACGGATTTCCGAGGCTCATAGCGAATCAAACCGCCGGAGACATGCTGCCAAGACTCCTGAACAGCTTGAGGCAGAAAGGGAAGCTGCAAGACGAAGATGGAGAGATAGTAGCCAAGAGTTCAAAGATAAGCATAGTCAACATTCGATAGATATTTGGGCTAAAGCAACCCCAGAAAAACGAGCTGAACACAGTCGCAAAATTATTGCTAATGAAAGTAGCGGTAAGAAAGATTTCAATTCTCTGGATGAGAGATTTGCAAGCATGTTTGATCATTCTCATCTTGTAAACGGGTACTACTTCGAACGAAATTATCCAGTGACTGTTGAGAATATGACAAAACACTGGGATTTTGCCATATTTAATGACAATACCGAACTTATTGCACTGGTAGATCTGGATGGAGCCAGGTATCATGGGGATAAGAATGAATACGATGGTCTCTTCTCAAAAGAAGAATATGATGAACGTAGGTCATTATTTGTTCCAGAAGGAATTAAACAGTATATCATTCGAGAGGGATTCTTTGCCAAAGACTTTGAAGTTCTTCTCAAGGGGGGTATTTAAAAATTACGATGAATATCTTCATGATATATTTACGAGTGCCCGCCAGATGCCATTCCCATTTCCAAAATACTCAAGTGATAAACTTGTCAGATGTTATTCATTGCTTAAGAAAATGGATTGTCATGACAAAAATCATGAAAAGATTTCTCTAAACACTCGGAATGGTGATTGGCTGATACATCAGTTTCATAAAAGTATTTATCATTCTCATGTTGGAAATAATCCGTCTCCATATGATGCATGGTATAATAATGATCTTCTGATGAAATGTATTGTCAATAGAACTATATATCAGATCAATCTCAATGGTGCTAGAATCCTTCAGGGTTTCAATGTATCCAAAATAGCACCAAAGGTATCTGTGTTTAGTGCAGGACGGGCAAAGATGATAATAGCTCGGTATCTGTCTGAATTTGACACGGTGTTCGATCCATTCAGCGGGTTCAGTGGCAGGATGTTGGGCACAATATCACTGGATAAACGATACATTGGCCAGGACATCAATGAGATACATGTGAGAGAGTCCAATAACATGATCGAATTCTTACACAGCGTAGGGATACAGTGTGATGCTACAGTCATCAAACAGGATGCATTATCTAGTACAGGGGAATATCAGTGTCTGTTCACATGTCCTCCTTACGGGGATAAGGAACAGTGGACAGGATCTCCAGTAGACAGGAGGACATGTGATGATTGGATTGATATATGCTTGGATCATTTTAAATGTAAACGATATGTATTCGTCGTTGATGAAACGACGAAATACAAAGATTACATTGTAGATGATATCAGGAATAAGAGTCATTTCGGCACTAAATCTGAAAAGATAATTGTCATAGATCGTTAGGAGGTTACAACATGCGAGGATGGTGGACACAGGGTAGGGCTCAATTAATTCCAGATGGGGTGATATATGTTGATAACAAACACAACGTTGATTATCTCTGCAAGGTATATAATTACGGAGAAAAGTTGATTATTAACTTATCGACGGAACAGGGATGCTCTATGAACTGTTCGTTCTGTGAATGCTGGCGAAATGGTGCAAAAGGAAATGTCCCATTGATAGGGTTTAGATCAAATCTGAATTCGTTGTGCCGATTTGTATCGGATGATATTGGTATTACAAAAGTTGATAGGGTAAAGGTATATTTTGCTCGATGTGGTGAGCCAACATTGAACAACGATATCTTTCCATTCGTTGAAGAGTACATGGAAAGTATCATCAGATACCATATCTCCACAAGAGAGATTTTCCCATTAATATCAACAATATTCCCTGTTACGGAATCGGAGCAGTCCGAGAAGTTTCTGATCAGATGGGCATACTATAAGAAGTACAAGATGAACGGAAGAGCCGGTCTACAGTTCAGCATTAACTCATCAGATGATTATCAACGGAATAAGATGTTCGGTGGAAAAGTTCAATGCCTGAAATCACTGTCGAGCTTCGCATACAAAAATCTTCCATACACAGCCTCCAAAGGATGATGAGTGATTTATACAGAGGGGAGATATCCCCTCTGCTATTTTACTTTGTATTTATAGCTTACAACATATTATGTATTCAAGTATATATTCTAATAATGAACCTTGAGTAGATACTCAGAGTATTTTATAAGAAAGAAGCGTGATAACATATGCCAAAAAATGGTGTAATGTATGAAGATGACAAGTTCGACAAGCTTGAGTCTGACGTTGACAAGATGCGCGGAAGGTTTAGGCAATACATCAGTTTTGGGGGATCAAAGGGCGCCGAGGCTTGTGTAGACGAGGCGATCGCGAATGCGTTGGACGAATGTCGAACACCACGATCTCCAGGTAACGCAATCCACATTGAATTTGATGAACGGTCTGGGTTTATTACCGTGACTGATAACGGCCGTGGTATTCCGACAAACCTCCTGGAAGAAATCTTCACATCACTGAATATGGGTTCCAATATTAATACTTCTAACAAAGCTAAGTTGAAGGCCGAGACACTGGGGCAGAATGGGGTCGGCTCTCTCGCTTTATGTGCATTAGCGGAGGAAGTACACATCATCTCCTATCGTGGCGGGACAGAAAACAAGGTTAAGGAATTAATCTTCCACGAAGGTAAAAAGGTTTCCGAATCCGATAGGAAATGCTCCCCGGACAAACATGGACTGACTGTTGTGTATAAGCCATCAAAGATAATGGGAAAGGATACCCGTATCATATGGCCGGACATTGAAAAGAAACTCCAGAATCTTCAATATCTGAACCAGAAGAAGATCAAGATTGATTCGATCTATTACAACATCAAAGGAGAAGCAACTCATGTCAAATATAAGGCATCTCCTTTCGAAGATATTCTCACCAGGAATAATCCGGAGAAAGTCATTTCCCAGAAGTATAAAATAACGATCGATTCGGATGATGTAGTTGAGGAATTGGACGGGGAGAATGTAAAGCGATTCATATCTATGGATGTTGCATTCCTGTATACGACGGATCTGAATCCATATATCGACTCATTCTCCAATTCAAACAATACCGTTGATAACGGCGACCATCTTGATGGAGCAATTGAAGCGATCTGTAGAGTTCTCCAAACTGTAACTAAGAACTCCATGTCTGATAAAGAGAAGGAGAAGTTGGATATCAAATGGGATGATGTCAAAACAGGACTGTCTGTTGCCGTATCTCTGCGTACGAACTACGAGAGGTTGTATACCGGACAGACAAAGCACAAGATCGTGTCTCCGGAACTGAAACGAATCATTGTTCCATTGCTGGTAGATCAGTTACAGATATTCCTGTCCAAGAATCAATCTGTTACACGAGATCTGGTTCAGATCGTTAAAACAAATGCCCGTGTAAGAAGAGAAGGAGAGAAGGTTCGTTCAGCAGTTGTTAAGAACTCAATGACCAGTTGGAGTTCATACACCATGAAGAACTTCGATCCCTGTACGAATAAGGGAAAAGAATATAAAGAACTATTCATAATCGAAGGTGATCGACCATTAGCTGTGTCACCTAACCTATTTAATTGCTGGAATAACTCGTTAAGTATTCCCGGTACTAAGTATATCCAGTGATGGATGTATGGTCTAAAATCATATTCACTAGCACGGTTTCATATGAGGTGGATATGTGAAGAGTATAGTGATAATCCGGAATTAAAGTCAACCAGCAGCGAAGTGACTGTCCAATACGCGTTTAGTACAGTCAAACGTTCAACGACTATCGAAAGCATAACATTTAACCGTAGACAAGGTTTATGTGAAGAAGCAAGTAGAGTAGGAACAAGCGTTCCGAAATGGTAGGTGTTTAGGAAGAAGCCTAGAGTGACTGGGCCTAACTAAATAAAGATATAGTCTCAACGTGTTTCAAGCGTCAGATGTACACTGAAGGAGAAACACCTGTATCCGTGAAACTCGGATACCGTCCATAGAGATATGGAGCAGTGCTTAGGCGCACGGGGCAATTGGTAGCGTAATTGCCTGAAGGTAATTGTCAGCAAAAGGTTCGCTGAAAACATCCAGAGATCCGAAATTCCAAGCCCTCTTTGCCATACGCGGCGTTTAACACATTGAGGCGCCGTAAAACTTATCTAATTGACGGGGAGTTCCTGTCAGGACACGGGCACAGCAGTACAGTGGTGACATTGTATGTAGCATGCACTGTAATGGGTGCAGGGTTGTAAAAGCCCCGTGTATAGGGATAATCCGCAGGTAATTAGTTCGATCATGGAAACAATGTTATTCTATAAAGAAGGAGGTGATAAAATGAGTAAGAAGACTGTTGAAGATAAGCTAATCGAAGAATTGGTAACCAAAGATCTGTTAAGATCTTACGATTTCGACCATCCGGTCTGGAAACAGATAGTTGTTGATAATATCCATACTGAGTATGAGGTTAGTAATATAGGCACGGTGAGGAATTCAAACAGGAATGAATTAAAAATATATTGCCATGAGAAATCGTATCCATGCGTATATTTACAGGGATTTCCGAATATGATGACAGTTCACCGTTTAGTGGCTCAAGCATTTATCCCTAATCCAGAAAATAAACCACAGGTGAATCATATTGATGGCAATAGAAAAAATAACTGGGTTGGGAATTTGGAGTGGGTTACTGCTAAAGAAAACTCAGAGCATGCGTGGCGTACGGGTATTGTTGATAATAATGGAGAGAATCAAGGCAATAGTATATACAAACCATGAACGAACTAAAACTTCAACGACTATCGACCAGCACTAATATTGGAGAAATACCATAGGTAGTGTCAGTAGAGTACGGTCCAAGCAAATGGGATCATATAGGGAGTGGAATGCCCTATATCTAAAGCGGAAGTGGTAAGTGCTATGTATATAGTAAAGATATAGTCTCAACAGACATAAGTCTCTGTATCCGTGAAATTCGGATACAGTCGTATGAGAGTACGAGAAGTTCATAAGAGAACTGCATTGTAGTTGCGATACAGTGTGAAGATAAATTGTCATTAAATGTCTATAGAGTTGACATTGACCAAATCGTAGGTCCAAAGGGCAATAAGGAGTTTACGGATTTAATCACAGTAATGGGATGTAATGTAGGATCTAAATTCGATATAAGTAAACTGAACTATGATAAGATCATCATAGCGTCTGATGCGGATAGACTATCTATGTCCGCTTAAAACCGCTCTAATTGCCGGAAGTTCTCATATGATATCAGCACTGCAGCAGACAGCAATGTACTGTGTAGCATGCACTGTAACGGGTGCAGGATAGTAAAAGTCTGATATCAGAGATAATCATAGGCAGCGAAGTATCCCACAGGGATATATGTTCAGAGACTATCGAAAGCATAGTATAGGAGAAAGACCTATATGAAGAAGTGAGTAGAGTAGCGAAAGCAAAACGGGCGGTGCAATATTATTGGTAACAGATAATATTGTAATGATATAGTCCAAAATGGTAGATGGTTATTTTATTAGATCCTTATTACTGGCATTCTTCTTTAAGTTGTATCCTGAAATTATAGAACAAGGACATCTGTATGTTGCAGAGCCTCCTCTGTACAGGGTCGATGATAAGAAGGATCCCTTCGTGATTAATAATATCGATTATATCAATCGATATATGAAATCAGCATCCAAAGATTACAAGATGGGATACCAGCGGGATAATGATCCTCTGAAGATTGAGTATCTGGATAAGAACGCATGGAAGGAGTTTCTTAATGACACGGCTTACTATGCAGGAGATATGCTTCAGCTTGTCAAAAGATACAAGGTAAACGATCGACTCTTGGAAATGGTCATGGAAGAATTCTCCAGAATGAACATTGAAGCAGCTGTAGAAAACATTCCGACCATGCTCCGTCAATTCAACATTAATGAATTCATGAATCGTGTAAACGGTGAATTCGTTGAATTGTACTATGATGAAAAGCAGGGGTTGATCAAAGGAGCAATCGACGGTAGATCCCAATCGCTTGAAATATCAGATCATCTAATCAGAAAGGCAATTCCTCAGATTCAGATAATGAAGAAGTGGTTGCCTGTAGACGGGGAACATCTGATACTGAAGTCAAACAAAACAGCAACGGAACATCAAATGTCTTTACTTGAAATATTGAAGGTGCTCTCAAAATATCAACCTGCTATAGAGCACCGCTTCAAAGGTTTGGGGGAAAACGATAGTGAAGACATGAAAGTTACAGTTATGGATCCGAACACCAGATCCCTTCTGAAGGTATGTATCAACGACATACAGAATGACATGGAAATATTCCAGATGTTAAGAGGAGGATCTCAACAGGATCTGTTGGGCCGTAAAACATTAGTAGAATCATTCAGAGCCGATAGAACTTTGATCGATACGTAACGTATATATTATACTAATGGGAATACGAAAAGGAGGAGTTCATTATGCCCAAGAAAAAGCAAGAGCAGGAACAGGAAATCGAACTGACCACGTCGAAGGAAGACCGAAAGACTAAAGTCATGCGTTGGTTCGAGACCAACGTTGTGAACGACAGATCTGACATCAAGATCGTATGCGATCTGACGGCGAAGTCCGTACAGGAACAGTTCTCCATGTATGTCAAGTCTGGACATACGGAGCTGTATGCGGTCATCTTCTATGTCACCTTCATGCAGATTCTGAAGTTCATCGCTTCCAAGCAGAAGTCGTACAACAATTTCACGATGGAGATTTGCAACTCAATTAACATCGGTTATTGTAATAATGATGACCCGGAGAATGAGAAGGTCGGAAACTTCATGCCCATCATGGAGTATATCGGCATCAACCGTAACATCGTCAACGATTCGGCCTCGGTTCAGGAGAACGATACCCAGAAGAACTATCTGCGTTGGAAGGAACTGAACATCAAGAAGACAGTTGAAGGTTACAAGGAGATTCAGGCGGATGCGTACAAGGTCCTGCAGGAACAGTACCGCATATATCTCCAGACAGAAGAAGCAATCCTGCCGCTGTTCTGCTGCTTCATCGACAATCTGTCAAATCTGATGAAGCATAAGTATCAGAAGTTGATCGACACAGATACTTCCGAAGTATCTCTGAACGTAATGGGTCTGTTCGATATGTTCTATTCATACGATGATGAACGTGATGTTGAGCAGATTGATTTCGTTCCGAACATCACAATGAAGATCCGTCTCAAGAGAGACGACGTTGCTGCTCGTGACTAATACACAAACAAGACCCCTCATCAGAGGGGTCTTGATTTATTTACTTTTGAAAGGATATTGTATATGGCAAATGTAGATCTTGATAAGTTGATGCCTTTGATTCAGGGTTATAAATACGAGTCGCCTAGTAGATATGTATCTCATGATCAATTGGCTCAGATGATAGATGCGATTAATAATTATGATTTTGCATGGGTGTCTGTTAGATATCCAGATGGTTTCTTCCGTCTTCCTCTAAGACTTATTTCAATATCGAAGGAAGTTCGTAATCGTCGGCTAATTGCCGATCTTATGGATGTGAGACGGACCGTCAATGGCTTTGAATATTTCGTAGATAAGCCTGATTCTGATCTGTTCGATATAGACGTAGACAACATCATGGATGTTGAACCGGTATATCCAGGAGGGACACTGTATGATACAATCACTCGATATATTCATCAATCCCGTTCCGTCAAGTTCATAAATCTGGATAGGTCATTTGTAGTTGCAACACCGATACATATTTTCAATGCTGCAGATCCACAGAATAGCTATGTGACTGTGGTATCTCAGGACAGCGGCGAATTGATGCATATCCGTCTTGCAACGATAGCATATATCATTCCTCAATAACAGACGAATGTACATCACCGGGATATCCCGGTGATGTACAATTCTGATGTCTATATTCATCAATCACATATGATTGCCTTTTTGGTCATATATTATTAATATGCGATTATATTATGAATAACGATTTACTTTCTTTTATACATCTTAGACGTGCTAATAAGAATAGTATAGGAGATGATCATATGAAACATATAATGGATCATGTTGGAATTTACATAACCGAGAACAATTCCCGTCAACCATATAAACGAATCTTACACGGTACACTTCCAAACTACATCCCTACTAATCCACAGCAGCTATGTAAGGATATGAGTATAGACCAAATATTATTCCTTCCGATTGAGATGGACATATTCCAATCGGATAGAACGAATTATCATGTTGGGTATCGGTACCTATTCTCAACAGCAGGGCATGATACCATCTCATTATCCAGAGATCCATCCATTGGTGGGATTACCAAGTTACAGGTAACATCATCAGTGCAACGTTTCCGGTACATTATTAAAGATGACATCGATATCGAGGTGGATAAGATATGTGATCCATTATATCCACCATTTATATTCAATATTGAGATTCCAACATCTGAAGTTTCCACATATACATTCCAACTTATCAATGACAAGATTGCTCAACTGAACCAGTGGTACATCGACAAAAACGTATGAATTAATATCCAAATTAGGAGTTGATACGTATGAATATGTCAAAATGTATTTCATCCATAAAGATGCAATTAGGTCTTTATACGATAACATTGCCATTCAAACATGATGATGGGTCACTTGTTCCTGCAGAGAACGTGATCTTTGATGTAATCCGTCTTACAACCATCCCTGAGTTCTCCCAGTTCTACCCATGGACCAGAGAATGTGAAGTGAATATTGCAGACATGAAACAGCTTGATGCCAAGCAGAATATTTACGTTCTCCCTCCATTACTTACACTTACACCAATCATGAGTGTTGTAAGTGTATCCATGCCCCAACATAATTACAGGGGAACATTTGGTGATATTGCCCCGGCATATGGTATTAACCGTTCAATGCAGGGTGTTGCAACATCCCAGTTATATATGATGGCTGCCGGACAAATGAGAGCGGAACCCACATTCGAATACCTAGGGCAGAATAAGATCAGACTGTATGGATGGCCAAAGACAATAGTAAATATCAAAGTGGCTGCAGAGCATGAACCCAATGGAGAGACCATACCTGATGGATGTTATGATTCATTTAATGAACTTGCAACATTAGATGTCAAAGCATTTCTATATAATAATCTTAAACGGTATGATGGTATTGCATCTGCATATGGTGAAATAAAGCTCAAGACAGAAGACTGGCAATCTGCAGAATCAGATAGGAAAGAACTTCTGGAGAAGTGGAGAGATACTTATCACCTTGACTTTATTGACTGGGTAAGCTTCATGTGAGTGTTGTCTACTAAGCTTGATGATTAACTAAACACCAACCCCGGACATATCCGGGGTTGGTTCTGGTCTCGCTGTAACTTATGAGAGGTCGGTTTCAGGGAGAGGCGGGCGCCAATATCCCAGTCGGAACCAGACACAGCATAACTCAGGCCGCAAACGAATGCACCATCCCGAGCACCGTGACCCGAGTTACCACCGAATAGCGCCCCGTCCCATTGCCCATCACTACACCGTATCCCGCCCGCCGATTTTTATAGGGGTATATTTGACTTTGGAGGACATTATACACACGGGGTCAACACCCCGTGTGTATAACGCTTAAAGAAAGGAAACTTTATGAGCAGAAGCGAGTTGTGTTTGCAGAGGTGTTTTATAACCATGAGAACCGGCATACCCAGATGCCCATAGAATATTTTCCATGATAGGTGATAGAGATTCATTGAGCTTTCCAATGAATATATCCGCATATTCCGAAAGATCTCCAACTTCCTCCAGCGAGACATCGTTGAGTTCCATATCTTCTTTGAGATGTGTAACTTCGTCTTCCATGGCCTTGACCGACTCCAGATACGACTTCACAAATGCCGGAATATCCTTGTACTGAATCTTGGACTCTTTGAACAAAGTCTCTTCCATGAATTTGTTTACGGAAGCATGTATTCCTTCGCGGGATGTCCGCTTTGGATTATCTTTGTTAGCCTTCATATACTGAGCGTAGCCACGAAGATATTCGGTGAACTGATCACAGGATTCTTTAAGATTGAATACAACCAGTGGCTTAGTAGCAACAAGCGGCCCAACCTTAGTTGCGATATTATCGATAGAAGCCATTGCTTCCGAATCATACTTCTCCATGAATTCTTTGATTGCTGTATTTAATTTCATAATGATTACTCCTTCCAGGTGATAAATTATAAGGGTGTGGAATCAATAAATAAAAAGTTAAATTTTCACATATATATTATAATAGTGAATGCAAAAGGGTGTGTTTGGGTTTTCCATGTAAAAGTAAGTGTCTTGCCACGAAACTCCTTGATCATGAGTATATAGCGCCGTAGGGCCGATCTTGCGGGATATGGCTATGGCGCCGAATCGCCCTAAAATCCCTGGGCAACACTGACGCTGATTGCATTCCATGTACATAAGAATCTAACCGCAATCCAATCTAGGTTAATAGCCTTGGGCATGATATGATTCTTGAGTACATTATTCCGTATTAGAGTCTAACCGCAATTTATGCATTCATCTGTTAAATGAACAAGATTGACTCTAGAGCGGAAATTGAACGCATAAGATCAAATTCAGCAATCTTCTTCAAAACTTAATGAGGATTTAAGCTGCCCGTGCCCTCGGCACATATACTTGCCGAGATTGGCGGGGTGCTTGCCGTTAAGGCGACTTTCCTGATGTGTAGTTTAACACAAAGCCCGCGGGATGTATGGGTTAATACAAACGGATCTTGAGCGTTCACAACCTAAGGGAGAGGTCAGACCTCTCCCTTATTGTTGTCAAATTACAGTATTACATATATAGGAGGAATTACAAATGAATGACTTTGTCGAAATGCTGAAGAAGGAAACAGATCAGTCTATACTGTCAACGACTGAGAACGGAGCTCTTGGCTACAAGACATCCGGGAAAGCTTTGGTTGATCTCAATTTTGCACTATCTTCTATGCGTCATTGGTCTGATGAAGACATCGTCGAGAAGTGGATACCGGCATATTTCGAGAATGAAGAGTTGGCAATAAGATGGCTGTTCTATATCCGTGACGTTCGTGGCGGTCTGGGTGAGAGACGTGTGTTCAGAGTGATTCTGAAGTATATGGCGAATAACCATCCGGCTGTAATTGCGAACATCATTACATCCAGAACATCGTTCACACTACAGAACGGTCCGCTGGTTCCTTTCTTCGGCAGATGGGATGATCTTCTTGCACTCTTCGATACACCGCTTGAAGGATTTGCTATTTCCTGTATCATTACCCAGCTTAATAAGGATATACAGAATGCCGCAGCAATGCAGCCGATATCGGTGTGCGTAAAGTGGGTTCCTTCAATCAATGCTGGTCTCTCCAGTAGGAGGAAGGCAAACAAGATTCGCAAGGCGATGCATCTGAAGCCGACTGAATATCAGAAGATGCTTTCTGGTCTGAGGAGCTACATTGATGTCACTGAGAGGAAGACTAAGCCCGGCAGGTGGGGTGAAATCAAATACCCTAATGTTCCCTCGAAGGCGAATCTCAGATACAAGCATGCATTCCTCAAACACGATCATGACAGACGTGTTCAGTATCTGGAATCTGTTTCCAGAGGTGAAGCTAAGATCAATGCTTCCACAGTGTATCCTTATGAGATTTACTATGATCTCAGGAGTAATTTCTCGTATGACTATTCCATGGAGAAAGACCATAACATCACAGTTCAAATGGAAACCATGTGGAAGGCGTTGCCTGATGTCGTTCAGGGTCAGGATATGCAGACGTTGGTTGTGTGTGATTCTTCCGGTTCTATGGACTGTAAAATCGGTAATAGCCGAGTAAGAGCACTTGACGTGTCGGAGTCCATGGCTGTGTACTTCTCTGAGAGAATGTCTGGACCATTCGCGAACTCGTTTATCACCTTCTCGGCGAATCCCAGACTTGTTCAGTTCAAACCGGAGATGACTCTGCTCGATAAGATGAAAGTTCTAGACTTTTATGCTGAAGCAGCGAATACGAATATATACAGGGTATTCCAGCTGATACTCGAGACGGCCGTTAATAACAAGCTCACCCAGGAAGATCTCCCCAAGCGTATTCTGATCATATCTGACATGGAGTTTGATTATGCGTCAGATATGAGATATGATGCGAATGAGAACTTGGATTCCAAAGTCCAAGGTAGTGATCAGACACTGTTCGAATACATTACTGACTGTTATGAACTACATGGATACCATTTACCGAAACTCGTATTCTGGAATGTAAACAGTAGGTCCATGACCATTCCTGTGTGTACGAATAAGTACGGTTTCGCACTGGTATCCGGCTTCAGTCCTAACATCGTTAAGATGGTCATGAGCGATAAGCTTGATCCATATGAGATTCTTAAAGATCAGCTCATGGATGCTCGGTACGCTGTTGTAGCAGATGCCATGAAAGGCGGCTTCGTAGATAAGCCCGGTTGTAACTTTGATTGCAACAACTGCAACCAGAGTTAACATACATCTTTAATCCTTCCCGTTACCGATCCTCGAAAGGGGATCGGTAACATCCTTCTTTCATTTCTGCAGGTATGGCGAAACTGGCAGCACGCAATGGTCTTAAAAACCATTGGTAGAAATACCATACCGGTTCAACTCCGGTTACCTGCACCAACATAACAGGGCTTCCCTGATTATGAATATATAAAAACAAGGAGGATGCTCATCATGTATTTACCGATGAAGTATCAGGACGAAGCTGGCAACAGAACGTGTGGTCAGTGTGGCAAGAAGTTTTCGATTCCTGAAGATGACGTAACAGAGTATGTCGACGTCTGCGAAGAATGCGGGCCTAAGCTTGAGGCTACGTATGCAGAACAGGAACTGAAGCAGGCTGGAAGTGCAGAAGCTGCATCTGCCGCAGCAACTGCCTTAGGCAATTAAACCTCTTCGAAGAAAAGCGGCTGTGCCATTTTGCCGCTTTTCTTTTAATCGTAAATATACCTAAGAGATAAGTTTGAGTATATATTATATAGGTAATAACAAATCTGAAGAAAGGAGGGCTTTAAGATGGCTGATACCAATAAGCAATTCACACCTGAAGAGGAAAAGAAAATTCAGGACGCTGTAAAGCAGCAGGAAGACAAAGCTCGTCAGGCTGAGATAGATGCAGAAATCCGCAACCGCATTCTAGATGAACAGCGTGGAAAGCCCGGTTATAACTACTACTAAGGGATGACCAAAATGAACGACGAAATAAATTAAAGTCCTCCCGATCACGGGAGGACTTTAATTTTGTTATTGTATGAATACAAATGTGATTCTTCTTTCCTTTTTGTCGGGATCCACGACATCTTCTGTGTTTAAATAACTCCAATGATCTCCTACTCTTAATGTGTATATCTCATATACTGACGTGCTATTCCGCGGATATGAATTCATTTCGATGTAACAATATCCGTTTTGTCTTTCGCATCCTCCGGAACACATAATGAGAATTGATAATATCAATCCAATTAGTGCAAATATGTTTCTGGTTGTATGTTTCATTCTTTAACACCTCCTATCAAGAAAAAATGCAGATCCCCCTCTTAAGGATCATAGACAATATGAACGCCCGTCTTAATCGTTGATGTTCTGATTATTTTCTTTCATTCTAGTCTATCTCCTTTAATACTTATTAATCAAACGGGGAGTTAACTCCCCGTTTGACATTATTAACTTTATTTAAATTTTATGAAGCGGGTAATGTTCTTGGGGTGATGAAGCTTTTTGATGGCAGAATCAACCAGACCAAGAACCTCATGTCTGCTGTAGTACGGCATTCTGATGATTGAAATATCATAGAATGACAGCCCTTCTTTGAAGTAGTACTTGAACGCATCTCTTTCTTCTTCCGTCAGGGATTTCATAGCTAATCCCAAACCAGATGCATTGAATTCAATTCTGGATTTGATATCACCAATATCAGTTGTCCAGAAGAATCGGGATAGGAAGTTGTCCGGCCATACCATGTCTTTACCATAAATACGCATAAATTGTTTCATTCCTTTCTGTGCACCATCGGGCATATTATTTAAATAACTGAACTTGTGTAAAGCACTATTTAAACACATGCGCCACCACCGACCGTCGTGGCGCATGCATATTTATTATTAATGACAGCACCTGGGATATCCCAGGTGCTATATACCATTATTTGTATTTGATTGTATCGTTGATTTTTCTTTTGAGCTCAACACAGAGTTTCATTGCAGCCGAGATTACCAGTGTAGAAGAAACCATTCGTCTGGCAACCGTTCCAGGAGAACACAGCACAGAGATTTCTTCATCAGGACGGAATTCCGAATACGGTTCATACCCCTTAGGAATTACCTGGGATATGATCTGCTTGTTAGGCCCGTACAGTGCAATCTTATCTCCTACGCCCATAACATCATCATGCTCAATGTAAATCTCAATCAGAACATCTACACCCTTTTGGCCTTTGATGGTGTTATATTCTTCCTTGACAGGCTCCGTTTCATCCGTAAGCAAATACCCAGCTTTCAGAGTATTATTCTCAGAATCATACTGGTTGAGGAAATCCTTCTTAGCATTTGCTGTATTCCAGAACTCCCTCACGATCTTGCCCAGAGAAGGAGACAATGCTTCTGGGGGAAGAATCGTGTATACTTTGATATCGATTATTCTTCCGGCATGCATGGTCTTGATTTCATCCTTGACCTCATCTTCCAACATTGCCCTGTCTTCTTCATTAAGCTTGTTGAAGAACTTTGCAAGTTCATTATCCTCCGAAGAAACATCGAACTTGATCAGAGCATCTCCAATCGATACATGGTCTCCGACCTTGACCATCGAAAGAATATTATTATTCTTCTTAAATCTGCCAGATTCCATATATACAATCGATGTCTTCATTCTGGATGATAGAGATTCAGTGCAGATGCCGGCATCTTCATATGTGTTATATGAAGACATGAATGCCATCTTGCATAATGGGCCTATGGAGAATCGAAGACCATTCAGCTTGGAATACTTAAAGTACTTCGGATGATATGCAAGAGGTTCATCCTTGACGAACTTCTCTCCAACCTTGGTATGTGTTGGCACCAGAGCATTCGACAGATAGAAACCTGCTCCGGAGTTCTTGACAACTTCCGGCTTGGTTGATATTGCCTTATGCTTTCCAGATGCATATTCAACGACAATGAATCCCAGCTCCTCGTTGACATCAATTACCTTTCCATCTTCTTCGGCATTGACAACGAAGTCATCAGAGAGTTGGAATTGAATTGCTTCATCAAAGCCATTTGATACCAGTGATGGAACGGCGTCTGCTACTGGTACTATATGGCCGGATTGTTTACCAGCTCATTTGAGCAACCTATACACTTTCATGTACAGACGGACTATATCTTCACTGTGTAATCTGTTACCAATTACACAATGCCACACGTTTTGCTTTCGCTACTCTACTCACTTCTTCATATAGGTCTTTCTCCTATACTATGCTTTCGATAGTCTCTGAGGTAGAACTTTGTTTCTTCTTGTATTTTTGCCTTTCTTTACCGAATAAATCAATGTAATATTGATTCCGTTCTTTACCAATCTTATCAAGAATTTCATTATTACTCAACCCTGAAGCTATTCCTTCTCTGATTATTTTCATTTCTTCTGGGGTTGATTTTTTGAGATTATTGTTTGGGATACCTAGCCATTTCCTTCTGCGAGCCATCATCCATGATACCCGATCATCAAATTCAATATGAAGAATTTCATATATTTCTGCATTGGTCTTTCCATCTCTGATTAATGTATCGACATCAAAAATGAGATCAGCATCGAAATATCTCGGATCCTTAATCCCGAGTTGTTTACGAAGTTTATAGATAACATCAATACTCAATGGGTCATATTTGATATGTAATTTTTTGAGTATCTCTTGACTTCTCATCCCATGCATAATCATTCCTATTGCAGCTTCTTTATCAGATTCTGTAAATCTGATTCGTCTATATGCCCCAGGATCAAATGGCTGATATTTTAACCATAAATCATGTCTTCTCCTGCCAACGAGGTAACTATAAGACTGATATTTATTGATTCCGCATTCTATAGCAGCATCTAAATGATATACTCCTTTTTGAAGCATTTTATAGAAGCTGTCGAGCGTCTCATCCGAATATGTTTGTAAAAAATCGGGATGGTTGTTTCTGAAAGATTTAATGTTTTCAGAAGGGGTTAATAATCTAAGATTGGTGTAATGGTTATTAAGAATATTTTCATCAATATGGTCAACTGTCATATCTTTTGGAATTGGTCCATAAAATGCTTCGTATACGAGTCTATGAATTTTCATATCCTTTCGAACTCCATTTCTGTATATTAGTACACGAAGTCTTCCACTATTTTTGAGCGGAACTGGAGTTAATATATTGCCCGTGTTAACATTTCTAACATTTCCATATTCGCTGACTTCGTATTGAGTTGGCTCTCCATCTAATATAACAGGTTTCCATATCACGGCAATCTTCTCTTCATTCATGAGACATCCCTCCATATAATTTTATAATAATCCAGGGCGTTGTTACGATCCGTACGGCGTTATCCGTACTGCTGCCAGGCATGTCACCATACCTGCGCCGTGTCCCTGGCTCTAAGGTACTTCCCGCATATATGTGGTTTTACCGCGACAACAGGTTAACATATTTGGGGGATTATCTAAATGTTTACCTTTAGTTAAAGGTCTATCGCGGTTCTGATGGGATCGTCTCGCTTTGCTGTTCCAGGTGTAATCATCTCCGTAGGAGAGAATACATTTACATCTTTCAATTCAGCAAGAGCAGCAGCTCTTTCTTCCTTTTGATCTTCATCAGGTAAAGGACTTCTGAATCCTCTAGCATTTTGTATATCAGGTTCGGTTGCCAATTGTTTCGTGACGCCAACCCCTGCATCGGCTGATGTTGATATTGCTAGCTTACCTACAGAGGAAGGATCATAGGATCGTTTAGCTTCATCATAGGATCTATCTTTGTTAGTACCCCTATATCCCTTAGCACTGATCGTGGATGACTTGTTTACTTCCACAACAGGGTTCAGGGTGGAGTAAGCTTCGGTGCCAACAGGTCCAGACTTAAGCATACTCATTACACATCTTTGATTCAATGTGAATGGAATTCTTCTTCCGGACTTAATGTAATTCTTATACTGAATTGCAATTGCCGAATACAGAATCGCTGGAATGATTTCCAGAGATCTCACACGGTAAGACTTATCCGATGCTTTGGAGTTGAATGCATTATCACATAGCATCTTTACAGCATGGATTAGAAGTCCAGAAGGAGTATCGGGGAGATTAATATCCCGGCATACCGACTTGGTGATAGGATCCACCAGGAAGTTGTTGAAGGACTTGATCTCGGTGATTCCGTTGAAGGAACCCCACTGCGCATACATGAATTCTTCATAGCCTGCTTCAGACTCAAAGTCTTCAAATGTATACTGCTCTGGATGCATCTTCTGTAATCCATTGAGCAACAACTCGGAGAATATCTCGGGTTTGTATATGAGGTATCCATCACTGAAGCGGATATATTTAGATCCAGCCGGAGGACGTTTGATAGAGAAGCTCCACTCGGTTCCCATGAGATCCAAAGTCTTCTTCAGGCCATTCCATACAATCAATGCCGTGATTACAGGAATGAACTCACTTGCCATCTTACATTCAACATACATTGACTGATTTGGTCCTTTGATGGAATTGAACTGAGTCTTCAAATCATCTGGGAGATTTTCTTCGATGATCTGAACGATGGTCCTGCCGGAGCGGTCAAGACCCGTATCTTCGTTGATTATTACTGGGGAACCGTTGGCAGTTCCAATATAGAACTCATCCTTCTTGATATCACTGGGGATCTTATCATCCCAATTCTCTTCGATCCATTTTCTGGAGAAGCATAATTCACATGACTTCATTTCAATCTTGAACAGATGCTTGGATATCTCATCATATTCCAAAGATGAAATGTACTTCCGGTTACTCTGGCTGCTGTCACCTGTTAGGAACATCTTTGGGTTATTCGCCTTCTTGATGAGAGAGAACAGCCGTTCGACCATATTCAGGGATCTGGTAGCCTTTCTGGTGATGGTAACCTTATTGAAGTTCGTAGTAAGAATTACGGTGTCAGGAGTATCCTTGACGAGAGGCTTGTAGAAATTCTGCTTCAACATGATATACTTGGTACCATTGATGAGCATGAACTTGTTGTCCTTGAAGCGAGGAATGTCAACCTTCATCGTGTGCTTCTTGCCGAACTCATCTTTCAAGGATACAGTCCAGGTTTCCTTTAAATCAAGAGCCGTTGAGGTATCGGTGATCTTGACATCAGTAATGAAGAACGGGGATTCCTGATCCTTGAGCATATCGAAGCAGGCAATGATGTCCTTGTAATACAGAGAGTCGAGATACGTCTTCTCGAAGTTGGCAAATTTAATATGTTGCATATTCTTATTTGCCGTATGCATTACCTTCGACTTATCCTCTTCTTGGATGGGAACATTATCCGTCTCCTGCTCCAGCAACTGCTCAATCGTCGAATTCTTAACAACGACCTTCTTTTGAGCCTCCCGAAGTTTTGCATCTCGAGCGGAATTCGCCTGGGGTGATTTCGAATCCGGTTTGGGTTCCACACGGTTCTGAAGTTCAGTAAGTAGAGCATCTTTGACCTCATCATCTGACATCAGAATATCCTGAGCATCATCCTGCAGAATCTCCTCTTCTTCGTCTGAATATGTGTACTCGTCATCATCGTAATCATCATCAACTTCAATTCCCGTGTCTGATGCCAACTTCTCATAGTCTCCAGCAACACGCTGGAATAACTTCTGCTGTGCAGGAGTGAATGGGTTCTTGACAGGATTTGCTGTCGTAACCCGACCATTCATGAAGGAGTCAAACGAATCCAATTTCTTCTGGGGGACAGCTTTCTTGATTTCTTTATCAATCTTCACCTTTTCTGCCGCAGTCTTTCTTAACTTCTCCTCGACCTTATCCTGTATTACGGATTTGACAGCTGAAGAAGAGTTCTTGGTGTATGCATCAACGGTATTGGCAACGATTGAAGACAGAACCTTGTCCTGGGCAGTATCCTGAAGTTCCTTCTTCTCCTCTTCAGACAGGGAATCGGTGAAGGCATCCAGATCGGATTTCATGATACGGAACAGACCTCTTCTGAATATACCCCACATCTTCATATCCAGCTTGGCCGGGTTGAATTTCATGAAGAGATTCTTTGAGCAGATCATCATGTCCATATCGACATTCAACTTGCTCAAATCTCTATTCCTGAGGTATGCTATATATAGAAGGTATAACGGATTAGATTTGGCATCTTCCAGACTGTTCCCCGTCCATCCGAATGTGTCGCAATCGATAATCAGTACCTTATGGGATTTTTCATCGACGTCATATGTCATCCGATTACATATTGCAGCGAATTCTTTCCAGAAGTTGTTATACACCTGCTTCAGAGGTTTCGTCGTAAGTATTGGCTTTACGGCCTCATACACATCTCCCAGATTCACGATGATGTTATCTTTACTTTTTCTCAGAACCCTACCTGGGTATACACGGAGCTTCGTCTTGGAACGCACAAGCTGATCATGTTCTGTTTTCGTTCCACCGGATATATACTTCCGATACCTTCTTCCAAGGAATGATCCTGTCATCAACACTGGGTAGTATATTTTGCGGTATGTTGGGGGCATTACAAACACCCCATTTTCAATCATACTTAGCGTAGATGAAAACGTATTTGATAACAGGAAAACGAGATTACCATTCCCCTCAGGCAGTCGAACTTTTCTTGTATACAGCCTGTTGAAATCAGAAGTTGCATATCGGATGTTTTCCAACATGATTCCGTCGGAATCCAATTGGTACAGCCCGTAATCCAGCTGCTCGAAATCAATTGTTTCCATATAATCATCTCCTTTGATTGTCAAACAATTAAGAAGGTGTAACATGGATATGGGAATTAAGGCTACACCCTATTAATTTTCCAAGACAGGAGGATCGATTCAATGGCCACATTTGAAAAGTTTCATGTGCTTGATTCGACTGGGCTCGGGACATTTGCTTCTGCGCTTTTTGCGATCATCGAAGCAACATATGTTCGTAGGACTACGTATGAATCGGACATCAGTACTCTCACGGGACGTATTGATGAGCTTGATGCTTTCAATACGTACAACTGCGAAGTTGATCCCGATACTGGTAACCTGATATTCACAATTCCGGATGGGGAAAATGTCTCTCTTACGATTGACAATTCTGGCGACCTCATTCTGAATTCGAATGACAGTACCATCGATAAGGCCCTGCAGCACTACAGCTTCAGTATTAACAGCAATGGCGTATTGTATCTCACAATAGCCACTACAGTCTAAGTAACTCGGCCAATCCCCGAGTAATCTTTTCATGAAAGGAATGATTTGCTTATGGCAAAACAGATTAACCTGGGAAAAGTTAAGGGTACAGATGCTACCATTAACGGCGTTACCACCCTCACCATGACAGGCGAGAACGGCATCACCGTTACACAGAACGGCACCACACTGACTCTTTCTGCTCCCACCTTTGCTACACATGCGGCAAACACAAGTAACCCGCACAATGTAACCAAGGCGCAGGTAGGTCTCGGAAATGTTGACAACAAGTCCGAAGCTACGATCATCGCAGATGCCAAGACCAATATTATGACATCGGCGAACATCAACGATGCTCTCGGTTACACAGCTGCAAATGCAGCTACACTTACATCGGGTCTTGCAGCAAAGCAGGATAAGATCACAGGAACTGCAGGCCAGGTAGTTTCCTTTGATGCTTCCGGCAATCCGGTTGCAGTTGACTCTCTTAGCCAGGTTTATGGTTTCGAGATTGATACCGCAGAGTCCAACCCTGCTTCCAAGGTTCGTTACCTTGGCATCAACTCCCAGTTCCAGCCGTTCACAATGAACCTCACAACGGGCGTTCCGAATTATGGTGACTGGGCAGACGCTTGGTTCATCAAGGACCTCAAGCCCAGAATGATGAATTCTGATGGCACGGTTGCTTATGACCTTGATCCCGATGACTATACCAAGAAGGCGGATGGCACAGCTTCCGACATCGCGGATGACACCTTCGACGGAGATGTTATGGTTGGTATCCCGACAGTATGGCTGAAGTTTGATACATCCGTTTCCGGTAAGATCAGAGTATACATTGCTCCTTACCAGGTAGACGCATCCTACCATGCATATTCTCATACAGATGCAAACGGCGAGATCATCCCGTACACATACGTTGCAGCATACAACGGTTGGGTTGATGACAACTCCAAGTTGAGATCCATCTCCGGCAAGACTCCTACCGCAAACCAGACTGGTACGACCCAGATCACAGAAGCTCGTGCGAACAACGCTTCCGGCGTTAATATCTGGGATATCTCGGTTCTTGCTGACCGTGAGCTTCTCCAGATGCTCCTCGTCCTCATCGGTAAGTCCACCAATACACAGGCTGTATTCGGTAATGGCAACATGAACGGATATGTGAATGCTGAGAATACTGGTGTACTCGATACAGGTACAATGAACACAAGAGGTCTCTTCTACGGTACTTCCGCTAACAACGTTGGCGTTAAGGTATTCGGCATAGAGAACTTCTGGGGCAACCTCTGGGATAGAACTCAGGGACTTGTTTCTGTAGATGGTCTGTTGAAGGCTAAGCTCACCAGAGGTACTCAGGATGGAACCACTGTATCTGATTACAATACAACCGGTAACGGTTATATTGAAATTGGTACTCCTACGGGTGGTTCTGATAATAATGGTGCTAATAACTACTTTGAGGGATATATCTCTGAAATGATCGCTAATCAGTATGGTCTGTTCATGGGTAATCTCTCCAGTGGTTCCGCATCAACTCATTATGCTGACTACGGATGGAATATCAAGAGTGATCACGGTGCTAAGGATGGTGCATTCGGTTGCTCCCTGAATGATACTGTGTCTCGTTCCTACTGGACTTGTGGCGCCCGCCTCTCCCTGAAACCGACCGCCTAATTTTTAAGACGATCACACCTATAATAAACCGGAATTCCATCTCCTTAACCGGGGCCGGAATTCCGGTTCTTTTTCGTACCCATTTTTCAATTATCGGATAAAGCCCGCGAACCGGAAAGACGAGTTATTGCTTGCCTGTATTATGTATCAAAATCTTCCACATTTCGACTCTACAATAATGAGCTATTGTAGAGAGAAAATGAGTTCAAATATCCTTAAGGAAACAATAACGAGCATAACAATTCAGGTTGCAATTTGTGTATATCGAGTTACCACCATAATGTAAGATGTAAAAATTTTACATTTTAGGGCTATGAAAAGCGCAGATGCTGGTGGACCAAAGTCAAAAAGCCCGTCCCCGTTTGCGGTGGTAACTCGAATAACGGTGCTAAAGATGGTGCATTCAATTGCAACCTGAATAATACTGTGTCTAATTCCAACTGGAATATTGGCGCCATGCTGCGTTCTTGTTATCCGGTATGCGCTGTGTCTTGTGATATGGCGCCTATTGGGTCTCGTAGTTTCTTAATGCTTTTCATAATCCTGACCTCTTGGTCAAAATTGGCCCCACGCGAATGAGCGGCCTCGCTAGTAGCCTGTCGAAAACGAGTCTAGGGGATAATAAGAACTCATATTTCCATTTAACTGCAACCTCGTTTAATATTTACAATAACGAGAGGTATATGCACTATGAAGTCATATAATCATTTATATGAGATTTTTATTTCTGATGAGAATATTCAGGAAGCAATTTCGAATGGTATTAAAGGTAAAACTAAACGAAGAGACGTTAAATGGATTGCGAGTCACCCCGACGAGTTTGTCGAGGAGATTCGCGAATATGCAGTTAATTTTCGCCCATATCCATATCATACTCCTACTGTGATTACAGATGGATGCAAAAACAAGAAACGGGAAATTATCGTTCCCGAGATACATGAACATATCGTTCATCACATGGCTGTCCAGGCAATGAAACCCATGTTTACCAAGGGAATGTATGAACATACCTACTCATCTATCCCGGGGAGAGGATTGCATGTTTGCAGTAAACAAGTGAAGAAATGGATGAAAGATAAGAAGCATACTAAGTACTGTCTGAAGTTGGACATCAAGAAGTTCTTCAATAGTGTTCAGAAGGATATCTTAATGGAACGATTGGAATGGTATATCCGCGACAAGAAGTTTCTCAAGGTAATAAGCAAGATACTGGATGTGGAAGGAGACGGGTTGCCATTGGGATTCTATACATCTCACTGGCTGGCTAACTGGTTACTTCAACCCCTGGACCATTACATCAAAGAAGAGCTTCATATCAAGTACTATGTCCGATACATGGATGACATGGTCCTGTTTGCAAAAGATAAAGAAATCCTACATCATGCACTGCGAGAAATAGAAGAATTCCTAAGAGATATGAAATTACGAATCAAGGGAGATTGGCAAATATTCCGGGTCGATTACATAGACAAAGAAACGGGTAAACACAAGGGAAGAGCGCTGGACTTCTGTGGGTTCAAGTTCTACCGAGACCGTACACAATTACGAAAATCCCTGCTGAAGCGTTTCAAGCATAAAGCAGCTAAAATAAATCAAAAGAAGAAATGCACCATTCATGATGCCCATCAGTTGATGGCATATCTGGGATACATTGATTGGTCAGATACTTACCAAATGTATAAGAAATACATTGCGCCGTGCATGTCATTCAAGAAATGTAAGGACCGTATTTCACAATACGATAATCGTCAGAACAAACAACTGGCGTTGATTAAAACAAAATTTTCAGAAAGGATGTAATGTGTCATGACAATTACATGGAACAAGTCCAGATCCAATGAAGCACCGGTAGCAGTCGATGAGACGTCTTCGAAGACATCGGTATACCTCAGAAAGAATATCACAGAGCAGACTGAGACAGACTCTGAGGGCAAGGAAACCAAATACTTCGAGTATGATGAGGCTATCCTCACCAAGGACGAGTACAAGCTTTACCAGGTGGAAACCGAAACCGAGCTCGCAATCGCTGAACTCGCAGCTGCCCTTCTGGGTTAATCGAAAGGAGTGTCCGATATGGTAAGAGTATATGTAAATCTCATCAATAAGGGTCTCCTCACACTTGAGGGAGTTCCTGAGAGGTGGAGAGAGGCCGTAGCAGAAGCGCTCCTTAACGGCTAATGCAAAAAAGAAAGGGATGAATATGTATGATTTGTCCCCGTTGTTTCAGACCCGATGTAACATTAGTTGACACTCATTACGTGTGCAACAATGATTCGTGTGTGGATTCGAATGGTAAAAGAACTCAGTTCTCCATCCAGACCGATTCGGAAATACGGTTCCCGTATAACCAAATCTTTGCTGGACGGAATGTAACTGAATTCTACCGGATGCCCTACTTAACGCTGGGCTCTTCGGGAGTTTCTGAAACGTGATCAGTCTGCTGAGGAGGGCGTTTGCCCTTCTCGGCTTTCTGCTTTTTCGCCATCTCCCTACGGTACCTACGATTTGTCTGGTTTGCCTCCGTAATTATCTCCGGATGCTTCATGTAACTGCGATTGCATTTCATATCAATCACCTCCATAAGTATAATATATACACTCAACTTGATGATAACTATTTGAAAGGAGAATGACATATGAATGTCGTAAATTTCTTTGTGAACTATTGGGATACAATCCTATTCGTACTGGTCATCTTGATCGGTCTGATCTTCTCCATTAAGAAGGGAGAAACAACAATACTGAAGCAGATCGTATTCTCTCTGGTAACCAAGGCCGAACAGGAGTTTGGAACAGGTCTGGGAGCACTGAAGTATGCTGCCGTTGCTGACATGCTGTATCAGAGAATTCCGACTCTGCTCAAATTCCTATACACCTCTAAAGACATTGAAAAGATGATTGAATCCACCCTGTCTGAGGCAAAGGAGAAGTGGAAATCAAACAACAAACTCCAGGAATATATTGATAAGCCGGCTACATTGGCAGCGGATATCAAAGATACTGTAACGGCAATGTCAGAGGAGGCAATCAAGACGGCTGTCGAGAATGGAACCACTGCAGCAATTGCTGCCGCTAAAGATGCTCTTGCACCTGTCCTTGAAAAGAAAGAATCTGAGTAAAGTATGCACCCCAGGGAATCCCTGGGGTGCATGTATCACTTCTTCTCATCAGGTTCTTTTGTAGGTTCTATCTTGTCCAGTTCATCAGAGATCATCTTGTTGATCCGATTCTGGAACTTGTCGAAATCATTCATGAACTGATCTAGTACAAGCTCAACTTCCTTTACATCAGCCATGAGCTGCTTCTTTACTTCCAGGGGAACATTGGGATCATTGATGTCATTGTTATACTCTCGGATCAGAGCTTTGACACGGTGTACATCTGTCTTATGGATATCCTTGATGGCAGCTTCGGTTATATTGAATATAACTTCCTCCCTACGTTTCTCCTTCTCAATACGACTGATACGCTTGTCGACATCCTTACTAAGTTTCTTCAGTACGGAAGCCATCTCTGGACCGAAACCATACATCCTCGCAAAGTTGTCGGCAAATGCTTCCGTATATTCCTGTCGGGTGAACTTAATCGTATCCTTCTGCATTAGAGATTGAATTTTCTCAAGCTGCTTTTGTCTTCTTCCTTCTTTGCCGATGAAAAGATCTCTAATACTGGAACATATCTTCTTTGCTCCGGAAGCAATACTGCTACCAATTAATACTAGTAATGGCAACAGTCCAATTCCGACACCGATTGCTTCCAGTACCGTTAATCCAGATTTCTTGGCATCATTGAGGACTTTCTGCTCCTCCTTGTTGATAGCACCCTTACGATCAGTAATATACTTACATAGAACATTCGTTCCGGTATATTTGATATCGCATAATGCAGGGTCTATTGAATGGCCTATCTCATGCAACAATGTTGCCATAATCTCTGCCGCTGTAAAGTTCCGTAACAAGCCAAGGCTGATATGAACTTCCAAATCCAGTGAATGAGACTTATCGTACAAGCCTTTGTCCGTTATCAGAGCATCGACAGGATACCTGGTCTTTCTATATACATATGCATTGAGTTCATTTGATTCAAATATATCCTTAGCCGGAAGGTATTTCTCGTTGTATGGATTGATCTTCACCACCCGGAATCCGAATACCTTCTGGATTTCATCTTCCAGATCCTTCCAGGCAAGCTGCCTCCAGAAGCTTTCGGGATTGAACGGTCTAACTTTGACATTTCCTATGGGTTCTCCCGACTTGGCTTTCTTCTTGGCATCCTCAGCTTCTTTGCTGGTTTCTTGGTGCTCTTTTATCTTCTCTTCAAGAATATCTTTTATCTTTTGAAAAGATTTCACTATTGGCTCCATACTTTCTCGGCCTGAGCTGAAGACGGCTTCCGTAAATACCATAGACTCATTGAAGTTAATTGCGTACTTCATTTATATTCACTCCTTGATTGTACTTTATTATATCACTACCCAGACGGGTTAAAGAAAGGTATGGCGGTTCCAATGAATACACTTAATGATATAATCGATAACCTATTCTATTACCATATACTCTCCAAGTCAAAGACGGATCTAGACCATAATAAGGTATGGATGCCATCCAAGGAAAGTATATTCAAATGCTGTGGAGAGTGCCGCTTCATGAACATCCTGTCCAACCGATTGTACAATGATGTGAAATCTCTCCCAGTGTATATGAAATATAGAGATCGGTTTACCGAATCCGATTTTGCTCCTCTGCAATCCAAGTCCCTGTTCTACACATTCAAACCCACGAAGTCTTTGAAAATGTATGACTTCATCACGAATGGAATAAAACAGATAAAATCTAATGTTGAGGTTACCAGTATTGATAATGAGCTGATTGATCACGCCATGGAAGATGTATATAAGTTCATAGCGTATCAATGGGTATACTCATATTTGGACGTAACCAAAGAGAATTATGAACGTGCCACAAATCAGATATACATGTCTGATACGACCATATACAAGATAGATCAAGAGCTTGCAGTGGATATAACATACCTGAGCAAGGAAATGATTGAAGCATGCCCAAATGTATCCAAGATGATAACATTCGTAACAGATGCTACATTCATAGGTACGGAAGGTCACACGGATTATGACATCATATTCGATCCCAATGCAGTTATCCGTATCTATGACGTTACTCTTGATCCATAATAGCCAACTCCTCCTTTCCGCATATATACAAGATACACACAACACCCGGGTCAACCCGGGTGTTGTGTGTAATTCTTTTTATATTTTTCACAATGATATATTATGATGATGAATATAGTATATAGGAAGTGATGACATGTTTATTCGTGATGTAATGGTCGATCGATACATGGATGCAATTACAGAAATTGATATAACTCTAGACACGGAAAAGGTCAGGAAGATTGTTGAGCGAACATTGAAGGAACGTTTGACAGATCCAACAATTACAATGGATAACAGTACGACTGGTGAGACGGCAACGATCACATTGTCCAAACTGTGTAATTGGATTGATAAAGAGAACCCTGTAATCTCTGGTAATGCAACCTTCTTCTGTCAGCCGACGGTACTACAATCCCCAACATCCAAGATGTTGAAGTCGATGAAGAAGGGAAGATCCAGTGTTAAGAAAGAGATGTTCATTGCACTACAAGTCGGAGACATGGATCTGTATGCAATGCTGGATCTGAATCAGCAGAATCTGAAGGTTATCATGAATGCAGAATATGGCGGTTCCGGTACACCGACGGCAGCATTCTATACGAAATATGGTCCTGCCGCAACAACCCTGATGGCACAGTCAATCATTACCGTGATGGCTGCATTCTTTGAGTCTTTCCTGGGAAATAACCAGAAGTTTTTCACAATCAATGAGTTCTTTGATTGGGCATACTTCGTAAAGAAGAAGAAAGACAAGATTCCGAAATGGGTAATGAGACGTACCTCGTCTGAAGTATATCGCCGCCTTCTTCCGAACTTCATGAAAGTCACACCAGAAGATCTTGAAAATCTTCAGCAATTTCTGGATAATCAATCTGATGATACTTTGACGTATATGTATTATGGAAATAACCTGAATGGATTCGTTACAGATCATCCCCATGTGCAGAAGTATCTCAGAGAGATACTGAGCAGGCTTCCGAACTATGAGGCGGTACCAAAAGAGATCCCAGATGAGTTCAAATCTCAATTCAAGGATAAGGACGAGTATAATACATGGGTTTCCGAGAAGATGTTCCTTAACCCAAAGAAAGTGCCTGATCAGATACAGGAGCCGTTGAATGACTTTGCAACTGTTGTAACCCAGATGGTGTTCGTTGAATATATCACTCCAGACAGTATCGAGAAACTAAACAATCACAAGAGGAATACTGTCCTTCTGGTTGATACTGATTCCAATATTATTAATGCGAATCTGTTCGTTGCTCATGTTCTGGAAAAGATATTCCCAAACGAAACATTCGGCCGTCCTAAAATGTATAACGAGATGGCAATGATCAACACCCTGACAACGACCCTGGATAGATCCGTCGCGTCAATGCTTGCATTCTATTGTAGATGCCATAACATCAATGATGAAGACGCGAAGGAGCTAACGATGAAGAACGAGTTTATGTTCCGTCGTCTATTCCTGATGATGGTTAAGAAACGCTATGTTGCATCCATCGTCCTTCGTGAGGGAAATATCATGATGCCATTCAAGAAGGAAATCAAAGGCGTTAACTTCATCAAGGCTGAAATCTCTCCGGAAATCCAAACCAGACTTGAGAGCATTCTCTGTGATCATATTCTGTTCAGTGATGAACTTGAATTGCATGAACTGGTATCTGATCTAAGACAGTTCAGAAGGGATATCTATAATGATCTGAAGGCAGGGCATACTAAGTATCTGAAGATGGCTCAGTTCAAAGAATCTTCTGCATATAAAAATGCGATTGATAAAAATGGGAATGAAACATCAGGTGCATGGAAGATCCAGGTGTATCGTGGATCTATCATCTGGAATGAAATATATCCAGATAAGAAGATCAACGCGTTCGAGCGTGTAAAGATTCTGAAGTTGGCCGTGAAGTCCCCAACCGATCTTTCGATAATCGAGAATAAGTTCCCTGATGAGTATCATACCGTAATGCAGAAGATCTATAGATCCGATGACGGAATGATTGTAAAATCTGGATTGAATATCATCTGTATTCCTGCTAATGTAAAACAGATTCCAGAATGGATAATTCCATTGATAGATTATGATATCTTGATATCGGATGTAATATCTTCGTTCAGATCTATACTCGATGCACTTCATATGCCGGATATGATGTTCAAGACACCGAATGGAACAGCTAATGCGGTATCGTGCTTAATAACCATATAAAATATATTTCACGTATGAACAATAGCATACAAAAATCAAAGGAGGGCATTTATGAGCGACACAGAATTGTATGACCCGGTTGAGGTCGATGAACCCATTCCGCCTAATTCACTGGTGGAGCAGAATGCTTTCCTTGGCGAGGTCTCATATGAGACCATTCGTCAAGGAATAACGGATCAGTTTACCGATTACATAGGTACTGAAGACAAGACAAACTATGTCGAGATATTCTATAGACAATTGGATGCTTCATACGAAGCATGTGGTGAAGATGATGAAGAGCACCCCAGCGAGAAGATAGAAATTCTGGATAATCTTAATACCGAATTCTCGAAGTTTATCGAAGGGCTTCTTGAACAGAAACTGGCACTGCATGTTTCTACGGGAGGAAGGGAGGAATTGGAGACAGACGATTACCGCCGCGTTATCATCACGGCCTATGAAGGTCTGATCCTGAATGCCAAGAGTAACTTCATGAGGGCAATTACTTCCGATATACTTAAGAAGGTACATACCTCTCTTCCCGCCAATTGTTCGGATGATGAATGGTATGATATCATCCGAGATCTTCTGAACGGCTACAGTCCAATTGTCACCGAAATTAGCCCGTTGATGTTCCTGAGATATATTCAGAACGATGAGCTGATTTCGATATATGAGTCCGAGGGATTACTCACAGGAAACTTCCTAAGAAAATACTCACCTCGTCTATTCCAGAACAACGAGTTCGAAGTAGAACTCATTGCAAATATAACAATGGCCAAGGATGTAAAGGAGGAGTTATATGCCAGCGCCACAGACAAACACCCCGAACAGAACTAACACGAATACCCAGATCCGTAACTTCTATGCAGATGGTACTTCGTACATGAACACGAAGTTCTACAACACCTCTTTCGCAATTGCGCTCTACCCTTTCCTGAATAAGGACGAGAATGGGAGATCCAATTTCGACAACAAGAACGGCGTTGCAACGACGATTTCATATGAAGGTGCCAGCGCATTAAGCCAAGTATGCGGCAAGATTCTGGAAGGTTCAGTCAATGAAGTATCGATAGGGATTCCCTGCTTCAATGCAACGATGCTCCTGGAGAGAAAACTCAACGCAGCAGGCCAGTTGCAAACAACACTTATCATCACCAAGAATAACATTACTGTGACATTCCCGTTCATGACAATGCCTATTCAGGTAACCGAGAACGGTGTTCCTGTAACAAAGACCATCGAAGCTGCTCTTGGTGCTTTCAAGTCAACACTTGACGGCTATCTTGGTGGGATCAATGCGGACCGTCATCTTGACAAGTTTACGGAGGACTACGTCAAGACTCTCGGTTCCGTCATCGATAAGGCAAATCAGAACAACCAAGCAGTTCGTAACAACTACCAGAGGCAGAATAATTATCAGAAGAATGGTAATTATGGAAACAGCGGTGGAAGACAGCAGTATCAGCCCAGGAACAATGGTAATCCGTCTTTCGGCAATCAGCCGAAGCAGAACAACTGGGGAGGACCTGCTCAGAGCTTCGACAATTACAATGTTCCGACATAAACAGCAACACCCATGGGAATCAAATCCCATGGGTGTTAAATTGAGGAGGGTGATGTATGGAGCTGTTTAGCAAACCTTTTGATACGAATAGCTTCTTCGTTGGTGGCGCTGGTCTTTTTTTGCAATACTATGACATAGTTAAGCCTGTTTACCTGTATGCAGTTATGTCATTGATATTCGGAGATAGCCATGGACTGCCCGTAGAAATCATCAGAAACATGACCCTTCCCCAATTGTTTGAATGGTATAAACAACGCCGTGCAATCAATCCGTTATATTCATTGGATTATATGCATATAATCCCCGAAGAAGAATTGGATAAGTTACTGGATGAAATACTTACAGATGAATCGATATACCGAGTAACCCCATTGCTCAACATATCGAGGTTGTTGGAAGTATATCAATATCAGCATATGATATTCCCAATATTTGTGTACTCGGAAACGGAATCCCCATACATCCGTCATGATGTAGACAGAATATTTGCCGGGATGCCTCACCATTACGTGTTCGGAGATTTGACGTTGGCTACCAAAAAATGTCGAGAGAATTTCACTTATATATTATCGGATATGGAATTGATGAATAGTATCGCTGAAGTTTTACATGGCACATATTCACATATTCTATTGGCGGAAGATTACAGATACAACTATCCTGGGGGAATTCCTAAGTATGACCTCATGGAGATGATGGCCAGTCATCCCTACATCAGAACAGGAACGACACAGGTGATGGATGTTGAAGTAATCGGCTCGAAGTTCTCAAACATATTAACAGGAGGCGAACGGTAGTATGTTACAATTAAACTCCGTACGACCGAATGAAAAACCGGTCGAAATACCCCGTTGGAAGTACGTGAAACACGCATTTCCTAACGGGGCAAAATCATACTGGCATGGGTTTAAGTTACACCCAGATGATGTCAAATTCTCATCAATGCCTAAAACACTCATTATCAATTTCGATAAAGAGCTAGCTCATGTAAACAATGAGAACATTGCAGCATTGAATGAATGGAAGGTAACGAAGATGTCATACTCAACATATCTGCCTCAGATGTGTGAAGAACTGAACTTCTTCGAAACCCTGTATGACACTGACGGTGAACTTATTGCCGCTCTGTTCAGAATCAAATATCTGATTGACGTAGACAATATCTCTTACACACTGAGAAACTTTGATGCATTCAAAGATCTGTGTTACAAGACTCTCTTCACTCAGTCTATCAAGGATAAGATTGAGAAGATGGTAGATGAGAACTATGTCGATGATATTGAGGCTGAGAATACCCGCAACATGGCTAACCCTGACATGTTGTCTATTATGCAAAGAAAAAAGAAATCCCTTGAATTCCTAAATGTACATGTTAAGGCAATGCTCTGTATCTCATTCGGAATCAAGATATTGTCATTCATCATCAATCACTTCACCGTGATGAGATCTATCAACGTCCAGAAGAATCTGGATTTGTTCTACAGATTCTACATTGATATGTTTGATGTATGGCAGTGGGATTTTAATATATACAATAAGATCTGGTCCTACGTGGAAAGCAAGGTTTTTTACATTTGGGGGACAACACGAATGAGTACCCTAATTGGCCTTCTCTCTCATAATTGCGGGAACACCCTTAGAGCCTAACTAACCGCGGCTACTGGTGACAGATAGTG